ATTATGACACTTAGAGCTTTTTATTCAGAGGTAGCCGCAAATGCAACAATTTCAGCAGAAGCTAAGGAAATTGCTGGAAAGTACCTTGCTAAGTTTGCGGAGGAAGATAAGGCAAAGGACAGCAAGCGTGAAGCTAACGTTGCTCTCGGCGAGGAAATCCTCGCCAAGATGGAGGCTGGAAAGAAGTACCTTAACTCTGACATCGTTGCTATGTTCTCAGGCAAGTACAACTCCTCAAAGATTGGTTACGTTCTCCGTGAAATCTTAAAGGATAAGGTTGTATCAGATGATTCGTCACCTAAGCAGTACAGCAAGAAGTGATAACCAAAAACGGCAGAAACTGGAAGCCGCTCTCGAAAGAGGGCGGTTTTCTTTTATTTCCACCATTGGAAAATTTTGGCGAAACGCCCGGGCATTTTGCCAATTCTTACCAATCTTACCATATTTCGCCGCGAAAAATAAATTTAAAAAATTTTCAAAAAACTATTGACAAGTATCCTATTCTATGCTATAATATATACATAAGATAAAACAAAACAAACAGACAGGTTCAAGTCTATAAAACCGGAAAGGAATTTAACTATGGAAAATCTTACATTCTCAACATGGACTCTCTCACAGATGCATTCATTCATTATTGCTATGGCAAATGCAACGGTAAATAGTGGTCAGGTAGGCTTTCCAATGGATTTTGATGATGTAATGACAGAAGTTTACAGAACTTTTGAACGCCAGGACTATGCCTATGGAGGCGCCGACAGCTTTACCTTTGGTAATTATGTGGTTACTGTTAACACGAAGGCACGTAAAATAGGTCTTCTTAATACTCGTAGCGGTAAGTTTGTGGAAACTTATTGTAATAAAAAGGATAAGTTTAAAGTCTTTACTGGTTTAGGTGTACTTTGGGCAAAGTATAACCACGTTGAGCGCCCTAAATTTGAAGTAAAGAAAAAGTTATCAGAACTTAAACCACATGACATTTTTCGTTGGGGTTGTAACAGATATGAATTTATCGGCACTACTAATAATAGAAGAAAAGACGGTAAAAAGTATATCATACTTAGATTATCGGATGATACAATTTGTCAGTTCTATGAAGATACGGTAACAGTAGAGGAATAAGGAGGGTTTTACCATGACACAGAGAGAATTTTATAATGCGGTTATTGCCGCAAATCTTAGCGACGAAATTACAGAAAAAGCAAAGGCACTTCTTGCCAGTGTTGACAGTAAAAACGCAAGGTCGGCAAAAAATTCCGCAGAAAAGAGAGAACAGAACACAGAAATTGGTAAGAAAATGGTAGCGGGTTTAAACAAAGGTCTGATTTATACCATGGACGAAATATGGAAGAAACAGGCAACAGTCATCGGTGAACTTGAAAAGGAATATGACTTTAAAATGAACTCGTCAAAGTTTACAGCGATTATGAGAAACTTACAGAATGCCGATATAGTTGACATTCAGAAGGGTACTCCGAATAAATACATCGTAAAGTAATAATTTGCCGCTCTCGAAAGAGGGCGGTTTTTGTTTATGGTAGAAATGGTAAATTTTGGCGAAACGCCCGGGCAATTTGGTAGGAATTGGTAAAAAATTTTTTTGAAAAAGGTGTTGACAATCGCGGCGAAATATGATATAATAAGAATATAGAAAGAGAGGTTACAACTCTATAAAACCGGAAGGATAAACTATATGTCAGAAAAGGAAAGAAATTTAAACATTTTTAATTTATGGAGTATGATAATACACATAATGAATATTGCTTTTACTATTTTTAGCATTTTAATGTTATCTCGCCTTTTAGGCACCTCAGATTTATTCACTCCCTTATTTTTTATATTTATAACTCGCTTTTTTGTAATAATGGTAGTGTGGATAGATATTGGTATCAGTTATGATTTCTCAACAAAACCGAGAAAACTGTCTACGCTTGAAAAAGCACAAAGGGTAATTAACAAAGGAGAATACAAAAAGCAATTAAAGGAAGATAAAGAGGAACTTAGACGACGTAAAGGAATATCAAAGGAACTTAAATACATAGAACGTGTGATTGTTTTAGATGCTAAATGTGGTCATCGTGAAACTACTTATGACCTTCCAATTGAATATTGTGTAAAAGATGTTGAACTTTATTTACAAAATCATGGTTTTAATGCTGAAATTAAAAAAGGTATATTAATTTATAACTCTATGTTGCGTCCTTGTTATCCATTATATATCAATTGGTAACTTATGCCACCCTTCGGGGTGGTTTCTTTTTTGTCCTATTACTGGTAAAATCTTCCAAACTGCCCGGGCATTTTACCACAAATTCCCAATAAAAATTTTTTAAAAACACTTGACAACTCATCGCAAATATGATATAATATAAACATAAGATAAGTCAGGAAAGACTCTAAAACCGGAAGGACTTTTTACCATGAAGATAAGAGATATTGAAGTATTTATGATATTCTGCTGTGCTATCGCGGCAGGATTATGCTATGCTGGAAGTAATTGGGCAGCACCTTGTTTCATAGTGTCGTCAAGTGCTGGTCTTCTTGATAGTATAAGACATAAGGCATTGGTAGGAGCTATCATTAATGGAATTTTCTTGACATTAAACATAGCTTTGTTTGTAAAGGAGGTATAATATGTATATTAAGGTTTGTAAAAATGATGCAATAAGTTTAAATTTTAAGATAATTGAATACAAAGTTCCGGAATTTGAAATAATTGAAGGGGAAAGAGATGATGAAGTAAGCGAAGTAATAAGTTTAATAGCCGAATGTGGTTATCCCTTCCAAGTAATGGGACTTTCAGAAAAGGAAAAAGATTACATGGTTCGATACTTTCATGAGGCTTTTACTGATGTAAATTATGGCATTTTAGCAAGATGTTTGGAGGTTCCATGGAAAAATTCATGGTTTATTGCTCGTGAAGACGGTCACGTAGTGCGTATAACAGATTACTTAGAACAAGCAGAACTTATGGTTAATTGGACGGAAAAATGTATTGAGTTTCTTAAAGAAAAGGGGTATAACAAATGAAAGAAATATATGTAGTGCATAGTATGGGTTGTGCAATATGTGCGTATACCGAATATTCCTCCGCACTTGAAGACGTTTTGTCAACAATCGCAGATTTAACAGGTGAACCGTATACAGGAAATACAGAAATTGACTTAAATACGTATCTTGATGACAATTGTGATGTCGCAAGTATTGAAGCACTTAATTTATACGATGATTAATCTATGCCGCCCTTCGGGGCGGTTTTCTTATACCATGTTACTGGAAATTTTTACCTTTTTGCCCGGGCGTTTTTCCAGATTTTTCCAATTCTACCATAAAAAACTTTTTAAAAAATTTTTCTAAAACTATTGACAAAACCGAAAAGATGTGCTATAATATTAACATAAGGTGAAGGGAAGAAAACACCTAAAAACCATACTATCAATTTATGTCAGGTTATAAGACGTTAAAACCGGAAGGAAAAGATTATGGAACAGGCAGAATTTGTAAGTTTAAAGGAAAAAGAAGTAAAAAGTCAGAAAATGGATAACATCTTTAGAGCAACCCTTTTTGATGTTATCGTCAAGGCTATGATTGAAGCATACGGAGAGGAAAATGTTTCCATTGTAGGTGCCAGTGAGGTTGCCGTTGCCATTGGAGAGGTAGAACTGGAAGACACTGGTAAGAGGGTTGAACGTTGTGCGGTAATATCTCCAACTTTATGCAAGTATAAGGACTACAGAACGGAAAAAAGAAAATTTGAAAAATATAATAGATGGGAGGAAGAAAAGAAGTATAAAAACACATTAAAGGAAAAAGAGGAAAAGAAGAAAAAGACAGCAGAAAAGGCAGAAAAAGACAAGGCAAAAAGAGAACAGGAAAAGGCGGAAAATAAGGCAGAATAATCCAGCGAGGACTGAACTTCGGTTCAGCCCTCTTTTATTTTTTATCCAAAACTGGAAAATTTTGGCAAAATGCCCGGGCGACTTTCCAGCATTTTCCAGCGCTACCATATTTCGCCGCGAAAAAATTTTTTAAAAACACTTGACAAACAACCGCAAATGTGATATAATAATAACATAATAAATCGACAGGTCATAAGTCGTTAAAACCGGAAAGGAATTACCAAAAAATGAGAGGTCGTCCAAAGGAAAAGTTTTTAGTGTTAGACGTGGAAGGAAATTCCACTTGCCTACCCTACAATATTGGTTATATTGTAGCAGATAATGCCGGCAATATTTACCAAAAGAGGTCAATTGCGCTACCTTATGCGGTGTGGCAAAATCTGATAAATTCTTTAGAAACTGGCTTATGTAAGGAAATGCACTTAAAAAACACTAAAGACATTTTAACAGACTATGAGAATAGTGCTAAAAACAGGAAGTACAAGTGCATAAGTATTGAAAGTTTTTGGATATTATTTACAAGTGATATTCAGAAATACAAAATCAAAAAACTGTATGCTTATAATGTAGCTTTTGACAATTCCGCTTTATCCCGTCTTTTAGGCGCAAGGTATGAAATGTTAGAATTGGAAATACGTGACATTATGAGTGCGGTTGTTCATAGTAGACTACTTGACCCGAAATATTTACAGTTCTGTGATAGACATGGTTATCTGACAGAAAAAGGTAATTATCGTTATAGTGCCGAGATAGTCTATAGATATTTAAAGGGTGAAAGTTATGCTGATTTTGAAGAAGAACATACAGGTTTAAGTGATGTTATGATAGAGTATGAAATTTTGCTATGGGCGTTAAAATCTGGTAAAAAACAAGTATGGAATTGTATTTGTGCTTGGAAAACATTTCAAAAATTTGTGGAAGAAACTGGATACGAAAGATGGCTTCCATTTTAATGGTAAGGGCGGTAACTCTTGGAAAAGGGTTGCCGCCCCATTTTTATGGTATAACTGGAAAATTTTGACAGAATGCCCGGGCATTTTGGTAGGAACTGGAAATAAAAAATTTTTAAAAACTATTGACAACCGCCTATAAATATGTTATAATAGAAACATAGAAAAGAGGTGTTTAAATGACCGCATTGATGCTTATAGGTTTAACTCTCTTTGCAGTTATTTTAATGTTTATTGATTAAGAAAGGACTAAATTATGGAAAAAGAAATAGTATTTGACATGGACGGAACTTTAAATAACTTCTATGAAGTTGAAGGTTGGTTGGAAGATTTGAGAAATTATTCCGTAAGACCATACAAGGATGCTAAGGCACGACTTAACTTGTCAAGGCTTGCCAAACTTCTCAACAAATTACAGAAGGAATTAGACTTTACTCTGAAAATCGTTTCATGGTGCTCAAAGGAAAGTACACCGGAATTTGACAAGCGCACAAAGGAAGCCAAATTACAGTGGCTTAGGAAACATCTTCCATCTGTGGAATGGGATGAGATTTGTATTGTACCATACGGCACGCCAAAGCACAGCCTTGGTAAAGGTATCCTTTTTGATGATAATAAGGAAATTAGGGAAGAATGGGGAAAAGGTGCTTACTCCGAAAAGGAAATCTTTGACATCTTAAATGCCGTGTTAAGAATGTGAGGTAAGAAAAATGAAATTGTGGGAAAGTGGATTTTATGACAAGGATGGTAAAAAAATGGAAACAGATGCGGTACTTGCCGCACTGTTCTCCAAAATAATCCAGTTAGAAAAGCGAATAGAGAAGTTAGAGGAAGAAAATACCATTCTGAGAAATATTGGTATGTTTGATTTTGATAAAGAGGAGGATATTTACAATGACATAGTGGATGTAAAAGGTCCGGACTGGGCAGGAAGTGACAATTTTACAGTTAATAGTAAAGATTGTAATATGCCTTATCTTTTATATTATATAAGTCAATATATACGGGACAATAGGTCAGACTGGTAAATTTCGCCGCTCTCGAAAGAGGGCGGTTTCTTTATATGCCATAATTGGTAAATTTTGGCAGAATGCCCGGGCGTTTTGGCAGTTTTTGGCGGCGAAAAAATTTTTAAAAACACTTGACAAGCGCCTTAAACTGTGCTATAATATATACATAAGATAAAACAAAACACGACAGGTTATAAGTCGTTAAAACCGGAAAGGATTTTCTATTATGAAAAAAGTTTTATTAACATTTATCGCTGTTGTTGCTATTATGGCAATTTGTTATGGTTTTTCAATTCTTCTTGTAGGATTTGGACTGTGGGCACTTTGTAAGTTAGGTGTAATTGCGACATGGACTTGGAAACAGGCGGCACTATGGGCGATTGTACTTTCAATCATTGGCAGTTTCTTTAAGACAACATCAAAGAAGGATTAATTATGACAACTATTATTTTAACTATAATCATCACAATTATTGCTTATCAGCTTATTATTTTTATCGTTTCTCTTGCGAACTTATATGATAATGAAAAAATACAATACGCTTTATGCGGTGTTTGGACGCTTATTGTGTTCATTTTCATTCGTCCTATCGTCAAATTCTATCGAAAATGTCAACTCCTTTGGTTTAATACGCATTATACAAAATGTGTATTCCATACTAAAAGAGAGGACAAAACGGATTTACCTTTTTATTTCTATGTAAAGAATACAGAGATAGATAAACTAAATCAAGATAAAAATAGAACTAACTATGTTGAACTTAAACCTAAAGAAAAAGCAAAAAGTTTATATGGTATACATATTAAAATAAATAAGGGTAGCGGTTTTTTAACTGATTTATCTAATCCCCCTATCCGTAGTGGTTATACAAGCGAATATATAGCAAAATGGTTGAAGTAAACACGCCGCCCATTTATTGGGCGGTTTTCATTTATTATGCCATTACCACATTTTTCCTTTTCGCCCGGGCATTTTACCATTTATTGCCGCGAAAATTTTTCTTCAAAACTACTTGACAATCGCGGCGGAATATGTTATAATATATACATAAGATAAGTCAGGAAAGACTCTAAAACCGGAAAGGATAACCAATATGAAAAAAAAGGACAAAGCCAATATGAAAAAAGGGAACAAAACCAATATGAAAAAGTGTTGCTTTAAGTGTAATGACTTTGAAACAAGTTCATTAAGATTAATGGTAAATTATATGTTAGACCAAAGTTCTGCCGAAGACATTATAACAACTTGGTATAATTTGACAGATTATTGTTTTACCCTTCATGCAGAAACTATTTATGACACAGATGAAACAATCGGAGACTTTCATTTAAGTGATATACTTCTTTTGTACAGAAATCGTATACTTTCAAGAGAAATGTATGATGCGGCAAATACATTTGTTGATAATTTTTTAACCAATATATTACAAGAAGCGTACAATAGACACTGGGAAATGGTGGACATGACAGTAAATATTAACAGTTTTCACATTGATTTAATTTGGGAGGATTAACTATGATAGTAATTGTATACAGAATGTACCATGAAAGAGATTGTTATGAATTAACACTTTCTGACAACTGTGAGGATTTTATACAGGACAAAAACTATGAAAATCTTATCAATGCCATTGATGACGGTTACCCCTTTGAAATTATAAAATGTACTGAAACTGAATTTGATGTCTTTAAAGAAGTTTTAACTGGCGTTTTTGATATTTTTAATACCGATGAAGTAGCAGAAGACAGAATAATAGTCAAAAGGTATGAAGAAGTGTTACATTATGAAGATGCGGCGGATTTGTGCCATAATGAGATAAAAGAGTTACAAGATAAAATACGGTTATTACAGTATGATATGGAAATATATGACAACATTTACTATGATAAGTATGCAAGCCATATTACGGAAAAATACAACGACTAATACTTCGCCCTTCGGGGCGATTTATTTTACCCCTTAAATGGTAAATTCTGCCTTTTCGCCCGGGCGATTTGGTAGATTTTGGCAGCGAAAAATTTTTAGAAAAACACTTGACAACTGCCCTATTCTATGTTATAATATATACATAAGATAAAACAACAAAGGACAGGTAATAAGTCCCTAAAACCGGAAGGATAATAACTATGTACAAAGTAATTTACGAAGGACACTGCCCATCATTTTACTCAAATCTTACAGATTTAACCAGCGCCTTAAAGAACGACTTTTCAGACAGAATTGTTAACGAAGTTGAAAAGGTTATGCAGAATTGTGACCGCTATAACGGCAGATTTTTCGACGTTGAACATTATACCGGCTACATCTACAATGGCACTTCATATATTTCATTGTGGAATTTAGCACAGGCACTTGCCGAAGAGGTTGACCGTGATACAAAAATTGAATGGTTTATACAGAATGTAGGTATTTGCGCACGTAAAGATAACGATGATGAAATTGAGTTACCGTGGTATGATATGATTTACGATGATTATGACCATGAAGCATATGACAATGCTTTATCATCAGAAATTGACTACCATACTGCAAAAGAAATTAACAAGGCACTGGAAGCACTTGCGCCGGAAAGTGGTAGTTTTGTTCTCAGTTTTTGGGAGTCCAGTTTTAACATTGAAGTTGAAGAAGAGGATTGTTTTGACATGGCAGATAATGACAATGAAGATGAAGACTTGGATGAAGAGGAGGAAGATTAATGTATTTTAAAGGCACGTATACTTGTGGTTACTGCGGTTGTGACGATACGCTTTATTTTAAGGCAAATGGTGAAGAGGAAGTTAACGATTATATGTTAGACGGAATTTATGACTATGCCGCAAGCAATATAGATGTTGCATACACAGATGGTTACACAGATGAAGAATTTGATGACTTTTTGGAAGATTGTTATATCGACATTGAAGAAGTCACAGACATGGACGATTTGGAGGGCGAAGACATCATCGACCTTACCATGTAAAATATTGCCACTCCTTCGGGAGTGGTTTTATTTTGCCATTTGATTGGTAAAATTTGGCATTCTGCCCGGGCCTTTTACCACTTATTGCCAATTTGCCCGGGCAATTTACCACATTCTTCCATTTCTAACGAAATTTTCCAATCTCGCCATCTTTCCCTCAATTCCCCCATTTCCACCCACTCCCCACGGCACACCACGTATTTACGCCCCTTAAAGGAGCTGCGAAGGAGCTGCATCCCGCCCACATTTATTCGCGCCGCCAAGCCACCCATTTACGTCGTCCGTCAGCCCCATAAAATCGCGGCACATCCGGGCGGATAGGGAGCGGTCTCCCCGGGCGCGGCGTTATAGGGGTCTTATAGGAGCTGCGAAGGAGCTGCGTCGGACGCACACAAATAAAAAAGCCCTAGGAGCTGTCCTAGAGCTGGAAAATTTTTACATTTCTGGATTTTCTTGGAGAATTCGTTCTAACATTTGATGAGTTTTAGCATCATCTATGTCATCTTTTAAAACTTCTTTAATATTTTGCGGCAAAACAGTACAAATTTTTTCAATTTTAAATTTTCTGCATGTTAATCCGCTATTATTTATAACGCAATCTTCCCATTCACCATTTAATAATTCTGTTCCAATAAAAATACTGAGAAGAATGTAATATTTAGGAGTCATATTTCCATAACTACTGTTCTTTTCATAAACTTTTGCAAGCAATGACGGAGTAATATAAGGCACCATATAATTTTTATGAGCTTCATCATAGAACTTACATAATAAACAATAAACAGAAATTACATGTTTAAGGTCTTCTTTAAGAGAGGAAGCAATTACAGTAAGAAATTTAATGAGGTCTATATCTAACCCCACATATGGCGTCATATATGGATGAATTACATACCACTTTCCCGGCGTTAAGGAACCATCTAGGTCAACTTCACTGATGTAGTGTTTTTCATCGAGTTTTTTGAGAGCTGTTGATACGGTAGGTCTAGATATTTTTAAATCTGCCGCGATTTTTGTTTGAGGTATATCAGATTTAAATACTTTGTAAATTTTTAAATCAGGGTCAAACACAGATTTACTAAGTAGATAGTGATAAACGAGCTGCTAAGTTTTAGTAATATCAGGCTTATGAGTATCATCAAAGGTTTTTATATTTCGTTTGGTCATATTATCATCTCCTTGCCGCGACCATCGGCATTAATAATGTAGAAAATGTAAAAGAAAATCAAAAATTTTCATACCGGGCAAGAGTGTAAAAATTTAAACCATCTGGGTGTAAAAATTTAAACCAACTGGTTGTAAAAATTTAAACTGACAACCCGCCCGAATGTCAAAATTTAAACCAACTGGGTGTAAAAATTTAAACCATCTGCTGTAAAAATTTAAACCAACTGGGTGTAAAAATTTAAACCAACTGTAATATAATAAAAGAATTGGCGAAAACTAACTTTTCTGACGAAAAGATTAGTTTTCTTGGGGCGTAAATTCCGCCCCTTTTGACCCCCTATCCCCCTAAAAGGGGAGAACGCAATCTTTTCTTCTCGACCCCTTTTTCGCCGCGAAAACAATACCTACTCCCCTAAAATCGCGGCGAAATTTCATTAACGCTATGCTAGGCTGCGCTAGCAAAATTTACCAAACTAAAACCATTCCCAAAGAACTAAGAAAAACTTAAACTTCACCACGGAGGGTAACGGACGAAACCGCTAAAAAACGGTTTGGAACGGTAAGCACGAGTTAGATGGCTTTAGCGAGAAAGTTAAGTTGCACAATATAATATATATTATTACTACTCCTACACCCCCCCATTCTCCCCTTTTATTTCCCCCTTTTTTCTTCTCTTCTACTGTTAAAGTTAAACTCCACTATATAATATATAATAATTATATACTTACCCTCCCCCTTTTTTCTTCTTTTTTTCTTTCCCCTTATCAAACTAAGTTAAGTTGCACTATTAATATATATAATTATATTATCCCTACCCTACCCCTATCATTTCTCCCCTATTTCCCCTACTACTCTCCCCTACTGTTAAAGTTAACTTGCACTATATAATATAATATATTTATTACCCTACCCCTACCCCTCCAGCTTCGCCGTTTAGATTTTTCTTCCTCCTTTCGCCGCGATTACCGCAATTAAGTTAACTTGCACTATATAATATAATTATATTATTACTACTACCCCTACCCTACCACTCTACTACCATTACCGTTAAAGTTAAACTCCACTATATTATATATAATAATTATACTACTACCCTTACCCCTCCATTCTCACTCCAAAAAAAGTTAATCCCCACTATATATAATATATACAGCTAACTCGCGCTACGCGCTCGCACGCTGCTTCCCCTCTAATACTATTCGCTTCGCTCATAGTATTAGAGTATGTGCTATTTTACTTTCTCTGTTATTTCGCCGCGGAATTAAATCCTAAAAATCTTGCCGCGAAACCCATGCTCTACTCCTATAACGCAAAAAATGGCCAGGTGCTAACACCCAGCCGCGATTTTAGAAACCTACCATACCGTCAAAGCGGCTTGTATAGGTCTTGTAATTGCCATTGTAGAAGTCTACTATTGCTTCGTTATTGAAACGTGGAAGATTGCCTTTAATTCTGAGATAAAGATTTTCAATTTTTCTTGCGCGGCTTAAACCAACGTAAAGAAGTGTGCGGTTTTCATTGGCGCCATCGAAGAAACCTTTGTCATAAAGGAAGTTTACCTTATCGAAAGTCTGACCCTGGGACTTATGCACTGTAATTGCCCAAGCGAGTTTAAGTGGTAACTGTTTGATACCCCCGATTGTCTGAGTTTCACCGTCCTCAAAAATTTGGGTTTTAAAGTCATACTGAGGAACATCTACCGTTTCACCGCTATCTAACTTAACCCTAACCCCCGTAATATTCATTTCTGTGATGTTGCCCATGTCGCCATTACAGTAGCCATCTGCTGGATTGTTAATTGTGAGCATAACTCTCGCGCCGATTTTCAGTTTAAGTATCTTTGGGATTTCTTTATCATACTCGCCCCAATAGAGAGCTTTGTAGACTTTTTCCGGCGAATCTATTTTATCGAGTTCCTGAGAATTGATAGCGTTTACAACCTTATTTGTACAAGCGAGGATTATAGCACCCTTCATTGGAGAGTTTTTCTGTGATTGTGAGAGATAAGCAAGGTCATTGTTTGTAAGAGTATTGCGGCTGAGATTGTAGAGTGCTGTGCTAAATGCCTGGTCGTCCTGTCTCATTGCCTGTGTGAGGATACAAGTTTGGAAGTTGAAATCCCTCCAAATGTGCGAGTGAAAGCAATGATACTGACTACGGTCAATCTGGTCTGAATAGCCGCGATGGTCAGCGATTTTAACTGTTTCCTCAGTTACAACAGGTGGTAACTGAAAGAAATCACCGATAAGAATAATCTGACAGTTTGGATTGAACTCCTTAATTTCATTGCCGATTGTGTTGAAGATAAGGTAATCCATCATGGAGGCTTCATCAATGATAAGACTATCAGCATCCTTTAACCAATCATTGTCCTGAGTTGCTGTGCCATCGGTTACGGAGAGATGGAACTGGTGATGAAGTGTAAACCCCCCTATACTTCTTGCCGCAACACCAGTAGTTGCACAAACTATACTGGTTTTGCCGCGACGTTCAAATGCTTTGATTATGCGATTAACGAGAAATGTTTTTCCTGTGCCGGCTGGACCGGTAATGAACATATTCTTGCCGCTCATTGCCATATCGAAAAACTGTTTCTGCTTTTCATTGAGGGTATTGTAGTCTTCCTGTTCTTCAAGTTTATCGTTTTCTGTAAGTTCTATCATTCATCTTCCTCCATTGGTCTGCCAAATTCATTAAAGAGATAAGTGTTCTTTTGAACTTGGGTTATGTATTCGTATTTTTCGAGTTCTTTCATGGCATCTCGATAACTGGCTTCTGAAATGCCGATACATTGTTTGATATATGCCGGGCCTATCGCCATATCTCTTGTTCCATAAGAACACAAAAACATCCATAGTTTAAAAGCGGAATAGGTTAATCTTTTCGCCGCGATAATCCAGTTTGTTCTATCTATAGCCATGAAGTTTTTGTGAGGAAGAGTGCGGCGAATTTGGATTGTTTTCTGATTTGGGAATAGTGCCACTTAACTCACCTCAGATAACTAAGAAACATCTAACGCCCGCAACACCATCACATGAGGTAACTGAAATTACCATTGGGTCTGTTTCGTCGATGTAGTAGTTTGTTTTGTAGGTTTCATAAATGAAATTGCGGGCATCTACAATTGACGGGAATTCATCAACTCGCTTCCCATACAAAACTGGCTGTGACTGCTTGCCGCAAAGTCTGTGGTAGAAATAACGTTCGAGTTTCATGTGGTAGCCCCCTTATGCAAGTTCAGCATAGAAGCAAAGCACAACATCTTCGACAGCAAATCCTTCGAATGTTGGGTCATCAGCACTTTCGTCCAGCATATCAAAGGCATTAACATCGAATCCATATTCATCGAGATAGGCAATTGCCGCGTCTTTCGCTTCGTCAAATGTATTGAATAATTTTGCTGGTGTTTCATCAATTAAAAATTCTACAACGTACATGGTTTAATTCCTCCTTAATCATTTTCACTTTCATTTACTTCCCATACATCAACTACTTCAACCTTTGATGCATCAACCCCAAATTCCAAAGCAAAATTACGTTTTGCAGCTTCGATGTTGAGGAGTGTGTTGCCGCCCATGAAGTAGGTCTTTGTGATGTCCGGCTTGTAGTTATCGGAAAAGCCGGCTTTTGACAGGGTTGTAAGAGTTATTTTAAATTCTTTCATTTGTGGTCCTCCTTAGACATTGGATACGGAAAGTAAGTTTTCGTTTGTGTCATACATTTCAATGGTTTCGCCATTTACTTTCATGATGCGGTCTACTCCACCGCCATTAACTATTTCTGATACCTGATACCAAATATTCATCTGTTCTGCCGCGAAAACCATAGCAACCAAGCCCCTGTATGAAAGTTTGTAAAACCTTTTGTGGTCTCTGTCATCAAACACAAATACTCTTTCTTCTGTCATATTTATCAGTTCCTTTCTTAACTTTCTATATATATTATAACACAAGTTAAGGTAAAAGTCAATGTCTACCAGATATTTCCATTAACAAATACTCTATTCAAGCAGGCCTTCAGTTGGTTTGGAGCTAATAACTACGCCCGCAAAAATTACCGAACCATCACGGTCAGCCATAAATTTGAGTCTATTTTTAATGTAGGTAGGGATGCTATCAGAGAAATCTGGCGCGCAATCACCATAAGGGAAAAGAAGATTACCTAATTCTCCATGTAAAAAGTCAGGCATTTCATAGACACAACCGTTAAAGAAATCTCTCGCCGCACTTTCATAAAGACAATAATTGCGAATGTAGTTAAACAGTTCATCAAATGGACCGGACATTCCGAGGATACCATTCTGATAGAGGTAATATTCCTCACACTCTTCAACTATTAAGTCGTTTATAAGAAAATTAACTCCATTGGTCTTTAAATACATTTCAATAAGTTCATTTTTCTTTTCTTCGAGCCACTTGTTAATAATCCACTGGTTTGCTTCGGAATTTGCCGCCACAACCATTGCATCATTAACTTCAATGTCGAATAAGACTTCATCTAACTTATCGAATATAATGTTGTTTTTACTTACGGTAACAACATATTCCATAGCTTCTTCAAGGGTTTTTGCTTCTGAACGTGGACATGTAGCCTTATGTCCACAAATTGCGTTGTATATCTTATACTTCTTCATAAGCGTCTTCCTCCTCAGGTTCTGAAATCTCATAGTCGCCCCAGTCACATGTACCATAGTGTTCAATTTCATAGATGAGGTTATCAGTTTCATAATCAATTTCATCGTTTAAGAGCATATCTAAGTCATCGTCTGAAGCTAAGTTCTTAACGATAGTTGATATATGCATTTTACCGACAATTGGTAAATCTACTGGTTCATAGATGTCATCAAGGCTTTCAATAACATCATCTATAGTCATATATTCCTCTACAAAATCTCTAAGGTCATCGTAGTAGGAAATTATGTTTTCTTTGGTATCTATTACTTTATACATATTAAAAGTCCTCCTGTGGTATTGTAAGGTCAAATAAGGTGCCGTCATATGGCGCCAAGGATATGTGTGAAAGATTGGTAAGGTTCTGTTTAGTCATTACGCCATGAAATTCCCAGCCATTATCGAAAACTACGGTAATGTGAATTAACTCACCAATGACTTCATAGATTTCCTCTGTGATTAGAGAGAAAGGAAGCGCACTGAAATCTAAGACTATTTTCTTCTCCATTAATCATACCTCCCAATCGTCTTAATAGAAATGAATTCGTGACAGTCTTCACCAATGTAAATGCTTAATTCCTCGCCGCACTTCTTAAATGCACTTTCATCTGCCGGGATATTTGAAAGAGAAGCGCCAGTGCCGGCTTCAATGTAGAACTGAGAGTAAAGCTCAAAGCCAGTTCTTATATCTCTGTTGCCATAATCATCACGGTCAGAATCTAAGAATGCATCCATGAAGATTTCTCCTAGTCTACTAAGCAAATCGCGGCGAGCATCCTTATACTGCGAGTAAATCTGTGGGTTAATAATTTCCAGTCCCTCAAATGTTGAAATTTTCTGCACAAGATACATATGTACCCCTCCTTATTTCCAGTTGTTTATGTCGATTAGTTTAAGTAAGTCATTAAGAAACTGAATTGTCTTCTGACGATTGAGATTTTTGCCTTTTTCTATAGGATAGAGGAACTGTTGAATCAGCGAGTTTGCATCGTCAATTGTGTTGCGCATTTCTTCGTTTTCTAACTCATAGAACTTAGCATCCGAATCAATTTCCTCTATCATTGCTTCTTTCGTAAGGTCTGCTTCATTGAGCATTTCCTCTATTTCCGCCGCGAAATCTGGAGAAACCTTTTCAGATATAACATCAAGATAATCGCGGCGAGTAGTCAAATGAAGATATTTGTTATCTCCGATATTTGTCATTAGATAAGCCCCCTGTCTTTAGCATCGAGTGGATACTGTCTGATGTATGCTTCCTTGTTCTCTCTGATTTTGCCGGCTCTTAACATTCTGCCAAATCTCTTTGCCGCTCTACCAACAATGAGTGGGTGGCGGTAAGAGTTTCTGAACATTCTCATTGAATCAGCGATAAAGCAGTGTCCGTAGTTTATGTATTCAATCTGTCTGTCGCACATTTCGCGAGCCTGAGCGCTCCATGACTTTGGTCTGTAGTTTTTCATAGTTCATTCGTCCTTTCTAATTTTTTATCTCTCTCTTAACTTTCTATATATATTATAGCATAGTTTTTAGAAAAAGTAAAGGCCTACCAGATATTTCCAGTAGGTCTAATATTTAATAGCACACTGAGATTTTATTGAGTGCTCTTGCCTTGTCATATTCAATTTTATATCCAACTTCGAGCTTTTCCCAATCTTTTCGAGTGATTTCATACCAACGGTTTTCTGATTTTTCTGTTTTAACTTCGTATTTTTCAGCTCTGTTGCCACGCTTTCTATCACCAATATGTGGATTAGAAATATCAAATGGAAGGTCTTTATCTTCGCCCTCATAAGGTTTGTTATCTAAGCCAGTGGTTGTACAATCTTTACTCCATTCCCATTCGTCTATGTCATAGCTATATTTTACAACAGTTTTTGTTTTTGTGGTTTTAGTAGCCGCATCATAGTAAGTTGTTGTAGAAGTATGCCTATGAACATTATAAGCGCCACTTTCTTTGTGAGAACGATAAGATTTGTGGTTGGTTACGTAAGTATAAGTTGGGAACTCCCATGTCCATGACTTATAGAGAATTGTGTCGTCTGTGGTTCTTACTGGAGTAAAAGCGTACCAGCAAAGGCCGATGATTATTGCTATAATAATTACTGCCCCTAAACTTTTCTTCCAGTTCCAGCCTTCAAAAAATTCCATACTGATTCTTTCCTTTCCTCTTTAAAATCAGAAGCTTTCTAATGTGATAAGGCCTTTTTCATTAACTTTTTGAGCAATCCATTCTTTTGCCGCTTTTCCCTCAGTAGGAACCTTTTCCATAGAAGTAAATTCTCCCACTATTATATAAACCTCTGGACCATCAGTTTTGATTATATGGCCCACAGAAAATTCAAATTTTTCCTTAGGTCCATACCCAGCAGGTAAAACCTCTCTTTCTTGTTCCATGATTTCTACTTTATGTAAAATATAATGTTTCTTAATAAAGGGACGAATCTCTACCTTGAAGTGACCGTTGTAAATAATGGATGGCCTGTCCCAAGTTTTTGGGTAAAACTCTTGTATCCATATATTATCATACTCGTTTTCAAATTGAAGTTTAAGATTTTCGGCATCTTCTTCAGTAGGACAAACACCAATGACAATACGAGTTCCTCTCTCTTCATTCCAGTCTTCTCCACTTACTACCCATACTTTATTTTCTGTTTCCATATTATCAGTTCTCCTTACTTTAAATTCTTTCGCCGCGATAATGAATTAACTATCTTTCCTGAAAAAGATACATTGGATATTCGTTGAGATAATCAGCATGTGTAAAATCTCTTCCGGAAGAAGTACACATGCAAAAACCATATTTCACAACAAAGGTATCATGTAATGTTTTGTATGTAATTTTCTTATAAGCCTCAGGGGAAAGAACAAAATTATTTGCCACGCCAACGGATGATTTATATGAATTGCTAATTTTGTCTAAGAGTTTTTCTACACATTCTTGCTCTTTTGTTTCTTTAAGGTTTTCAAAATAATTTGCCGGATATTTATCTTCTTTTGTTTTAACCTTTGGCTTTTCATCAGTTTTAATTGCTGGCTTTTCGTTTGGTTTGCACATCGAAGCCACAATCGCAGATACACCAATTGTATTTATAATCAGCCAATAAGCAATAGCAATTCCTATCATATTAATCACTCCTTACCACCAAAGGTGAACAACGAACTCCCTTGGAATTTCTTCTTTAACCATCATTTCAAACAGTCTATAACATACCTTATCATATGAATCATCCGGGCTTGAATAAGCAAGTATTTCTTCATCTGAGATATTCTCATCATCACCTAAATACTCAGAAGCCGATTTGTATAAGTTATCAGCAATCCAATCATCACCAATTTCAAGATACGACTCATTACTGCCGCCATAACAGTGCATATCTTGGAACACACGGAAAACGCGGTCTACCCCCTCAATTTCTCCCATTGCATTGATGAGGTCATGAATATCAATAACATATTTTGTTTTTACTATATCAAGCATTGTTATCTGCTCCTCTCTTAGTGGTCAGTACCATGGCCGCAAAGTACAACCTGACCATAGTCATCAGTAAATTCAATAACACATCCCGGCTTCCAGCCACGATAGAAGATTTCTCTCATTGTGCCATATTCTGTGATTTCGTAGATTTCATAGGATTCGTCGTGGATGTCATCCATGTCAACATAGTTAATAAGTTCATTTGCTGTCATAATAGTGTTGATGCAAAGACCTTCATCTAAATGACCGCCTGACCTTCTTACGAGAAATTCGCGGCGGTCTGTCATCGATTCTCTATAAAACCAATAGCCGCCATCTTTGGATGGGTTTTTCATGTCGATATAATCAGAAGAACAAAAGCGGTCGTCCTGAGAACCAAGGTCTCGTCCATAGCACTTCCATTCAGCGCCATCAAAAAGATAACGATAATCGCTTTCCTCACTTGTATTGCCGCTGATGAAGTCCTTTAAAGAGCATTTCAGTTCTTCTTTTCTCTTATCCCATAATGGCTCACAGTCATGAGTTGTATGGGGTTCGCAATCATTGGTTATGAAACCGAGTATACGTTCATTAATGATTCTTTTCGTAAGAAAATCACCATTAATAATGTGTCTTAAAATAGGAACCATATGGCCCGGATAACCGTGGTGAAGACAATAAGCATAGTAAACTGTATTTCCAAAAGCATAGCCGATTAAACATTTTGTACCCATAATTTCTAGTCCTTTCTGAATTTCTTTCTCTCTCTTAACTTTCTATATATATTATAACACACTTTTAAATAAAAGTAAAGGCCTACCAGATATTTCCAGTAGACCTTTCGCCGCGAAATTAAATAAGATTTTCAATCTCTGCCTTTGTACAAGTTCTTATAAAGTCTTCTCCTATGTTAATAATCTCTTTAGCCTTTATCTTATAGGCCTTCTCGTCGTCCTTTAAGGCAACAAGATTGGCTTCTTTAAGCGCACTACGATATTCCTCAAAAAGGTCTATGTTTGCGGCCTTTAAGGTTTCTCCTATTTTTAATATTTTTTCCTTAATGGCATCTTCTGATTCTCCAAGGCCACCGCCTGCGTTAAAATATACATTATTTTTTTCTTTTTCTAATAGATAACCCTTTTCCATAAGTTCTTCTCTCGCTCTTCTAAAGGTTCTATCAGAAATATCATAGGTTTTACAAAAGTCTGCGGAACTAAAATAGAAATTGTAGCCATCTTGATTTTTGGCTAAATATAAATATAATTTCATGCCATTTGCTGTTAATTCTTTTGATGCTTTTAACACATCTGCCCATCTTACCATAAAATAAACATCTCCTTTGTCATTAGATATTACTTTCGCTATGTGATAATAGCTTTGGTTTGGAAAGCTCATATTTTCACCACCTGTCATTTTGTCCATGAATATGGACAATCTTTGTAGAAGTTTGGACAAAATCCGCCGCCCCTCTTTTATAATGTAGAAACATGGACAGAGTTGTCAAAGAAAAAGGACAACTTTTGTAAGAACTCGGACAAAATTCGCCGCGGACAATTTTGACCGCGGACAAAAAATGTTTTAAGTTGGACAAAATCCGCCGGATTTCGGCTAAAACTGCCTGTGTTCCGGCGGATTCTGACCGAAATTCGGTCAAATCTGCTAAGAGAAATAATAAAAAAGAAAAAGAAAATTAAAAATTATAGAAAAATTTCGCGGCGAAATTATTACTGCTTTTTAATTTCTGCAAATTCAATATCAAATGGAGTTTTACCGTTAAATTTTTCTAATATCATATTTGCCAATGATACTTCATTTTCGAGATAACCAAGATATTCGGCTATGCTTATTACAACTTCGCAGCAGAATCTAAAACTACTAAAATCATAATCATCTACACTTACACTATAACTTATTGTATCTACTGGCTTCTCAGTTGTATCACTGTGAACAACTCCATCATCTAAAATGATTAACTTATGCTCACCATCTGGTCTAGCACAAACCGGCACCAACTCGCCGTAATCAAGAACGGAAATAAACAGTCTAACGTTTTGTTCATAGCTTTTTATGAAAAGACTATTGCCAAGGTAAAGTTGAATATCCCACTTAACCATGTTTTCACAAAGTTCATGAACATAGTTATTAATATTATCTTCAAGGTCTACTATTGTAAGACTGTTATATTCCAATTCAGTATCATACTTACGCTTATACCATTTTTCAAAAAATTCAAGCTGAAGATATTTACGGATATAAGATTCAAGTTCACATTCTTCTATGTTGCTTTCTATAATACGGTTTTCCTTGCCGCCAATTTCTTTAATTACTTTATATTTCTTCAAAATTCATTACCTCTTTCAAAAACAATAGCAAATTTAGTTTCTTCTAAATACTCATTAAATTTATCACGGAAAATCGTTTCCAAAGAACATTTACCCGATGCCATATTCTCAGCAGCACGATTCCATTCTTCTTCTGTAAGTATAACATAACCCTCAAAATAAACATCAGAAAGGCCACCATCTTTAATGTGAGTTAAATCATAACCAAAAGGCTTGTCGTCATATAACGCACCAATTTTTTCCTCATGAACTTTCGTCCAGTCGGTAATTAACAGAATTTTGGAGTTTTGAATAAATGCCTCGGAGTCTTCCAATATAAGTTTATGTTTTACTTCTTTGTAGGTAATACTGAATTTTTCTTCTCCCATTTTAACAGCTTCTACTATGTCATCCACATATTCTTCAAAGCACTCTTCCATTTCTGAGAGAGTTAAATCAGTTCTTGCTTCTTCATAATCTCTACAGAAATTATCTTCTCTGGTTTGGGTATAAGGCTCGCCCATTTTTATTGCCACATCATCCCATTCAACAGTATCTTTTATATATTTTCTTATTTCATCTTCTGTTTTTAAGTTATCATACAAGAAAAAATTTTTCATTACTTTGTCCTCCTTACGTATAGATTAATATGAGGGTCTTCATCCGCCGCAAAATTATTAAAACATCTTTCAAAAACACCAGTAATATCACCTGTAATCAAGCCATCACCCACAGTCAAATCATCAATGTCTATGTAAACCTAAGCACTAAAGAATTTACCTCTTGGACTACCCTCTATATCAAAGTCATAACGACTTTCGCGGCTCTTGGGCATTTCACTTAATATAAGTTTTGAATTAAAATCTATATCACTGTTGTCGTTAAGAAAGACATCAATGTTGCCAGAATCTCCCTCTGTAAAATCCCATTTAGCTTTCTCAAAACTTGCAAGTATTACTGCCATACTAATCTCTCCTTTTATTAAACATTACCGTGAGAACGTGTTAAATAAAGTATCTTACTCATCTCATAGTCTTTTAATGTAAAAGGGTTTGAAGACGAATTTGTTGCACAAAAACCATAGTCACCTAAAGCCTTCATTAACACATCATAAGAAATTTTCTGATAATTATGAGAACTAATTTCTATTGCCGCGCCAAAAGTATCCATCATTTTATAACACTCGCCAACTCTTTTCATAAAGATTTTAAGATTTTCCTCTTCACTCTCAATCTCATATTCATGAGTCAGAAAAGTAATACCAAATCCTTGTACTACCACACTAAGTAAAAACAGTAAACCTATTTTCCCTTTTGTTACAAGGAAAAATGTCATGAGAAGAAAATTTAAAATCATACTGATAAAACCCAATGCACAAACTGTATTTTCCCAATCTTCTATTCTCTTCTTATACCAAGCCTTTAGCCTTTTTATCTCATTCATACTATGCCTTCTTTCTTAATGTCCAGCCATGACCCAAATACCACATATTTTCGGTAAGAAGTTGAAACTTATCTCTACAATAACTCATTACAAGATAGTCAAAGGTTTTCTCAGTAAGTTCATCTGCCACATTCTTTGAATCGAACATACTACCAACTGTTTCACGAGTAAAAATACATTTTCCCATTACAGTATTTAAACAATCCACAACAAAATCAATCGTGCTTATAGAAAGCACATATTCAAAGGCTTCATAATAATTATCAAAGGATTTCTCGTTGCCGCCCCTTAAACTAACTATATAAGTGTATTTAGGTATTCCCATTATAATGCCTCCTTAATCTCTTTAAGAGTATCAACTACCATTGTGAAGAATTTCAGTTCTTCTTCCCAGTATTCCGGTCTATCCCAATAAACTATAACTATACGAGGGAAATTACCCTTTTCAAGTGTTTCTCTGATAAATCCCACCTTCTCCTCAAAGTTAGCAATGTGCTCATCTATGTTCTTTAAGGTAAGAACAATAGTCATATCGCACCAATTTGCAAATCGAATCTGAGCTTCTTCACTAACTCCACTGTCTTTACCATCTATGAAGTAATGACGTTCATAGCATGGTTCATAACCAAGAGTGTCAGGGTTTGGATAAACGCAATCAATGAAATCCTTTTCACTTAAAATATGTACATTACAACTTGGAATACCACCGTAATATTCTTTAACTCTCTCAAAAACAATAGCGTTCATAATTTTAGTCCTTTCTATCTTATCTCTCTCTTAACTTTCTATATATATTATATCATACTTTTTAAGAAAAGTAAATGTCTACCAGATATTTCCTTTCGCCGCGAAAATCTATTCATTTGTATGACAATCTCAGAAGGCAAATTATGCCTTCCTAAATCCTCTAACTTTTTTTAATAACCTTATCTTAAAAATTACCTAGAGGAGAAAAATCACCCTCTTTTCGCGGCGAATTTTAGTCGAATCTCAAAAAATTTTTTTGAAAAAATGAAAAAGGAGTAGGAAAATTTTTCCTACTCCCTTTATATTATCTATATCTTACTGGTGGAAGATTTGACCTTGACTTCTGCCTTGGGGCGTTCTGTCTGTCCTCAATATCATCCCATCTCTTAATGAAGTCTGCCGCGAAGCTAACTTCCTTACCTGTCCATCCGGAGAGGATAGCAGTTCTGTAAGAGTATTCTGGTAAGATTACGTTGTTGTAGCCGGCAGTCTGCACCATGAAGACATTGACCTTTGGGTTTACCTTCTGACGGTATTCCTTAACTAACTTGTAAACGTCGATATAACGTCCACCATCAACACCATACTTGCTGCTGTATCTGCTCATCTGAACCGATGTGCCGTAAAGGCCACCGTGTCCAGCCTGCATATCAGAGAAGATAAAGATATTATCGTAGAACTCACCATCATTGATTGCGTTGATAAGGAACTCCCAAATGCCGCCTTCAGTAGAACCACCAACATCGTGAGACTTATCTCTGCTGATTTCCTTTGCCTGAATTAAGCATCCATTTCTCTTGGAAACTGGGAAGACCTTTAACTTATCACCGAACTTACCAACATAACCTTCGTCTGAGAGCTTTCCAGCAATTACAGAAGAAAGGTTGTCGATTTCGGCGACTACAACGCTACCATACTCTGATGTGATACCGCCCCAAGCAGAACCACTGTTATCAGATAAGCACATTGTCTTACCCTTTAACTTTGGCATATTGTCGATAGCAATATCCATACATTCTTCAAGAGTATCGAGGATAAGGGACTTGTAGTTAACTCTTGATGCTTCGATAACACCCATTGCTGTGTAGTATCTGAATGGGAACTGCTTGCCGCGAAGTACACCATCCTTTAACTTCTTAAGGTATTTCTTAGCGAAGTTAATATCTTCAACTTCCTCGAAAACGTTTCTAAGGTTTCTTAAAAGTGCCATGTGTCCCATGTTTGTTGAGTTGAAGATTTCCTTCCAACCCATGCCGCGTGAGCGCTTCTGTTCCCATGTTTCGTCGGCATCTGAAACCTTTAAATTGTCATTTAAGAGGTCATCTAACACTGGAGAATTTGCGTGTGTAAGACGAACGGCATTTATCATGCCGATTTCAGCATTTTTATACTTATTAACCGCATATGCATCGAGCTTTGAGAGCTTATCAGCAATGCTTCTCTTTAATACAGATGGGAGCTTTGACTTGCCGCCGTTCTTGTAGATGTAATATGCAAGCTGAGTTGCTGGTTCATCTGCTCTTGCCATTACCTTATCATTTATTGCCGCGAAAAGACCAGGGTTTTCAGATGTGAACTTTGCTCTACCCTCGTGGATTGCGGCACGAACCATGATTACCTGTGGGTTTAATCTCATATTATAGGTATTTCTAAGTTCTGCGGCAAATTCGAGTGTTGCGCCGAAATCATAAGAAAGAGCATTGTCAATTACATCTTCAAAGATTTCTGTTGTTGTCTTACCAATGTAATCTGGAAAGAAGTTTTCAACCAGTCTGTCGCAACGGTATCTTGCTTCTCTTACATTTGAACGGTAATAAGATGGTTCACCAAAGATTGATGAAGCCGCAACTAATTTAAGCGTATCAATCGGATTAATTGTATAAGACTTGCCGCCCATAAAGTTTGTTACTGTGTTCTTTGTCTTGTTTTCTGCCTTAATTTCTCTTGCTATTCTGCTCATAATATCGTCCTCCTTAATTATCTTGCGGATGTTGTCTTAAATCTCTTTGCCGCACGTTCTTGTCTTATTTTCTTAGCTTCTGCCTTATTTGGGATGTGAGGTCTTGTTTTGAGAATTGTGTAAATTCTCATTGCCATTTCGCGGCGAAGAGCCTTACAAGCCTTTTGGCATCTGCAATTGCTCCAATAGCAGTCATATGTGTAATCGGGGCGAATATAATCATAAACTCTCATAAGGTCTATAAGATTTTTCGTGGGCATTAATCTGAGTTTTTCTTCTGAGATTATTTCAAAACATTGTGGTGTTGTCATACTCACTTTTCCTCTCTTAACTTTCTATAATTATTATAACATAATTTCTTTTAAAAGTAAAGAATAAAAAAGACCGGACAGTTAAACTATCCGGTCATTATTTAAGCTCCCACTCGGACTCGGACCGAGAACCTCGAAATTACAAGTTTCGCGCACTACCAATTGTGCTACAGGAGCATATAGTCGAGAAAATTATATACGGAAGGTATCAATTACAGGTTAACAGGCTGTCGAAGTAACCGTATATATTGCATCGACTTAAAACTAATGACCGAGAAAGGTGAAAACGGGTTAAACGGACTCGAACCGCACTATTTCTGAGCAAAGAAATTTTCAAACCAATTGAAGTAACCGTTTTCTAATGCTTCGGCTAAAGCAGATAATGAGAATCGGACTCATATTTTCCGGGTGGAGGCCGGAGGTTTTACCATTAAACTACATCTGCTGAGGACAGAGAATATAACGAACACGACTAAAAATCAGATTGCATGTCTAATGAAGTAAGTGTTCATACTGCTTCTGTCAATTTTAAAAAATAACTGTTGAGAATGTCTTAATGAGAAGTAAATGCCCAATTTCTGCCTTGGGCTAGCCGCGATTTCTTGACGAGAAATCAAATATAATAGAATGTGTCATCCTTAAATTCTGTTATGAAGTATCTCATTAAACTGCTTCAACATAATGGACAAGGAAGGACTCGAACCTTCGGTGTTTCTAATGTCACGGATTTACAGTCCGCTGGTTTCGCCGCTTTCCACACTTGTCCATAAATTTGGATGGAATTCTTGTTCACGATGACTCCATCCCGCCAACGACCACACACTGAGCAGTGCTCCGCTCCCTACTAACGTTACGGTGCTAGTGGGAAAACCGGAACGTCCTCTCTCCTCGTTCAGCAGTAGGCTCTCTTTGGTCTACCTGTCAACCATGTATTTTTGTAAGAAACATGATAAAAAACTTCCAACCCACTCTTCTACTGTGTCTGGTAGAGTATGATGGACTATGTAGAAGACCATTCACCATCTACACTCTAAATTGGTTAATAGCAACCAATACTTGGTCTGCGACGACCGATTGCGGCGGTAGGAATCGAACCTACTATCTCCGACTTATGAGGACGGCGACTTTCCATTTGTCCTCGCCGCGAAAGAAGCGATGGGAATCGAACCCACTCCTTTTAGTTTGTAACTAAATGACTTACCATTTGCCCTCACTTCATACGATAGAAGATGTCAGATTTGAACTGCTCCCCTTCACCCCAAATGAAGTATGCTCCCATTACACCACATCCTCTATATAAATTAAATTAATGGATTAGTAGAGCCGTCCGTCGTAATTTGTGGAATTGGCTTGGAATACGTCCAAGTAACGAATCGGATACTAAGCGGTCCATAGGGGAATCGAACCCCTATCTGCCGATAGACAGTCGGCCGTCCTACCGTTGAACGAATAGACCATAGCGGGAGATATAGGATTTGAACCTATGACCGTAACCTTAACAGGGTTCCGCTCTGACCAGCTGAGCTAATCTCCCATAAAGATTGAGAATATGTATGACGCTGATTTTTTCTGTATAAGTACCCAAAAACTTACGAAGTAAGCGTCAAGTCTGCTTCAATCTGATGACCCTACCCAGAATCGAACTGGGGTTTTCAGCGTGAAAAGCTGACGTCCTAACCGCTAGACGATAGGGCCAAGAAAGGACGGTGAATTCAAAGGCTTCACCAAGCCGGATGATAAGTGGAGCGCCTGGAAATCGAATCCAGCTGATTTTCTGTTTGCAAGACAGATGACCACCCCTTGCAGTCCCGCGCCCCGTATATTTGTTGGGAATAATTTATCCCCAACTCCACTTGTATCCATAAGCACTTTTCCTTTTACCTCTACAAACTGAAGAGATTTGAGAAGAAGCACCTTTAGATGTTGGAGTTATTTTCCCTAAAGCTCTTGCCGCCGCTAAAGCTGACGGAAAAGATTGTATATATTCACCATCAAGAGAATATTGATTTACAACTTTACCATTAACTCTTTGGCTAACTAGAGTAGAGGGAATTGTGTCTACATCTTTTTCTTTAAGAATTAAACTAACGCTATCAGTAGAAATATTCATAATTCTTGCAACCTCTGCCTGATTTAATGTAGCTTTATAAGTGGCAACTACCAAATCTCTATCTATATAAGGTTTCCCGTCACCGCCTATTGTTGCATTATAACCATTTTTGAAAGAACCATAATATTCAATCCAATATTTTTCTCTCTCCTCTGGAACAGAAGTTTCCTCAATTAATTCTATTGTGAAATTTTCAGTTCCATATTTTCTCATGGCACTATATAAAGGTCTTTTTTCGCATCGTTCTCTTTGACTATCTTTACAATGCTCTTTAAATCTTTCCTAAATAGAATTATAAGTTTTACCTATATAAAGTTTGCCATTGATAAGATTTGTGATTTTATAAATGTATGCCAAAACTAATCAGCTCCTTTTTATTTATTGTTTTGTATTTATTATGTATTAATTATAACATAATCTTCAAAGAAAGTCAAGCCTTTCACTTTTTAAGTTTTCGATTTGAACTTTCTTTGTATTTATTATGTATTAATTATAACATAACTTTCAAGAAAAGTCAAGCCTTTCACTTTAACCGATTTCATTTTCACAAACCGGACAAATGAATGTCTTATTTTCGCGGCAAAAATCTAAGATTGGATAATCTTCTCTGAGAATTGGGTCTTCGCATTCCGGACAAATGAATTCGTCCTCATCTTCATCAACCAAACTCCAGCCACTACCGTAAACTTCATCAACAATCTCTTTTGCCTTTTCCCAAGAAATCTGTTCCATTTGTTTTCTCCTCTCTTAACTTTCTATATTTATTATAACATAAATTTCAGATTTTGTAAAGTCTTTCACTTTTTCAATCTTCAAACTCTATATCTCTAATAATTATAGAAATGTAATTTGAAACATAGAATTCAATATAACCAAAGTCTTCATCAAGCTCTTTTGGTAACATATCTAATCTTGCGCCATCCTTACCAATAAGGTAATAAACTTCATCATCAAGATTATCCTTTAATCGAACGCCGTCACAATCGTTTGCGGTATCTCCATAGAGAATTTCCTCGGTAAGTATTTCAAGCATTTTATCCTTAAAAAATCTCCATGCTTCGCCGCGATTTCTGAAAAGATAAGTTTCTAATGGAGAACCAATAGAATCAATATATTCAAGAGTTATTAAATACATATTATCTCTCCTTACTAATAGATGGCTCATTCATTGATGCCAAAATACATCTTACCCTTTCCTGAGAAGTTGAAGAAACGGTTTTAACACCGACAACCTTAACTCTCGTGCCATTACATACCTTTTTAGTCATGTCTTCTGAAACCATTCGGATAACTGAACCCATTTTAGGAACGCCACCGACAACTTCAAAATCATACTCTTTGCCGGAAAAATCATTGAATTTGTTTCTAAACTGTACTGAAATATACATTAAAATCTTCCTTTCTTGATTTTCTATATATATTATAACATAAGTTTTGGAAAAAGTCAAGTTTTCCTAATTTTTTGGAAAAGCAATTTTTACGAACCGTTATAAGAAGCTTCAAAGTCTTCAATAAATTCAGTTTTTGATAATGATTTGGGGCCAACAGCATTTTCTGCCCTTTCGTGTGCAAGATTATTAAGAAAATCAATGAAGTCCTCATCATTCATTGAAGTTTTATTGATTATAAAATAATTACTTTGTTCTGAATATTCTAAGTTTTTACTTGCTTTCCCGGCTGAAGCTCCAACCCTTCTTACTGAACAAGTTGCTTTACTTTTGTCTTTTGTAAAATCAAAGTATTTAGAAACAATTTTCCCCTTTACTTTTTTACGAGGAACCTCTTCCTTTTTCCAGACTTGAAAAGTGCAATTGACACCATAATCTTTTCCATTAAAGATAAAGCTTTTTTCGGGAATGTCAATTTCTCCAATTAACTTGAAATAAGGGTCAAGTTGATTTTGAATAGAAGGCTTTCTAAAAGATTTTGGAAGTATAAAAGCAATATAGTCCGCTTCTTTTGACGCATTAAAAAATTTAATCGCCATATTGCCTTGGACTCCAAAAGGCGGATTGCCAATGATTATGTTTAGATAATCATCGCTATACAATTTTGTCTTATCAAGTTTAAGCCAATCAGCCTTAATTATATTATCAGAGGCTGGAAGAATATCAAAAGCATCATATTTATTAAGATAAGGTAAAAATGCTCCCGCCCCTGCACTTGGTTCTATAAAATGGGCATTTGTTGTATCAACCAATGTGTTTAAATAATCTACACACTGTTTGGCTACTGAATCTTTCGTATAAAAGCGGTCTGCTAAATCTTTTTGACCAAGACTTTTGGTCTCTCCACTCATATTTGGTTCACCTCATATTTTGGAATAAAATAATTATAAAAGTCTTTATTATTAATCGCACACTGTATTCTTTTTTGAGTCTTGTGGTCACGCTTAAAACGTGGACGAATAAGATTTGGAGTAGAGTCTTTCCATTCTCTTTTTAAGATTGAAATTTCTTTTTTCCATTTTTCATCATCGCCGTGGTCATTGGTAATACTATTAAGTAAGGTTTTAAATTTATAACTCATTTCCTTATTAAACAAACTTGCATATTCATTGCAGTCAACGTGAAGCAAAAATTCATCAGTGACATTATCTTTTGTTCCGTCCCAAAACCCAACAAGTAAATAGAAATTGCTATCTATATCCATGTTTCTAAATATATCTGCCATTTCTATATCGCTACCCTTTTTCTCAATTTTAATTGAGATTGGTTCTCCACAATATAAGCCATCCCATTTTCCAGTATAATCACTGTTTAATTCAATTCCATATTTCTTTGTGGCATATTGTTCAAAAGAGAATCCGTGCGCTTGCCTTTCCATTAAAATCTTCCTTTCTTGATTTTCTATATATATTATAACATAGTTTTTAGTAAAAGTCAATATTTTATAAATTTTTCCAAAGTGCGCCCACCCAGAGTTGAACTGGGATAGACGGTTTAGCGCGAAAAATGAGAATCGAACTCATATTTCAAACCATTCGGTTCAAAGTTTTACATTAAACTATTTTCACAAAGACCGCTATTCTACCATTGAATTATAGGCACATATCCGTGTGTGAGCCTGATGCATCTCTAACGACAACACGGTGCCGGGATATTCCATAACATCAGTTTTGCATGTCCTCGGTACTTATAGGCCGCGACCTATAAGACTTACTCGCTCTCCGCCCTTCTGGCTGTATCATCAAAGGGACTTTCACCATATTTCTATGGCTCGAACCATATTAAGCATTAATATGGCAGCAATGCACTTACTGGACTAGCGCTTTTAAGTCCGGTCCACCCAAAGCGGATTTGAACCGCTGTTTCCAAGTCTGTATCTCTTGGCGTGCTAACCACTACACTATTCGGCCTCCGGCACAGTGCCCTCAGAAGGGATTGAACCTTCGACACCCGCCTTATCAAGACGGTGCTCTGCCAACTGAGCTATGAGGGCATATCTATCTTGAAAACCTAATAAAAAATACATTGCTGGTTTTTGTTCGCCATACTTAAACAACGCTACGTATTATTCAGCCACAGTGACGATAAGTCTGAGCCTTAAAGCCGTCGCTCTAAAACTTCTTACCGCAGTTCCGAAGAACCTAAAGCACTGAGAGGATTTGTTTACCTCCAACTTTCACCCATCGTTCAGATTTTCCTTAAATTATAGAAATCTAATAACCAGTCTAAGCCTTGGGCTACTCGCACCACCATCGGGTTTATTCCAGCTTTTTCAAGCCGTTCTCGGCTCAACTCCATTATTTTGCGTTCCCAGCATTTACTCACATCTTGCGGATGTGGTCTACGGGGTTATTCTCTCACAGAGAGCGTCTATTGTTGGAGCAACCAGGTTAGGTGTGCCATTACTCACGTTGTCCTTGTGCCGCGACTTCTCTCTTGATGGCTGGTATACCATCTTGTTCCTCAGCCTTTCAACATCAGAAAAGAAACCCTGTCAAGGTATCCCTTGACCCGACCTCTCAGCCGTTCCGCCGCGCCCATGCAGAGATGATTAGTCCCTCATTTTAACACATGGTTACAACATACTTTTTATTAAGTTTTCAAGATAAAGTCGGCGTGGTGGGACTCGAACCCACACGTCCCGAAGGACACCAGCTCCTTAGGCTGGCGCGTCTGCCAATTCCGCCACACGCCGATAATTGTGCCCCTCACCCTAAAAAGTTCCGTCCGAAGACTTAACAAAATTCTTTGGAAACTGGCACACCGAAATCTTTGACTAGTATTATACATTTCGGCTTATATCGAATTTTATTTTCGGTGCTAATAATCTAACACTTTATCCAACCTTATGAATAGCTATATAGCTCTGTATATCATAAGGAACCCATAAGGCGGTGGTAGGATTTGAACCTACGAATAACCGGGTTGCGGCCGGCCGCGTTAAACCACTTCACCACACCGTCATTTATAAAGCGGTCACATTAGGACTTGAACCTAAACACCGGAATAACCGATTACTCATTGTTTAGCAAACAACTGCCTTACCATTAGGCTTATGTGACCATCAAACGCGACAGGAAGGAATCGAACCTTCACCAAACATCTTAGAAGGATGCTGCCCTATCCATTAGGCCACTGTCGCATACTAAGTAATTACAAAGGACATTCAGACTTCACCGAAACCTTATTCTGAACTTGGTGCGCACTCTGAGGACTCTAGGTTATCCTTATAATTACTTTAAGTGCCGCCGGAAGGGATTGCACCTTCGACCTCGTGTTCTTCAGACACGCGCTACTACTAACTGAGCTACAACGGCATTTAATTGCTCCTGAAGGATTCGAACCTTCGATTATAGGGTCAGGGCCTACTGTGTTACCGCTTCACTAAGGAGCATTATTTGGCGGCGAAGTGAGGTGAGGTGTCGAGCCCCATACCGCTCTTCACGGTACCAACTATTTTCAAGATAGTGCTCAGAGCCGTCTGAGTTACTCCGCCATTTATTCTCTCGGCTACTTGACACGTTGGGTGCCAAGGTGGACCATTACTTCCACGTCCATCCACCTTAATGGGTGGTGCTGATGGCGAATTTCCCGGCTTATATTAACGTGTAGTCGGCAAACATGGTTCTTTTATAGAGGTTATCTCCTCTCGTCTCTCCGATTGTCCCCTCAGAGATTTTATTCTTTGGGGGTAGGACTTGAACCTACGACGATTAACAGGTCCTGTAGGATTTGAACCCACACCTTATCGCTTTGGAGGCGAATATGCTCCCGTTACACCAAAGACCTATATATTTAAGAAATTGACTTTGGTATTGCAACCAGCAGTTCGCCCCTTAGAGCGACTCTACCCCGGAATCGGACCGAAGTTTCACAAATGTTTTGAAATACTCTTTTCTCAATTTCTATATTTATTATACCATAAAATTTAGAATTTGTAAAGAATTAAACTTCACGGCTCTCAACTTCAAGTTTAAAAACTAAACCAGTTTCAGGATGCTTCCATTCATAATTAAATGCTCTAGCTAAATCCTCAGCATATTTCTTATCAGAGTAAGAAGCAGGAAGAGGAATTCTTTCCTTTGTTTCAGGATTTATTCTAACTACATTCCATCTTGTCATAATCAAGTTCCTTTCTCATTTTCTATAATTATTATAACATAATTTTTAGAATTTGTAAAGAATTAAGGTTTCTTAGAAATCCGGATGGAGGTTATACCAAATTGGGCACTCTGGCTCAACAATTTTAGCATAGTGAACTGAACCAATTCCATTTTCCCAACTTCCTACCCACCAGTCTGGACGCTCTTCGCCACGACCTTCAAGTACAAAAGTGAAGTCCGGGAATTCCTTAGAAAGACGAATCATATCTTCTTCATATTCATACCACTTGCCTTCCTTATCGTCAACGGTAATTTCCTCAAAGAGTTCTCTTGCTTCATCAAGATACCATTCTGATTTGCGAACATCTTCACTTGGACATTCCCAAATGTCATAAAAGGCACAAGCGATTTTGTCATAATCGGCATCTTCTTTATCAAGAATTACTGTTCTTCCGTCTATAACCTTTGCTACTGTCATATGAAAATTTGTGTAATAACCCATAATTAAAAATCCTTTCTGAATTAAAAAATTCGATTGCCCCACCAGGATTCGAACCTGGAAATACGGAGTCAAATTCCGCTGTTTTACCAATTGCCACTATGGAGCAGTATCTGTGAGAGATTTCTCTCTCACTTTCTATATCTATTATACCATAATTTTTTGTTTTTGTAAAGACTTAAAAATAATTTCCAATTTTTAAAGTTACTTCCATTTCATCAAGGTGATGAAGAACCCAAATGAATTCCTTTTCCTTATCTGTCGCTTCACTATCTGTATAAAGTGTAAACATATCATTAAGGGCATCCGGGTCAAAACATCCATCAAAACATGGAGATTCGCCATCGGCCTGAGCATTTTCAAGTTCATCAAGCACATTAAAACGATTTTCCCAAAACTGAATCCATGCACTTACATTTCCGAACTGAGAAATGGTCTGCTGATAACATCTATATGCGCCCCAAAAAGAGTGCTGGAAACTATCAGCTTCGGTATCACCGAGTTCCTTATAAAGCAAATCTCTAAGGTCATAAATGCTATTCGCACGAAGAACAATCTCCTGACCATCTTCACTTTCGCTAATCTTATGTTTACTCTTCTTAAAGGTGCTCATGATTTTATCTGTCATGCTCCAACCTTTTCTCCAATAGCAAACAAGAAACTCATTAACCTTATTTGTTTTTTCGGATTTAAATTCTAAGTTAACTATTAATTCCTGTCCCATAAACAACATCCTTTCTTTATTTTCTATATTTATTATAACATAGATTTCAGATTTTGTAAAGAGTTAAGAAACTTAATCCTTACAATTTTTGGTAATTTTATAGTTTTCAAGAGGTATTGGGTCTGCCATTTTATCTTTTCCTCTAACAATCGCGCCGAACCATACAGAATCACTAAGTTTCTGTGTCATTTCAACTCGTTTATTATATTCAACAGCTTCTGTATAACCCATAACGTTAAGATAATCCGAATCACATTCAAGTTTAGCCGTTATTTCTACCACATTCATGTCAGATGGCTTATCATCATATCTAACATGTCCGGCTATTATAAGTTCAAAACCAAACAATATTAGAACAAAAGCCCATAAATATTTGGTTTTGATACAACTAATAATCATTATCACAATCGTAATACCCATTAAAATCAACCAAATCATGCCTTTACTCCTTTCACCAGCTCTCTTGTAGAAGAGCAGAAACCGCTAAAATCAAAAATTCTAAGTCTACCAACCTTATCGAAGCCAACGTTTCCATCGTGAATGTCAGTGATGTCATAATTAAAAAGGAATCTTGCAAGTTTAACCATTGAACCACTGTCATATGTCTGAATGAAGTTTGTCACGCAGTCTTCTTTAAGATAAGAGTCAACGTATCTTACAGAATCGCCAACTGTTGTATACTCGTCAACATCTATCTCAGCTTCTTCTTCTGGGATGGAATCTACAAGTGCATCAATTGCGCACTCTTTTTCATATTCGTTATACTCTTTTGTAGCAGAATCAAATTCATCTCTAGAATATCTAGCGTCCTGAAGTGATTCTTCACATCTTTCCTGAACGTAGATACCACAACCAAGATAATCTGTTTCAAAGAAGAAGTCGCCAAGACCTTCCTCAACAGCCTTTTTGTATGCAAGATATTCTGTTTCGCAAGCATCTTCGAGTTCTATAACTTTCTTTGAAACACCATCGCCAGTAAGTGGATACATAACCTTATAGTCAAAACTTGTCTTGATTACAAAATCATCAAAAACAAAGCAAACCTTAGTCATACCACAAACTGGGTGATAACCAGCTTTCTCGAACTGAAATGATTCAACTAAACCAATCTGTTCATCATTTGTAAGCTCTGTAGTTTTGAGCATTTCAAAGAGGTCAAATGCCTTTTCATTAAGAAATCTTGTAGCTTTTTCTTTAAGTGTCATACTTTCAAGTCCTTTCTCTTAACTTTCTATATATATTATATCATAAAATTAAGAAAAAGTCAATATTTTATAAATTTTTCCAATTAGACTTCTCCTTCCGCATAGAATATACAGGTAAAGTGTTCCATCCAATCCTTTGCGTGTATAAAACCATACATGAGAAATTGGTCAAAACATTCATCTTCATAAGGACAGCCAAAACAACAGTCTTCTACTTGACAAAATGCTTCAATTTCAATAAGGTCTTGTTTCATATAATACACCTCGAAATCGCGGCTCAGGGAAGTGCGCCCTGAACTTATCCTTATGAGGGATATGTGATAACTATTTTCACCAAGCCGCAAAATATGTATGGTGGAGCCAACACTCCTAGGATGCCATACCATCCCAATCGGGGAGTTTCACCACTTCCACGTGGGGTTTAGTTGAGTAAAGTTGTCCTTCTTAGGCTATTATTCTGTTTCGAGAACAGATTCAGATACTTCTGCTTCTGTTTCGAGAACTGTCTCAGCTTCTGTTGTTTCTGCTTCTGTTTCAGCTTCAGTAGATTCAACAGTTGTTTCTGCTTCTGTTTCGAGAACAGTTTCAGATACTACAGTTGTTTCTTCTACCTTATCGCTTGATTCAGAACCAGGAGCGGTGCAAGCGAAGCAAGCAACTGCCATTACAGCAACAAGTGCAGCAAGTGCAATCTTCTTCATTCAAATTCACCTCGATTTTTATTTCACGGTTTTCGCCGCGATACTAATATGTAATTTATTTTGAAAAGCCCTCAAATATTTTCAGGCTTCAAACCAAAAATAATAGAATTGTGAATTGTGCCGATATAGTCCATAAATTCACCAAGCCAATATTCAGCAAAGTCTACAATAGATTCGTGGACTGCATCAGAGAAATCTCCGTCAATGTGGATTTCCATTACTATGAGTCCATCATGGAGTAGGCCTCCGCACATATTGATAAATGAATTTACAAAGGACATATCATCGGTGGCTGTTGATATGTTTAGGTATGCAAAGGTGTGTCCATATTTATGGTCTAATGTGCCGCCTTTTGATTTAAGATATTCTTTGTATAAGCGATAACTATTTTTATCTGCTACTGCGCCTAAACAACAATAAAACATCTTATCGCAATGTGTTAGTTTATCCATGGTCTTCCTCCAGTGCGTCAACAATGCCGGTTAAGTTATCAATTATCGCGGCGAAAAACTCATCTTTGGTTATCTCGGTATATTCTGAAAGAAATTTAGCTTCTGGGTCTTCTGCATCAACCGCCCTACTAAAAACGGTTTCAGCTTCAACATACATTTCTGTTCCGACAACGATACCTCTTTTCTGACCTAAAGTGGCTATTAAAACCGGTATCTGATAAGGATTAAAGAGTTTACTTGTCATTGTATAGCTTACTTTTGGAACTCCAACAACAACAAATACATCACCATCTTTGGTCTTAAAATATCTACCAACAAGCGACTTTAATCTTTCTTGCTGATATGTTTCTATTTCGCCGCGAATTTCATATGCAATCGCTTCTTCGTTTTTTATCTTAGCTTGCTGTTCCTTTAGCTTTTCTTTAAGATGCATATAATAATCCGGACTCTTTAGAGCTTTTGGTATACGAATTTCATCACTCATCTTCATCACTCTCCATTGTGCCTATTGGTCTGTATTCATATTTTGTTACTGGTACTTTAAGGTATGCTTTTGGGTTTAATCTATCAAACTCACAGCCGTAATATGGAGAATAAGTAGCATCAATACCAAAAATGAGCTTACTAGGTGCAAAATCTTCAAAGTAATAAGTGCGATTTTCATAAGTCTTTTCCAAATCACGATATGTAACTTTATAATCAGTAGCACTATCTGCTTCAATTATATCTTCTACCAGAATCTCAATTTCATCAAGCAGACCGTAGTAAACCTCATCATACTCATCTTCTGAAACATCCTTCATACCAACTGTGGCATCTTTAAGAAGTTTCATCCAATATGCAAACACAGCGTCCCATGCTTCTTCTGCTTTTTGCCGTTTTTCTTCAAGGCCTTCTTCTTCATGATAGTCCCAAAACTCCTCATCAAGTTTGCGATAGTTGTCAAGTAATTCCTGTGCACCTTTGTAAGTTTTGCCTTTATATTCAAACATATTAATACTCCTTTAACCTAAAAATATCTTTATTAACAAATAAATTTCACGCCAATTATCTACCCTATAAAGACGTTCATCTTTATCATCTTCTTCTGTAAACTCATTCCACGGATAAGCCAAACAAATAGATTCATACGTTCTTTCGCCGCGAAGATTACCAAGAAAATCATCTATCATCACATCAAACCTAAGCAACTGTTTATTGGTGATACATATTGTGTGGCTTTTGATGTAATCGAGTCCAAGAAAATCGAGATTCCTTGAAAGATGGTTCATTTTCTTTTTAAGGTTTTCCGGCAAGGTAGCCGTAGCAAAATAAATCTCATGACCATCTTCAACCAGTTTCTTTATTGCTTCTGTTGCGCCCTCGATGAAGTCAACCTTTTTCCACATATGTTTTGATTCAAAGGCTTCGGGAACAAGCAATCTGTTTTCGGGCGGAACATAATCTTCGATGCTGTAGGTCTTGATGTCTTCCAGTTTAAGATTAAGTCCCGTTCGTTCGTTTAGGTATTCCAGCACACACTCTGTGGTGTTGACTAGAACGTTGTCGATGTCTATCCCAATTATCATTACTTACCTCCCTTAAATAATATCCTTTAATTCAACAGAACTATATTTGTTTTTAATTTCATAACCGTGGTTTAAGGCTTCCTTTAATGCCGCGATATATAAAGAGATTGGAATATTATCTTCTTTAAACTGTTTAAGGTTCTTTTTGGTTAAATATTCTTTATATTCCATTTCCGCTTGCATATCTATAGCTTCCAATTCTTTATCCAATTCAAGAATTTGTTCACGCAATCTTTCCGGGTCTATATTTAATCCCCCTTTAGAATTAAATGTCAGCGTATTTCCATTCTGAACCAAATATCCTTTTTCTATAAGTTCCAAACGTGCGTTTCGATACGTCTTGTCACTCATTTCAAAGTTATTTATAAAGTCTTTAGGGCTAAAATAAAAGTTATATCCGTCCTTATTTTTTGATAAATACAGAAATAACTTAAAGGCAGAAGCAGATAGAACATTTCCCGCCGTTGTAATATCTTTCCAATCTATCATAAGAAAAACCTCCTCTTCTCTCTTTTTGATAATTTTCATTTCAAATTGATTTGGGTAGGTCATTATATCACCTCTCTCGAAAAATCATTTGGAAATTTTCTTCCAAAAATAATGTAGTTTTGGAATAAAAATACTACAGGAAAAAAATTTCCAACCTTGGAAAAAATTTTCCATATGATTTTTCAAGACCTTGGAAAAAAATTTCCAACCTTGGAAAAAAATTACCATATGATTCCTCAATACCTTGGAAAAAAATTTCCAACTTTGGAAAAAATTTATAGGAGAAATATTAAATGAAATGAAATGAAATAAATTCATATAAAGGAAATCGCGGCGTATTCATTAAATCACTCCCAAAATTAACTGATAAAGGTCTTGATTATTGCAAATTACAATTTTCCTATCATCTACCTCGGCCGTGAATGGCTTCATGTTTGCTTCATAAAAGAAATATTCAACCCATTCATTCTTATCACCAACGGCTGCCGCAAGAATCTGAACTGCAAGATAAAGACCACTATGCTCGATAATCGGCTCACAAGCACAATTACCAAGTGCCGCATCAATTTTATTGTAGAAATCTTCTGCTGTCTGAAACTTATCAATAAGTTTGTTCATAAAATTGTCGAAATTTTCAAATGACATCATAGTTTTTAGTTCCTTCCTGATTTTCTATATATATTATAGCATAAATTAAGGTTTTTGTAAAGTGGTGTTAATTTTTCCCATCCTTATCATCCATCCTACTCATACCAACCAGCATCAAATTCAATGCTGACCTACAGCTTTTCCAATTCTCCATTAATCCATAACTTAAAAACCAAATCCACATTGGAAATTCCTTAAAGCCGAAGATAAAGAAGCATATCGCGGCGATAATAAAAGGAATACCAATTGTTTTAAGGCTTAATAGAAATGTCGAGCAAATGAGTGAAATGTAATATTCTGTTTTTGTCATATGTCTTCTCCTATCTTAAACATCTTAATGAACTGATTTGTGGTTAATTTCTCAACAAAATTGTCTATCTTTCCATCCAGCGCGGCGAAGTATAATGCCGGGATTTTCTGCTGTTTTGCGAACTCGGCAAAATCTTTACGGTTGGCCTGAAATTTCTTACAAGTGTTAACTTCTGCCTTTACTCTTTTGATGTAAGCATCAGCGGATTGTATCTGATACATAATTTTTGTGAATTTTTCTGTCATCTCCGGATAGTAGGCTAAAAGCTCTTCATAGTCATTTGCTTTGATTAATTCTACAATTCTTTCAATAGTAATTACACCATTGTTAACCATACGATGAAGTTCAAAGTATCTCTTTGTCTTTATCTTTACACGTTCATTGTACATATCACGAACTACGATACCTTCATGGCCGTCCGGCATAGACTCTACAAGCTCACAAAATTCCTTTTCATTACTGAGTTTGTATTCTTGTGGAAGGTTGAGGCCGTTAATCTTACCAAAAGTTCTAACTACATCACCGCTAATTTCGTGAAGTGTGTCCATCTCACGCATAGAAAGTAAGTATACCTTTGTTTCAGGGTAGTCTATAACAACCTTGTTATAAGGAGAAACTAACTCGAAAGTGAAACATAAGTTTAAGTCTGCCCAGTTCTTACCGAAGTGTTCACCTTCGAAGAAATCTAATGGCATTACAGAAGTAAATAACTCACCGAAGTTCTTGTATGGACCAACACCGTTAAGTGGAGCTTTAAAGGCATCAATGGTACCATTGGTGCTTAAATGCCATTCGCCGCGAGCATACCATACAGACATAAGGCTACCGTCAAGTTTTTCTCCGGCTGTCGCAGTATTCCAATCAATTTTTGCGGCATGAGATTCCCCGAGATTAAAGAACTTTTTAAACGCCATTCTAACAGCCTTAAAGTTGTCAGTAGAGTCAAGAATAAGACCACGAGCTTCTTTGCAAATTTCTTCGTTAAAGTCAGAATCTATCTGATTATACTTAAAGATAACGAAACCATCATCTTCTGTAATTTTAAGATTATATGGTGCGGCAGACAAAAGTTCACGCCAATTTTCATGTGCAAAAATAAACTCCTGAATCTTTAACATTTTTATCTCTCCTTTGCTTCTACCGTCTTTCTACAATTCGGACACTTCATATAAATCGCATATGGTAAACAAGGCGGTGTAATTGAAACCTCTTTTCGTTCTGCCATCCATTCACATCCACAATTCTTACAAGAAAAAAGATATGAGGCCGCGTTCTTCTTTGGGTCGCCATTATTCATAATAAACATATTTTTTACTTCCTTTCTCATTTTCTATATATATTATAACACAATCTAAAGTAAAAGTCAACACCTACCAGATTTTTCCAAGTGCTCTCGATGGGATTCGAACCCACACTGGATGCATTTTGAGTGCACTGTCTACTGCCATTGGACTACGAGAGCATATGTGGTGATTGCTCACCACTTAACAAACTTTGCATTATCTTTCATATGGAACTTTCTCGGTATCTTGCCGCCATCGAACAGTTCATAGGTTTCAATAAGCGTACCATCATTCATTCTAATCTTAATCTTCTTTGACTTATCAAACTTGCCGCCATAAGCATGATAACAATGACCGCCAATTATAATAGCCTTGCTATCAAGAGCCTTCTCCCAATAATTGGCTTCCCAACATTCCTTGCAGCAATATTCATCATATCTGCTCCAACCATATTCTTTTCTGCAATTCTTACACATTTTCATAATTTCATATTCCTTTCAATTAATAATCATACTTTGAAGCCTTACCGAGAGTAGAATCTACGACCTTTGACCAGTCTTCGTAGAAGTCCGGAATAAAACCTACCTTGTAGAACGAACAAAAGTCTTTTGTAATTCTAACGATTTCCTCGAACATACGCTTCTGTTCTACTTCGTTTTCGCATCTGAAACCACGGAACTGTTCCCAGTCGTCATCATCGCTGAAACCGTATTCAATTGATAAACTACCCTTGCTGTTAAAAGCCTTAACAAACGCTGTAAGTCTACCGCAACAGATGTGTTCATCTTCATTAACTGCGGCAAGTGGAACGTTCTGGCTGTAGATTAAACCCTTGAATTCTAAGTTTTCGTAGTTAAAGTATTCTAACATAAGCGATACGTCCTTTCTGTTTTTATCTTTCTCTTAACTTTCTATATATATTATAACACAATTTAAAGTAAAAGTCAATAGAAACTAAAATTTTCCAAAATAAAAAAGGACGAGATAAATTCTCGCCCCGTTATAATCATTTTCACCGAAGTTAAACCTACTCAACGCCTAGACACTCGTGAGTTGGTCTGCGTTGCCATCCGGGCCAAGCCCTTCCACATCCACGCCTTGGTTTAAGATTCGGCTAAGAATGGGATAGAAAAGGTATGCTCTTTTCTTGTCCTCTAATGACATTCACCAAGCTCCTGATTTGGCTTTGACGTTGCCTAGAATGAATTACGCCACCTTTCGCTGTGGAGCGTTTGTGTGACAATGAGGAGCCTACAGCACATGGAGAAGCAGCTCCCGCGGAGGAATTAACGCCTATATTAATCGAGTCCATGTTTCGCATACATTGTCATATCAAAGTCCCCCTGACCAGATTTGAACTGGTACTGGACGCTGTTTAAGAGCGCTATCTCTGCCGGTTGGATTACAGGGGGGTGGGGTGTACGGCGGGAATTGGACCCACATCGGAAGGGCCACATCCTTCCATGTTAACCATTACACTACGTACACAGTGCTCCCGGTGGGACTCGAACCCACACGAATTAACATATGCTCCTAAGGCATACGTGTCTACCAATTCCACCACGAGAGCATAACTGAAAGAGATTTTTATTTCTCTTTCATATTATGTATATATTATATCACTTTTTTCAAAAAAAGTAAAGATTTAAACTTTACGAATATTAGTTTCGTCATAAGAAACATAAAGATTTAATTTCTGGTCGTTTGCGGCATCAATTAAATAATTATTCATATATTCATTACAATGAGTAACCACCATAGAAGTGGTAACATCAAAGAATGGACTTATACTATCATTGACCGCTCTCGCCGCGATTGTCTTGGCTTCAAGTTCATCAATTTTACCATAACGTAGAGTGCCCTGATTTGGGTTCGGCACATTTGTGGCATCAAACATACATGGATTAATTTCGTCCTTATCACATTCACAATTACTCCATAGGCCTATCTGTCCCTTACCATGACGAGTGTAATATGAACGTGTTACATAAAGTGCTTCAACATTAACTTCTGTTCTAAGAAAATTCTGATTAAGTATTCTTTCAGCTTCTATCATGCCAACACATGCCGGGGTATTATGGTTAATATCGCAGCTATATCTATCATCAAGAAGTAATCCCTGACCATTCTCAAACACAAGAAGTGGATAAGAGTGGAGAAGTTGTGTTTCTTCCCACTGGTCTTTAATTACGGTAACGTGTTCATAGAACCACGTAAAGTCTTCATTTATATTATCTTTAAGACAATCACCATGCAAGAACTCTTTTACATTTTCCGGCAGAATGCCATTTTTATCTTTTAAGACTTCTTCATAATATGCAACTATATCTTCACACGCATACATACCCTGTGAAAATGCTAAAGTCTTATGACGGCATATAGTTTCCCAAACACCGCAACCAGTAGATGAATGAGATTTTTCGCCGCGACGTTCCTCAACATTCACATTTGCAAACATATCAATAGGAGTTACACACATAGCCCCTAAACGTACATACACCTTCGGAGTGATACCCATTGCAGCAAGTTCTTCCCATTCCTGTCTAAACATAGCAGGATTTACAAGAAACTTATCTGTGAAATAGGTAGCCGCTCCTTTAAGTGTACCACTACCAAAATGACGGAACACTTTTCTCACTCCATTTTCAACTACTGTGTGTGCTCTCTGACAAGAATTAGATGGTAAGATATTCAGGCAAGTAGGTGTGCTTACTGCATTGGCAACGAGTCCTTTTGACTCATCACCATAATTTAATCCAGTTACAATTTTTACGTCCGTCATTTTGCTCTCCTTTTACCAAGAAATTTCGTTTGTAAATTCGATTATACTATCTGGCTTTGGCGCCACGTCTACACCAACTATAAAGCCTTCGCTTTCATGGGTAGTAATAATCTGAGGAATAATCTGAGCAATTTCCTTTACTGAGCAATCAAATACATGGTCCTTACCAAGAGTCTTATACCAAGTAGACAGGCTTGGCTTATAGCTTCTGTGGTCAACGTTTATATGATAGAGGTCATACTTATCCTTTACGGCTTCATAAATCTTCTTTGTATCAAAGCCACAAGCTAAAGAACCCTGATTAACTACTTCTTCATACTTATCACTATCAATATAAGGATTAAGAATTTCATCACCCATTGTTATGATAATACCCTTCTTGCCCCTCTTCCAACAGTCAAGTTCAGTTCTTTCCGCCGCGAACTTCCAAATGGCTGAATAAGATTCCCAATCATTCGGACCGCCGCCACGTTCAAAATAAACCTTATCAAGCTGTTCAGCGATACGAATATCAGATTCAAACTGCGATACCTGAAGTGGTGCATCATCATAAGAGAAGTCACCAATAGCCGCAATCATAAACTCAACGTCTGCTACCTTTTCATAAAGTTCAGTCATGATGTTATTAAGTTCTGCGGCAACTTCGTTGGCCGCCTTACCCATAGAACCAGTAACGTCAAGGGCGAGGATTACAGGAACAGTATTTGGGTGTTCCTCACTGTCCCTACATTCTCTCTTTACATTAAAAGGATTAAGTTCCTTTGCCAGACCACGCTGAGTATAGTTCTGGGTTACATCATCGCTAAGAAGGGCTCTACCTGTAGAGTCAACCCCTCTGCTCATTGATGTAGAATAACTCTTAAACTTTTCAGTCGTCCATGAGCCCCCTCCCATAGATTATTCACCCTCCTTTGTTTCTGCTGGTGCAACAGGATTTACAGCCTTGAAAAGATTATCAAACATATTCATACCGCCACCGTTCATCATCATCATCATGAGCATCGGATTGCCACCGTCTGTGCCAGTCATGCCACCCATTAACTGCTTCATCATCATGAACTTCATAACGTTCTGTGCGCCATCAGCGCTTGCACCGAACATACCGCCCATGTTGCCAAACAGGCTTGTAATCTTTCCATAGAAATAAGTATTGCCCATAAACATATGACGTTCAGGCATGATGTTCTCAACTGTACCGTTCTTGTAGTTAATGCAAGTAATCATGTCATCTGCAACTTTGAGAACGTAACGAGGAGCCGGTTCACTTCCGCCAGCAAGGATAATATCACCAGCCGTAACAGTATTTGTAGGAATAACGAAGAACATTTCATCACCAACATCAAATACGAAGTTGTCACAGTTAACAAAAGCCTTCTCGGTTGGATTATAAGCCTTATAACCACCATTAACCTTTACTGCGATATTGCCATCAATAGTCAGACGACAAAGACCACCCTTAACCGGTCCAAACATACCCTTCATAAAATTACCCATTTCCATTAGAAATTCCTCCTTAGAATTTTTATTATATATTAATTATAACACAACTTTAAAAAAGTCAAGATTTGTTCGTATCGCTTATAAAAACAACAAAAGAAATTATGTAAATCGCGGCAAGAATCGTAGGAACGGGACCACATTCGGTCCATAAAATTCCTAAGAATATAAAGGTAATATATAATACAAACAATCCCATAGCTATTACCGCTAATGCCCCCACTACTTTCGCCGCGAAAATTATTCCTTTTAAAAATTTCATTTTACCAGTCCTCTTGCAAGCTTCATTGCAATGCCAGCCGCAATCTTACCAAAGTTTTCAATCTGAGCAACTGTTTCCGGTTCTTCCTTTACGCAGTCCGCATATACAGCCTTTGGAAGATGCTTTGCAATTGTACCAAGGTCCTTTTCATCCCATTCTGCTGGAATAAGACCGTCTTCTATTATTTTCTGTATGAGTTTTTCTACTCGTCTTTCTGTTACGATAGTTGCAGCAAGAGCTTCCTGAGCATGCTTTGCAGCAATTTTTTCAGGGTCAACCATCTTCTGTTCCTTCTGACCCTTTACCTCAGAGAAACGTGCATCAACAATTTTTACATATGCCGGGGTGTTTGAGGACTTGTTGTCAAGTCTGTCCTGTGATTTTACGACCTGTCCTTCCCCGCAAGGAGAAGCCCCCATTTTTGTCTGTCCAACCAATTTATTAATGTCATCCCAAGATGTGAATGGGCCTTCATAAAAAATTGGTACTGTGTTAAGACCAAGTTCTGCGATAATCTTTTTTGCTTCACTCCAAGGAAGGTATTGTGCTGTTTCCTTATTCCATACGTCAAAGGCGTAGAACTTATGCATCTTATCTTCTGGGTATTTTACAGTATGCTTGCACAACCATTCACCAAAGACAATAAAGTTCTCACCAAGAACCTCCATAACCTTTGTGGCATCAAGTGTTTTCACAAAATCATAAAAGCCATTAAGGGTATTTGTTTCGTCTAATACCTTACGACGAGAGAAGGCATTAAGATTACCGTCAAACGAGGCATTGCTGCCATCAATTTTCTCGGAAACTGTAATCATTTCACCAGGCTTAAAAGCCATAGCATATTTTTCTTTTAAGCGTTCAATATCAATATATTTCTTGAATTCCATATTCTTACTTCCTTTCTAATTCTGCTCCACAAGAAGGGCACTGACATGGTGGTTCATATATAATCCTTACCCTATGCTGTTCAAACGCTCCAAAACCATCAGAATAATGTTGAACTTCTCTTTTAAATTTCTTTGGTAAGTTATCACCTTCGAGAAAAAATCCACAACATTCACAAGTAATCCTCAAATCATCGGTATAAGGGTCTCTTGAATATATCCATTTTCCCTTCTTAGATTCTGACATATATTTACCTCTCTCTTAACTTTCTATATATATTATAACACAGTTTTCTCTAAAAGTCAACACCTACCATATTTTACCATGGTACAAATTCCGGTTTTGCACGTCCATCAATGAAAAGTAAATCATCTTTCTTGATTGTAGCAATCTCTCCCCACTTCTGAGCAAAGTCCTGAGAGTTGAAACCATGACTAAGAACGATTGCACGCCCATGTGGAGTATCGTTTACTGTCGCTTCAATGGTTTCATCCTTTTCTGAAATGTACTCTAAGAACTCATTAAGTTTCACGGAGTCTGTAGTATCAAAATCAATCAGCCACTTCTTCTCTGCGGCACATTCCTTCTGAGCCGCGAAACCAGCAACCTTAGACCTAATGCAACAAAGGTTAAAATCATCCTCCTCAATTAAGAAATGAAGGAGCTTTTTCCTGATAACGCCCATATCTCTTGCGTTTACACTTCTATAGAAGCGGCAAAATTCACCGGCTACACCTTTTTCAACAAAATCACGGAAAGCCGGCATAAGTTCCTCAGCAGACTGCTGAGAAATAAATGATTTGCGGCGTTCAGTAAAGCCTTCAACATCTGCGTTATCTTTATTTCTTGAAACAAATAAAATAACGTAAACCGGAGCATCGGAACTGATTGTTCCCCACTTTTTATTCTTCATATTTTACACCTCATCAAACATTGGAGCATATTTTCTTACGTGACAGCGTTCAACCACTCCCATAATCTTTTCGCCGCCATTTTCTTCTTTAATATAGATATAAGCCTTATCTGTTGTGATTGAACCTCTTCCTCTCGGAAAAGCCATTCGTTTTGCCACTTTTTCAACCTCTTTAAGATTAAGCGTGTTTAACTCAACTCGTCCCTGTTTTGTTATGATAACAAAAACAGGAAGATTGTTTTTGAAAAGAGGATTGCTGTCAGCTATCTTGCCGCACCATTTTACACCATATTCATCCCATTGGTCGGTAACTATTAAGTGAGTTTTTACTCTCATGTTATGATGTCCTTTCTCTTAACTTTCTATATATATTATAGCATATTTTTAAGAGAAAGTCAACACCTACCATATTCTGGTAAATCAATTTTGCTCTGGTTCCAATTCCTCTTTAAACTTATTCCTAGTGAAAAAGAACGCGTGTTCTGCTAAATGACATTCCGGGCATTCAACTTCCGTGTCCCATTCTTGTATGCCGCTCTGAACAGATGTAGTGTCAGTTTTACTATAAGCAAAGATACAACCGCAACTACATTTCTGCACATAAAGGTCAATGCCGCTTCGTAATACTTTCATTTATTAGATACCACCCAAACTTTCATAAAACTTTTTGAGTTCAAGAAATTCCTCATCTGTTAAGCCAAAAACTTCAAAGTAGCGCCAATCATCACAAATATCTATTGTTAAACCATTTTCATTAAAAACGGTTCTCGTAAAATCTCCCAATATGTTACGAGTATCGAAAATGCCCCACATAATTGTGTCCATATGTTCCTTAATAATCTTCTTTGCGGTTTCAAGTCTACTCATTGTTAGCCTCCATTTCATTAAGAATCTAAAGAATCATTTACTTCGTTTATGGTTATATAGCTTTCGTCGCCATCAAATACACACATAGAAAGTACATATATATACTTATCCCATGAGCCGAACCCTACTTCAATTTCCTTTATGTTAAGGAACTCTACGCCAATGTGATAAATAAAAGCAAGATAGTTTGCCAGTCCGCTAATATAGAAATCAGCATAGTCTTCGTCTTTATAATTCGGAGAACATGGACATTTACCTAAAATCGCGGCAATGAGAATTTCAGCAATCTCTGGGAAGCGTTCTTTCACTTCCTCTTCCCAGTTATCTTCATCTATCCAAATTCTTATAGAGTTGCCGTAATTGTTAAATAAAAAACGTATATATTCAAAGAACTCACGTCCGGTCATATTAGTCTCCCTTCGATACTGTTGTTGCATAAGTTGCCTTTAACTGAGCAAGTTCAAGACTTTCTTTCATAAAGCGGTTTGCCAACTCCGCTGAACAAACATAGAAGCCATTGTTCTGAAGAAGCTCAACAAGGCCGGGGTTTACAAATTTCTTACCAAGGTCATCATACTGTATAATATCTGCGCCTTCAAGTGGAACTACAATACCATTTTTAATATCTTTTATTAAGTCCTCTTTGCTACGCTTTTTATTACCACCACTCATAGTAAACAAACTCTCCTTTATCTGCACTATAATTTTCGTCACCAAGAACGCTCTCTAGAGTTTCTATCGTTCTATCTACGTCAATGAAAAAACCTAAATCTCTTTCACGATAGCTTGGGAAGTAATTCTGTATAAACTCAGTAACTCCCAACTTGTCGTCCACAACATCTGCATAGACATTAGAAACTTCTTTGCAGTTGTCTACTAACTGTTCAAGGTCTTCTCTTGTGATTGGGTGTTCGTAGAGGTTAGCGCCTGACGGATAATTAGTGTTATTTACAAACCACTCCTGAAATTCGTAGCCTTTGCGCCAATACATTACCTCTTCGCTTTCCTCCATAGAGCACGTTTCTACTTTTTTCCCAGTCATCTTAATAAAATCATTGAGTGCCTTTTCCGCGCGAAAACCTCTTGTAGCATCGTCCTCTATACTATCTATAAGTTCCTTTTTAAATTCGATAAGCTCCTTAATGTCTTTTGCTATTGACACACTTACCTTAATCGGGTCAGTAATCTTTCTTTTAAAATATATGTACTGGTCAAGTCCCATAAATAACATCCTTTCTCTTAACTTTCTATATATATTATATCATAAAATTAGGTTTTTGTAAATGCCTACCAGATATTTCCAGTTAGCGATATTTGTCAGTTATTTGGTATCTGGTATTGGTAGGAACAACTACTTGTTCTACAAATTCATCACCTTGCATTTCTTGCCATAATTTCTTGCGCCGAAACCATGGAACAGAATATAAGAGTGTTGCCATCTGAGTGCATGCCATTGCAACATCAAGACCCCATCGTCCATCACAAGCTCTGTCATTTGCCCATTTTAAAAATCCTTTATATGTCATTCTTTTCCCTCCCATTCGTCGAGTGCTGGATTGTTCGGAAAATGCTCATTCCACGCTTCTAACAGGTCACAATATGTATTATAACCCGATGTTTCACGAACGGTGTAATCAACATATCCATTAGTGTTCTGAGGTTTTACATCACTTACACAATAAACAAGTCTGTGACACGTAGGACACGCACAATATATTGGTATTGAATGTTGGCTCCAGTCCTCTAAATATGCATTTTCGCTAGCTTCCCATTCACAGCCGCATAGGCATCTAAACTTCGCATATTTCTTGTCGATGATGTCGGGATTTCCCGACTTTAGAATATGTAAATCATTCATTAGTTTTCCCTCCGTAAATTTAATCTTGGTTTGGTGACTGATTCCAGCAAACTTTCACGGCGAAAAGCTAAATCTTTTAGCCATGTCTAGATAGAATCTTCCTTTAATATTGTCTGATGAATTATTTTGTCTATTAAACCAAACACAATCTCTTCAGACCAAAACACACCACGGTAATCTTCAAAGACTTTATCTTTTCTGTGCCATTTCATGCCTTTTTTAATTAAGGTAAGGCTCATAGCTTCACCAAAACAAAATTCATCAAAGGAATCATCAATATAATATTTTGTATTATCGTAACTCATTATCTTAACTCCACAATGTCATTATAAAAAATTCTTTCCTGAGAAGACAATCTCATGTCTACGTGATAATGGCCGCAAAAATGATATGTATAATCACAGTTATCAAGTATTTGGTCAAGCATTTTGTCAGATGGAGTAATCTCAAAACCAAGACAAGACACAACAAAACTGCCGCCCGTATGAGATATTATTGTGTCTACCTTTCTGTCATACTTTTTAAGGTTTTCTATTGCACAATCTACTTGTCCTTGTTTAATTCTTTCCTGTGGCCACCAAGATTCACCTTCTATACGAAAAGCCTTATCTGTTGAATCTGCGCCATTGACATTAAGAAATGTTTTGCCGCAAAAATCGTATATTTCTCCTGTCACACCAACGTAACAACGTTCACCAATCTTACGCGCTCTTCCGCCGCAAAAATCAACAAAAGGATATTTTCTGAGGGCATCGAAATTTTCATGGTTGCCGGCGGTAGCAAAAGTCGTCCAAGGAAAATTATCATACATCTTTAATGCAGCATCATCCCTTTTATCACCATACCAAACACCGCCCCAGTCGCCCAATATAATCATAAGGTCTTTTTCCGGCGTGGTGTCACATTTATCCATAAAAGGTATGAATTTTCCTATATCAACATCGTGATGCGTATCGCCCGTAATATAGATATGTTCAAACATTTAATCCCCTCCTTTTTCCAAAGCTCCTTTAATGTCAGCATAGATGTCTTCCCAACTTACCGGAGTACAGTCATGAGCATCACATGCTACATTATACATAAAGTAATTAGTATAACCACCAACCTTAAAGAACTTATCCTTGCTGTGAGTATGTCCGAAAAGGTTAATGATAGCCTTGTTAAGTGGTTTAAGGCTGTGGTCATTTACCATAGTAGGAAAATGGCTCATGTAAACCATGTTCTTACCCATTTTAGTAATGTAAGTCCAGTCATGAACATAGACATTAGCATCGCTATCCATATTCTTATAGAATTCCCACTTACTGTCCGTATCATGGTTTCCTCTGATAAAGTGCTTTTCGCCGTGAAGTTCAAGAAGAATATCCTCAATATTTGCAAGGTCCATCCCAAGAGCAAAATCTCCAAGCACAAACACCTTATCACCATCTTCAACCACTCTGTTCCAGTTGGTGATAATCGCTTCATTCATATCTTCAATTGTCTTAAAACCTCTTGCCGCATAAACAAAAGGCTTATTGTGATTAAAATGTGTATCACTAATAAAAAATGTCTTATTCATCTATATCTTCCTCCATATCTACATATGCATTATTTGTTTTATTTCTTCTGATTAAATGTTTCTCCCACTGATGGCGGCACTTGTAGCTTGACTTCCAAGACTTATCGCAATGTCTATACCATCTAGTGTCAGCAGAATCCCATGAGTTTGGAACTGTGCCAGGTCTAAGATTTTCTTTGTTTTTAAAATTCTGAAAGTAGTGTGTGGTAGGTGTGTAATTCCATCCTCGATGGTGGTGTCGGCCCGGCACTGGCCCCTCTCTGAAACGAAATGGTTCTCTATAGCTTGTTATACATTTTTCGCCGCGATTTGGTGTGCCTAAGTGCTGCCAATAAAGAGGTATATTTTTATGTCTGTATTTTCTAACCCTATCTTCAAACTGACGAATATCTACTATGCCGCCATTTTCATTAGTAAAGATATAGCGCTTTGGAACATAATTGACTACAGAATATTCACAAAAACAATAAAACTTTTCTGATTCTATTCTCAAATCTGTGCCGCTAAAATCCACATCATAGTATGGATTTACCACACCAGGTCTGCTGAAATCAAGTATCCTAGCAAGCACATGAATTAAACCTTCTTCATCGAGTTTAATCGGATACTTGTATTCATGAAACCGATTATCCGGATAACGGTCAGTATAGTAATAATACATATTCACACCTCTCTTTCATTTTCTATATATATTATAACATAGTTTAATGAAAAAGTCAAGGTTTTATAAAATTTTCCAACAAAAAGAGCGACACGTATTGTGTCGCTCGAATGTTATCTAAATACACCTGAAATAAGAAGCGTAATCATTAGGCTTGTTACACCAACACAGAAACCTCTGCCAAAACATCTTGTTCCGCTTGAATCTTTGTTGTTTAATTGCATGGCGATGTTATAGGTGAGAAGAATAGTATTTAAAAGTATAAGCCAAAGAATTTGTGCTAAACTCATATCGTTAACCCCGTTAATTTAAATAAATACATAACAAGACAAAACATGATTGTAATTATAACGCCGTTTACCTGTCCCTTTTTAAAGATTTTCTCTGATATTGTTTTATCTAAATCATTCATATCAATATAAACATAATAATTTAAATAATTTAAAAACATAAATACAACACTTACAACTAAACAAACAATAGTCCAACCTAAACTCATATCATTACTCCTTTACTTTGTAGCATTAACAATTACATTGCCGTCTGAACCAGTCATAATATTAGGAAGTTCACCGTTCCACTTTTCAATTCTATTATAATCAATAAGTTCATTAGTAATAGACTTTCTAATCTGTTCGTTAGCTTCTGCTTCTGCAGCGGCCCTTGCCCTAATTGCTGCGGCTTCGCCTTCAGCCTTAACTCTTGCGGCTTCGGCTTCACCTTCTGCTCTAGCCTTTGCTTCTGCGGCATCAGCTTCAGCGGCTGCAACTCTCTGTTCATTTTCTGTTGCCGCCTTAATCTTATTCTGTTCTGCCACGAGCTTCTGCTCAATAGCATCATTAAACGCCTGTGAGAAGTCAAAGTTTGTGATGTTGAATTCATCAATCATAATACCATAGCCATTCATCTTGCGGCTAATCTCATCCATGATGGCAACAGAAACTTCGGCTCTGTTCTTAATAAGTTCCTCAGCCTTATACTGCGCCATAATAGACTTTGTAGCTTCCTGAATTGCCGGCTGGAGAAGTGTGTCTTCATATGAAAGACCTACTGACTTAAACATATCAACAGACTTTTCCTTTGAAAGATGATAGTTGATTGCGAGTGTAGAACTTACCGCCTGAAGGTCTTTTGATGTTGAAGCCGCATTAACCTCAATCTTTCTGACCTTATTATCCATCTTAACAACTGTTTCTACGTAAGGTGTCATAAGATGGAAGCCCGGCTCGAATGTAGATTCCTGTACTGCACCAAGGATTACTCTTACACCAGTATAACCGGTGTTTACCTTAGTGAATGACGAGAATAATGTAATCAGTCCGACAATGCCGGCAATTGATACGCCTACAATTCTACCTACTCTTACTTCTGTTGAACCGTTCTTCAGTTCTCTTGTGAAAAAACCCATTTAAAATGTCCTCCTCAAATTGGTAAAAAATATTCTAAGAAATCAGGCTCTAAACCTAATTCATCTGCAATTATATCTTCGAGCACGTCTAGGTCGCCGTGGTGTATACATTCCTCGATTTGCCGCGAAACATCTTCGATAATATTTTCGGCATTAAGTTCTGATAATCCATCACGTTCCATGAGGATTTTTAGGATGGTGTCATGACCATAGTCCATTAGTACCCCTCCAGATTTGAAAGTTGTCTTTTTATCTCAGCAATGCGTTCATCGGCCGCCTTTTTGGCTTCTATTGCAGTGTCTAAATCTTTTTTAAGGCCTTCAACTAATTCTTGTATCTGCTTTTTATACGATTTTACTACGCTTCGAAGACTGCTGTCATCTAACGCAAACCACTCTGCTGGAACTGTTTCAACATAACCAGTGGCTGTCCTACGTCCGTCAAATACTTGCATCCATTCTATATCAATTGTAGTATGAGAATTGTCCACATATAATGCTGTTATGTTATGCTGTGTTATCTCGTCAGCTTCTTCATCCTTAACATCCAAGGCATTAATTATCTTCGCCGCGATTTCACGTAGCTTTCCATAATCACGAATGATGTTACAGTATGCGTTTTTCTTTTCCACTTTTCTCTGCTGTTCATATCTGGCTTCATCTGCATCACAATTTGCGTCGGCAAATCTCCATTCATCCATTCCGTCCATTATTCGCTCTCTCCTAACTGTTCCTGTAAATCCTTAATCTGTTCTTCCATTCTAGCAATCGCGGCTGTTTTTATCTTTAAATCAACCTTTAATTTATCGAGTTCTTTATATTTTTCTAGCCGCTTTTTTCTCTTTTCTTCTTCATCTATAAGTTCATCGAGTTCTTCATCTGTCATGTCAAACCACTCATAGCGAACATCAAATTCATCGGGGTCACAATCGCAACTTCCACTCCACTTTATCGTAACGGTTGAATCACCAACATATAAATCAAATGCCCAAGGTTCATACATAGGAAGACTAGGACGGAATTTCCTTGTTATATCTCTTGCCGCGATTTTTATTTCGTCTGTGAGTCTTTCATATTCAGTAAGTTCTTTAGCCGAAAACCTTGTTCTCATTCATCTTCACCTTTCTTTCTACACTTATCCTTATCTGCCTGACGTTTTCTATCCACGAATCTCTTAGGTGAAGGCATTGGCGGCTTACGCTCGCCACCCTTAACTGATTCAAGGATTTTCTTTTTATCCTTTTTATTCATGGAGAACCTCACTTTCTTTCACAAGTTCGTTGAACTGATTACACCATTCTGTATATTCTTCTGTTAATCTTTTGTCAAGTACCTTTTGATAGTTCCATTCATACCAGTCGGCACAATCTCTACGTGTTTTAGCATCGTAGATTCTTCTACCAGTCATTTTATCAGTTAATACCCAGTAGCGTTCGCTAGGGTAGTTTTTATGGTAGAAAACATCACCTGAAGAAAAATAACCATCAACTACTTTTACGATTATAGATTCTGAACCGTCTTCTTCTCTATGACGAAGTATAATCGGCCAACGTCCTTTTTTGAAAGCCATTTGACATTCTCCCTTTCTTAATTTCTATAATTATTATAACATAATTTTAAAAGAAAGTAAAGAATTTTATTCTCCTTCAGAAAAATTAATCCTACTTTCAACATAGTCCCTGTTTTGCGTGAATATAGGAATGTCATCATCTATAACCCAATCACATCTTGGGACAACTGCATTTGTAGGTGATATTTTGTTTACCATCTTACGAACAGCACACGCTCCACGCTTCTGATAAGTCGTAAGGTCATTCCAGTTTACACCCTTTTCAGTAAACATCTTGTCCTGAAGTTCATTACAACTAATGCCCTGAAGTTCCTTGTGAGAATAGAGCGACTGCGCAAGGCCTTGAATTGAGTTGCGAGTTGCATCCTGCTGGCGCCAGATAAGACAATTTATTACCTCATTACGAGGAAGTGAGAACGCACGTGCATCAAAGAATGCGCCCTTGTCTATCTTTCTCATGAGGAGGTCGGTCATCTCAGTTGTCTGATTACCAGCTTCGGCAAATAAATCCGCCGCGATATTTTCAAGAACCATGTTAAAAGCATATGTCGCCATGGCCGCAGAGATAGAAACCATTTTCTGAACATTGTAATCAAACCATGCGGCTGTATCAACTTTCTGATAGTCACAGAGAATAAGAGTAATCTCGTCAGACTGGGTGTAGCCAAGAACACAACCCTGTATGTTTTTACAAAGATAAAGCATGGTTTGTGTCATGGCTGTTTCAATGATTTTATCGAACGGCTTTTCAAAACCACGAGTGAACGTATGAAAGGCCTTGCCATCCAGCCTAATGATAACAGGGTTTTTTCTCATGAGGAAATTCTTTGGAACAGCCTCATAAGTTTTCATTCTATTACCTAATGAATCTTTAGTCATTATATATTTCTCCTTCTCTTAATATATCTTCTTTGGTTACAGCAATATCAATACCATTCCACTCATTTTCTATTTTCCATTGATGTAATTCCTCAATGTCGAGAAAAATATGACCGCGATATGCTATTACGGATTTAATACCTTCTATATCTACAGCTCTCCAATTGTCAAGTATATTGGTTTTCCAATTATCAAGCATATTTTCATCTTTCTTCAAAATCTTCACACCCCGCTCCCGCTCCGTCATGTCTACACATACCATCTACTGTACAATAGCCTTCATACTCATTATGAGGACCGTCCTCATAGAGTTTAAAGTTCTTGCATTCGCCGCAAGATGTTATTGTAACACAATCACGAGAACCGTAGCCACAGACATCTATGTCATATTTATCGCACCAACCATAGCAATCACTCTTGTGTCCGCAGTTTTCACTAGGGTCGGAGCATTGTCCTTTAAATTTCTGAAGGTAGAAATCGCACTCTTTACAAGTAAACATTTCTTTTCTCCTCTCTTAACTTTCTGTATATATTATAACACAAGTTAAGATAAAAGTAAAGACCTACCAGTTTATCCCAAAACGTGAGCAATAAAAAGGAAATTGTATTCGTCTTCAAGCTCCTGAAGCATTTTGCGATAAGTGTCCCAATCTCCGCCGCCAAGTCCACAACCCATTTTGTATGGGATACCAACTGGAATTTGTGAGTCATGCCTATATATTTTATCGGTAACGAGATATTCTTTAAGTTCAATAAAAGCCTTTCTTACAGCATCGTAGTCTGTTGCCATGCCGCCAATTCCATTCTGACCAAAGATATTAATAACAGTTCTTTGTTCATTATTAAGTCTTACTGGTAAACAATGACCGAGCGGAAGCTCTCCATCATTACAGTATTCCCAATCCTCAATAAATTCCTTATAGTCCTCAAATACCCTTGGCCACTTATTCTTAATCTGAAGAGCAATGCCGCCACCCATGATGCCCAGACAGTTTACCTGATGGGCGATAATATGAACAGGTGATTCCAAAAGATTACCTTTTACATAAATCATTAAAATTCCTCCCAATACTTTTCAATTGCATTTCTCATATTCTGAACGCCGACAGGGTTCATAGAATGGAAATGGAATTTGAAGTCAACGTTCTTGTCATGATACATCTCAACAAGCCAATTAACTAACTCAATACCATCCCCACCATATGGGGCATAGTCGCCAAGGTCGTGGTCAAGGTCAAACCAAATTTCAGTCGCTCCAATACTAATAGCTGACTGAACAAAAAACTTTGCTTCATCAACCACATGACAATGCTTGTAATATTTAAATTGGTTGCATATAGGGTCTATCTCACGTATATCATCAAGATAGAGATAGAAAGCCTGACGCTTTTCCATAATGTCACTCCTTAATTGCTAACTTTTTTAATTATTGTATTGTTTACTGGAAGATATAATTTTTGACCATATATATCAGTGGCTATAATATAGATTCCCGGAATTGAATATGTATCAATATAATAAGTTTTATCGCCGCAATACATAATTGCATTAGTTTTTTTACCTTGGTTAATTCTCATGCCCACAGCAATAAGCACCAAAATTATTGCAACTGTTGCTATAAAGCCCGGAATCCACGTACAATCTTCTTTCTTACTCCACTTTAGTTTATTCATAATTATTTCTCCTTTAAAAGACACTAAGAATTTTTCGTTTAGTCTTATTTATACAATTTGTTTTTGGATTAAGATAAAACTCTACTATATTAATTGTACCAGTACCTTTCGGGCGATACCAGTCACAACAGTCTTTTAATGCTTCTTCTGCATCTTCTAGCGTAATATACCTTCCCGAAACTCTTGACCGCATTTCACTTACACTATTAACTATTTCATAGTAAGAGAATACAAGTTTCTCATTCATTTTTTCTTCACACATTACATTTTCTCTCCTTTATAATCTTACCATAGATACCTAAATATATAAAATTATCTATTATATTGCCGCAAAGAGCCAATACAAAAAGCATAGTCAAACTCGGCTTTAAAATCGTTGTCATACCAACGCCTATAAGGGTCGCAGCGGAACATACAATATTACATGAGTTATCATACCACTCTCTTTGCTTTTCTGTTGGATTAACAATTGCTCGCATCTTCGTGCCGCCACAAGCTAAGTTCTTAGTGATAATACTATAGATAATAATATTAAACACAAAGTAAAATTTCAAATCACCTCGTATCAACACATCAACAAACAATATCACGTCAAACAAAACTTCCAACCAAAGTATGATTCGATAGCCGCGAAATAGTTTATCACTATACTTATTCCATAAGCCGCAAAATACAATGCTACCCAAGCAAGCAAAAACAGACTCAAAGCTAATATAACCTTGGGTTACCGCCTTTACTGTTTCTGCATAGATATAAGGATACGATGCGGAATAGAATAAGCCGGACAAGAACGCGGCAAGCAACATATAAAAAGACAAACGCTTCATTATCTCTCACTCCAAGTTTCTCTTGTTATGACTTCCTTGCCCTGATATACCATCTTTCCGCCAAGCAGTTCATAATATTCAATTATAACTTCCTCGGCATTTCTACCAAAGACTTCATTTTCCCAGTTAATAATTTCGCCCGAATCTACAGCCAAAGTAGTTTCACAATAGCCGCCTTCCTTTGCTACAATCCATGCCTTGCCTAAATAAAAATATTTTGGTATTTTCTTAAACATATGCCTTCCCCTTCATTTTATTAGTTAATTCTATTGCCTTTGTATTTAATACATCACAAACCTTCTGACACTTATCTTTATCCTTAAAATAAGCATAAGTATATCCAGTCTTACCTTTTAAGGTAGCTCCCTTTGAACGAAGATACCTAAGATAGTCTGGGTAAGATAAACCCATAAGTCTTGCGCCGATAACATGAAAACTTCCATCAAAGATTAATCCATTGTCAGAAATAAAATCAATGCTATCAATCGCGGCAAGATATTGTCCGTCGGTAAACATTTCTCTTGGTATGTACTTCATATAAGCACCTCATTCTGTAATTCCTTAAGCATTGCCCATTCTTCCGGTGTAAGTCTACAGCCATCAAGAAAACTCTGCCATGTTTCATATTCTGCCGGGCCGGTAATTTTGCTTTCATCAAAGTCTGTGTTCACTTCTACGCTATCTTTGCCGGCATATCCGGGTATTAAATACTTATTTACCGAAGCAACAGATACACCAACCAGTCTTGCAACCAACGATTTATTCTTATGAATAAGATAAAGTTCATTAATCTGTTCAATTTGTTCCTGTGTTATCCTTGCCATTGTCTTACTCCTTTCTTAACTTTCTATAATAATTATATCACAAATTAAAAAAAGTGTCAATGCTTTATAAACACTGACACTTTTGGTATTTTATGGAAATTATTCAGCTGGTTCTGCTTCTACAGCTTCCGGCTCTGGTTCTGAATTATCAATCTCAATAGACACATTGTCTTCAAGATAGTTCAGGATATTGGTAATAGCATAATCGCCATCCTCATTCTGAACATAATTAATTCTAATTGAAGCCCCAACAAGGTTTTCCCAAACAGGAACTTCTGCAATTGCAAGAACCTTGCCAATGTCCTCCAGCTTAACCGGAATCTGAGCTTCTGCCTTATTACCATCAATCTTTGTAGCTACTGCAATTACACCGCCATTGCCTGCGAGTGCTGTTGCACCAATTTTACCGTTAACTATCATTCGTAGTCCTCCTCGTCATCATCATCGTAATAATTATCTCTCTTGCGCTTAGAACGTCTGCGCTCTGAATCCTTTTCTTTCTTCTTCTTGTACTCGTTTGGTATGACATCCATTGGTTCAGCCTTGTCAAAATCTTTTGAATAGTCCTTATATCTTTTCATGGCTGCTCCTTAGTTTGTAAGGTCAAATACGCTATTAATGAGCTTTTCAAAGTCTTCTGTGCTTATGTCGGCAAGTGGGTCTTCTACTACAGGGCAATCAGACCTTGCGCCGCGAAAAACAACTTTACCTTCCTTACAGAATCTAAGTTCCTTAATGTTGTCGGTCTTACCATACTTGTCATTGTAAGCCTTAATCTTAGCATTGATAGCCTTGATACCATCTGTGATTTCCTGTTCTGCCTTTTCCTTAATCTTCAGCTCCTTATCCTTCTGAGCCTTTACTTCCTTGTCAGCTTCCTTTGCGATGTGTTCGCTGTAAGCAACAATATCATCTGTTGAAAAATTGCATACTGGACATTTGTACATAAATTATTACCTCTTTTTAAAATATTTTATTTGCGGATTGCCGCGATTTCCACGGAAGGATTCGAACCTTCGAAATGCCGCTTTTAGAGAGCGGTGTCTTGAGCCTCTTGACGACGTGGAAGCATATGGAATTCCTATTGCCATCGGAATCCCTTCGACCGGCTATCACATGGGCAAGATAGTGACAGCCTAAACAGAGCTTGTAGTAGGTCTGGATGTTGAGAAGGTATCCCATGCTCTGCGCACCCAACATCTTCTTCCCTTACATGTACATATCTTGTATGTACAACCAGCGACTCTTTTTTGAACAGAAGCCAATGTTTTCGCGGCTTACGCCCTACTTATTGAAGTCTGAACCTTCGCTATATAACTGTTACACGACTGACTCGTGCTTTTTACTATATTTATATTATAACATATCTCTCACTAAAAGTAAAGAGTTTCACTTAATCCCATAAACTGTAGTAGTAATCAGAAAAAAGTTTAAAACCTTTTTCAATAACCTTTGTCATTCGAGGAGTGCGGTCATAGTCATCTATAGCTATATAGAAATAGAAGGCTCGAATCATCTTGTCTAATATAGTGTCCCATTTTCTTTCAAGGGCTCTAAAATCTCCCTCCCCAAGGCGTCCCGGAATACCATGCTTGTTTTCTTTGTATAACACTAGCCGCACAAGAATAAAGTATGCAATTTCATAGTCTAAGTTCCAAGCATCTTCATAATGGAAATTCCACTTTTTAAGAAAATCCTCAGATGCCTTTTTATTATGACTTCGCAGCGGAGTATAACATTTTATTGCTCGATTGAGCGTTATTGGTCCATCTTTCATTTTCTTTCACCTCTTATGCCATTTTCCTATCTGCTTCATTGATAAGCACTAAACATTCAGCCATCTTTTCACCATAGCCATCTACGAAATCCTTATAAGCCTTTGTAGCTCTTGGGTCGAAGTCATTCTTATCATGTGATTCACGCATAATATCCATGTGATACTGAACAAGAGCAACTGTGTAGTCGCTTTCGCCGCAACAAGCAAGGATATATGCACCTACATTTTCGTGGTTGTAATAGTGTGATTCTATATCAACTTCGCCGCGATTGTTGATTCTTGACTTAACGTAAGGCTTACCTACGTCATGATACTTTGCGGCTCTAAGAATTGTATCACATTTAAGACCACGTTCCTCACAATTCTTGCTTACGTAATCATAAACAGCATCCATGTGGTCTGCGATATTTCTTGGGTGCCAGTGGCTATCGTGGTCATTATCAATGCTGTCTACGTAATAGAAGTCTGGTGTAATATTTACGGAATCATCTCTCCAGTAAACAATACTATCCCATCCTTCAGTATATCGCGGCATTGTAAGTGTTTTATACATTCTTTCAATTACTTCTGTAGGAACCTTACGTTCTCTACGGTGATTTCTTGCAATACAAAGTTCTACTGGAGTAGCAAATACCATAATTCTCTTATGAACCTTATTCTTTAAACCATTAAGAGAATTAAGGAAAGCCTTTCTACGCTTGCCGGAAAGATTTGTCGCATCATAGAATACGTCCTTACCTTCTTTAAGTGCAACAATAGTTCTTCTATGCATTTCTTCAAATACTTCTGTGTTATGTGTCTGGTCATTTACATCTCCAAACAATTCCTCTCTAAGAGAATCAGAAGATATAAGAACAGATGTAAGGCTGTCAGCAGTTACTACTTCATTTGCAAATGTAGACTTACCACTGCCCGGTAAACCCATAAGCATTGTAAAAATTGGTCTTTCATCATATATTGAGAAGTTATGCTTCATACGTCTTTCTTCCTTTCTTTATCTTATGTTTATATTATAACATAAAATTTCTAAAAAGTAAAGAGAAAAGGAGGAATCACATAGGTAATTCCTCCAAGATAAGATTATTTAGTTACTGTGTCATCCGAGGGACTCTGATATGGGAGACACCTCATCATCATAAAGAGCACTTGTAATAATCTAAATTTCTAAAGAAAGTCTGCTCTTTTCTGTCTGTAAAAGGTCTGTTGGATTCTTAGGTATAACGCTAAGTTCTTCAGGGTCAACATCGAAATAATCTGATGTTGGAGGAACTGCTTCGTTAGCACAAATTACATTTGCATATGTGCCATCCACAACTTCCTTTTCAGAGTTTGTAATTCTATCTGTACCAAACTGATAGCTTTCGCCGCCAATTGTAAGAATAGCCACTTCATTCTTCTGCTCGAACTTTGTGATTAAAGTCTGAACAAGTTCAAGTCTCTTGATGTCTGCCTGAAGCTTCTTAAGTCTTGCATCAGTCTTACTTGGCTTTGGTGGGAAGTAAGGTGGTGGAGGACATGGAGGAACTGGAGGCTGTGGGATATATCCAGGAATGAAAGGAGTTGGCACTGGGCCTGGTCCTACTGGTGGATAGAATGGATATACCGGCACTGGACATGGTGGCTTAATTGGAGGCATTGGTGGTGCTGATGGGTATGGAAGAATAGTTGGTCTTATTGGCCAAGCATAATCATAACCATCAATTCCTGTTTTCTTCTGTGTCATATATTTTCACCTCTTTAAAAAGAAAATAGCAGAGGGTTAAGTCCCTCTACTATTATTTGTAGAAAATATAATGAAGTGTCTAAGATTATGAGCCGCCGGTAGTGGAATTGTATCCCCACTCATTGGCTTTATAGAAGTTTATAAATTCTTTTTCCTTAGTATTAAGGTCTTCTGCTTCACAATGCGCCAAGATTTCAAAGGTAAAGTTTTCCACACCATCTTCCCACATTGCCGCATAGAGTTTATTTTTAGTAGATGGTTCTACCTTAAGACCTCTCTTTACGTGCTGAAGAAAACGTGTTTTAAATTCTTGTTTAGTTTGACCTATGTAGCATTTGCCGTTTTCTATGTTGGTGATTTTATAGATACCTACGCTAGTATCTTCACCAATGATGCGCCCCATAAGTTCATTGAATGGACGCTTGTAATATTGTTCATAGATAAGTTTATAAAGGGCGGTAGGGTCATGTAAGTCCTCTGCCATTTTACGGAGTTTACAAACATCTTCTTTTTCATTGTCAGTGAGAACAATACGATAGAAGTTTTCTTGTTCTCTGATTTGTTCGGCACGCTTGTATTGCTCTATAATTTCTTTTTGTTTTGCTTCTTGCGCCGCAAGCTCCTTTTGAAGAGTTTCCTTTTTCGCCGCGATGTCATCAGAGAATGTTGTGAACTCTGATTGTATCTGTTCTTTCGCGGCAAGAAACTGTTGCTTTAACTCATTAAGTTTCTCAGTATTTTCAGTTGCAACCACGGCTGATTGTCGAGAAAGTTCCTCAGTTATTTCCCTTATACGAGCGTTTTTGTTAGCAATCGCTGTGCTTAGTTCATTTTCCAAACACTGTAATTGTTGATAGATTTGAGTCTTACGAGCTTCAAATTCATCTGTTACCGTTTTTAGCTATTTGGAAACGTCCTCAGTTGCTTGTCTTAGGTGTTCCGAAACCTGTTCATCAATTAGTCTGTTCTTTTCGGCAACTACATTGTTGGAAATCTCGGCTATTAATCTCTGTGCATATTCAGCTTCTATGATAGCCTCTTTATGCCTAACCTACTTGTTATGGAAAAAACAATAACCAAGTATTATTGCTGCCGCGAAAATAGCACCTATTACGAATCCCATTTAACATCACCCCATTCAAGCTCTTTAACCTCACTATGAGTTTCAACAGTGTCCGGCATACTTTCAAAAGCCATCATATTATTATAAACATTTAGAACCTCATCCGCATCTATAGGACAAAAATCAAAAGTATCTGCGTCAGGAATAAAGTAATTTTTAATGTCACCAACATTATGATTTGTACTCGTCACGAACAAAGCACAATCTTCTCTAGTATGTACAGAATCATCTGCTAGTACATAGAACACAAGTTCACCATTTGGTAATTCATTGAACATTGGTGTATTCCAACAATATTTAAAACCGATTTCCTTCCATTCCTCTTTGGTAAACATTTGATTAATGCTATAATCATATAAAAGTTTTTCACCGTTGAGTTGGCTAATTACACTTTTCATTTCATCAAAGCTACCAACTCCTACAGGCCCCATGACAATAACAACATCATCTTCACTTACCACTTTATTCCAGTTCTCAACGATACTGCTTTTGGTGTCGTCGCCATGCTCAAACAGATTAAGGTTTGCTATAACATATGTTTTATTCATGTTTACTCTCCTCCACTATGTCATGGAATATTCCATCTTCATTTAATTCCAAAAATAGAATAAGGGTTTCTTTTTCTTTATTTATGGCAATAAAATAATTAATATTATCAATAGGCTCTTCTAAGAAGTGAGCATAACAATTTACATCATATTCGTTGTAATAATGTTCATAAATAGACCGTTCCAAATCATCAGCCCATTTTTTATCTATTTCCCCCTCTGTATTATCAAAAGCTATTCTAATCATTTCTAAAGCATCAGTCAAGCATTTTCCAGTTTCTGTCATTGTTATTTCATCACAATCATCACGATTAATTCTAAATATTTGCGCCGAAATAACAGGTTTTCCCAAGCCGTTGAGTTTTGTCCTTAGATAATTCATAGCAATCTGAGTAAGTTCATTAAGTTTATTATGGTCTTCAAAATAAGCCTTATTGTAGACATCATTCATCATTTCAATAAGAGGCGTAGGAAGCCAAACCTCTTGCGTTTCATCTTTATAAATCATCCTAAACATTATCCAAAACTCACCATCCCAGCATTTTTACGTTCCTTATCCCAATTTTTAATGCCTTTTGGCGGCGAACATATGTATAATTCTTCCTGTGCTCTTGTTGAAGCAACATAAGCAAGTCTACGTTCCTCGTCGTTATAAACTCTTACGTCCATAGCAACAACCTTTGGAAGGGTAAGACCCTTTGAAGAATGCTGTGTCATAATCTTAACCTTGTTAGTTAACATATCTTCCTGTGCCTGTTCGTAATGGTCTTTATCTCTCTTGACTATGCAGCATGGAATACCGTTTTCCTTAAATTTTTCCTCAACATATTCAACCTCAATGTTTGTGCGGCAAAGAACAGACCAGTTAACATAGTCATCCTTATCCACATCATATGCAAGATAATCGAGTATCTGATTAAAGCCTACCATTTCATTAATGTATGCAGACTTTCTACCTGATGCCGCCTTTGACTTTGGCAAACCGTGGTCAACCATGAAATCACAAATAAATCTTTCACCGAAATCAATGATGTTCTGAGGACTTCTGTAGTTATCAATAAGATGATAAGTCTTAAAGGTAGTGTGTTCCAGTTCATTGAAAATGAAGTCTGGGTCTTTGAGTCTAAAGCCATAAATCTGCTGTCTAAAATCTCCAGCATAGAAACGATTTATTGCCGGGATTTTCTTAACGAAGTTGTATTGTTTTTCTGATGTGTCTTGCACTTCATCTAAAAGCAGATGTTCAACTGGTAAGTAATAAGTCATATCTGCTTCATAGGCCTTGGTAATGATGTCATCAAACTTTTCCTTTAATACAAGTGCGGCAACATCTATACCGGCTCTGCCGCAAATTATCGCGGCATAACCATGGATAGTGCCAACGAATACGTCTTTACACTTTTCTGATAAACGTCTACGCATTTCGTTTGCGGCTTCATTGGTAAAGGTAAAAGCCACAATCTTTGTTGGGTCTACACCGGTTTCAACTAAATATTCGATACGTTGAGTGAGAATGGTGGTCTTGCCCGAGCCCGCCCCAGCCATGCATAAAATGTTCTTTTCAGGTGCTTTTACTATTTTCTTTTGTGGTTCACTTAAATTCATTTATTGCTGCCTCCAATTCTTTTTCTTTTATTATAACACAAGCTTTCAAAAAAGTAAATAGAAAAGGATGCTCACAATCTCTGTGAACATCCCTTCATTTTTACAGTAAAAATCTTCCCTTGTGTTTATCTTCTTATCCTTCGCAATTGAGTTGCCAATTCAATTAACTTAACACAAGTTCATTAACAAAATAAACTTGATATTGATATAAAATTAAATGTAACAGTCTGCTGTAATTACACCGGCATTATAGAATGGACAGCTATAATCACTCCATACGAAAACGTCAATTACACCATAATCTCTACAGCAATCATCACAATAGTACGTTCCATTCATCTCCGGATACCCCGGAAATTCGAGATAAACTGTTGTTCTACCATTTCTATTATATCCATATGTCTCATATAAAGTTCTGCTTGCTACAGAACCTCTTATGCCATTACCATAATCACCATAACCCATAAGAGTTCTACCTGAACCGCCGCAAACACCATCATAATATGCTGTTGCTGGGTAATATGTTACTCTTCCGAAATAACCAAAATATGTTAAACCATCAGAACTTGGAGCTTCTTCCACTGGCGGAACGTATTCTTCAAATCCATCACATTCCGGGCAACATTCAGTACAAAGTCTTGCTGTAAGTCCATTAGCCGAGTCTATACGATAAGCGTCATCTTTGTTCCATCTGCAAGTGCTACGATGGATGTAATATGTACTTGGCTTATAAACTAAGTATTCTTCTACTGGCTCAACCACTGGTGCTGGTTCAGTTTCTGTTTCCGGTGTTGGTTCTACATATTCTGCTGGTGCTTCTGTTTCTGGCACTATTACTACTTCAGCTTCTGTTGCCGGAGCTTCTGTTTCTGCATTAGTTGTTTCCACTGTTGTTTCTGCTGTGGTGATTGCGGCAGAAGTTGTTGTGGAATTAGATGTAGCAACTGTTGTTATTACAGTTGTTTCAATGGTCGTTTCTGCTGTGCTTTCTGCGACATCTGCATAAATAGTATCTGTGTTTACTAGGTCTACTTTTGTGTTCTAGCCGCAACTTGCAACTGTAAAACACATCGCTAGGCCAATAACGATGCCACACATCATGTTTAAGTTCTTCTTATTCATAAAAAATTCCTCCTTATTTGGCGAAGTATCGCCGCTTAGGGAGATTTTACTGTAAGTTGTACTCGCAAAAAGCAAGCATCAAAGATAATGTAGAAAAAAATAGATAATGTTCAAAGTATTTCCTAAGAACATTATCTATTATAGCATAGTTTTGTAGAAAAGTAAAGGGTTTTACTTAACTATATATACACAAGCCGCCATTAAGTTTTGTATTACCATGGAAGTATTCTGCATTTTTCCCGATGCATTTTTCTATATTACCATAAATGTCTTCCGGACGTTCGTGCCATTCTCCATCTTCTTCTTTCATCAACTGTTGGAAACCAGTTGCCATAGTTGACCTTTGTGTTTCATAGGCTTCTCTATCTTCCCATGGTAACGCAACATTTTTTGCTGACCTAATTGAGCCTTCTTCTGTTTGTTCGTAGCCGTCTTGGTCTATCTAAACTACTGCTTCTGAAACTTTTGCAATTTGGTCTTCCCAAAGTAATGCTGTTCTGTTTGATGCGTTGTGGCGAAGTACGTCAAAGTATTCTACCATGCCGCAAAAACGAGGTGTAAAAGTCGCTTGGTAAATTGTTGTACCGCCCGGCACTTTTGCACCACCATTAACATCTTCTTTGGAGCATACGTTGTTTTCATCATTATTGGTAATGTAGAATTGTCTCCAGTGCGAGTCACCCATATAAGTTCCATCATCAGCTTCAAGACCCAGCTTTCTAAAGTAACTTTCATATCTATTCATAGGTAAGCAAGCGATAATTTTGCCGATTTCTTTCTTTTGACCATTTTCTTCGGTATAGACTGTGCCGTCCCCGTCTGGTCTTTCATCAGCATTAAGCTAATCATTAACCAAATAAATGGCTTCATTCTCTGTATAGGTTTTGATGTATGGAGAAAAATCATAGCCCTCTGTTTCCTATGGCATACCAGTTAATGACTCTATGGTAGGAATATAGAAATATAGTGCCGGCAAGAATGATACATCCCAGAAAACGTCGCTACCTGTTCTTCCCGTACCTGACCACGGAGTTAAGCCAATTGTTGTCGCAATGAAGCATGGGTTCTTACCTACAGTTCCTGCATTTGCTTTGATGAAATTCTTCGCCGCGATAAGTCCATCATATTCTATATGAGCTTTTGTTGGATATGTGCATGGTCGTTTTTCCGGGTCTTTTGCATAACAAATTTTATTGTTTTTAACAGCTTCATCTGGCCCGCCATCATTTTCCGGTTGGTAAGTGTCCCATCTAAGTCTATAGTATTTGGTGTTGCGGCCCGTTCCTGATTTTCTTGTGACGTTTCCATACATAGATGTGTATTTGAAAGTGCCACTATCATCAACAGAAGCCATAATAAAATCATCGCCATTTTCTGGTAGATAATTTCCTATTTTAAGAACATAAGCCTGATTGTTAAACAGATTATCAGAAGAAATGATAGAAGCAGTTTCTAACATCCATGATGCCACTTCGCCGCCGTACCAAGCCTTTAGCTCTCGCCAAGGAATAGCGTCATCTTCATATTCTTCTTCTCTCTGTTCAGCCTGTTCTGAATCAGCCTGATAAGTAAGCACAAGGCTGTCATCATTGCTAGGAACTAAACTATATTTACCTATAAAACTATAGTCTCGGTCTACCATTTCTCCCTCATGTGAAGTAGAAATCATAGCAAATGTATCATAAACAGATAATTCAAGATTTTCTATCTCTGTTTCATTCTCCTTTAAAGTAATGTTTGGTTTAACACGTAAACAACCAATATACTTTAAGGTTGGATTTTCTTCACCATTACTTTGACTTGGAACTTTTGAGAAAGGCCACACTACCATATCGCCATCACAAACTCTAAACTGTCCCATAATCTAATCAGTAAAGCGTTTCTTACCGTCTGTCTTATCTTCAAATCGCGGCGAAATAAGTAAAGAATCCTTTAATGTATCACCAATCTATTCCTTAATACGCTTGTAAGTCCATTCCTTAGTATCTTTAGAATAGAATAAAACCATAGGATAGTATTCTGTAGAATAGAAGTCAACTGTATAATTATCAAGTCTAACAATTGGAAGAACACATAAGTCCTAATTTGCGAAATCCTCAGTTAAATAACCGATTCTATCCACAATCTCATTCTTATAACTATTCCAATCTTCAACTGTGATAACCATATTACCATATTCATCAATATCCCATGACATAGCACTGTTTTTACTTTCAAAGTCATCATATTTTCTGCCATGTTCATTATCTCTTGGCGGCACATACAAACTCATTACTCTAATACCTTTCTGTTTCTTCTGTGTTATTGCCGCGATTTCTAACCAAAGGTATAACACATTTTCCCATATCTCAGAAACTTCTCTTGCGATACCTTCACACATTTTATTTATTGGATTTTCGTCGCCAAATAAGTATGCGCAAATAGCACTAATAGTCTAAGCAATAACCCAAAAGTTTCTATCTAAATCCTCAACTAAAACTCTTCTACCATATTGCGGCATAAGGAGTCTAATCCATGTTTCAATATCTTTTTCTTTTGTGAATTGTACAGCCGTATCATTTGATAAATCATCATTAAGAGCATCGTGACCTCTTACTTCATCGTAAGCCCTATCATCTATATTATACCTTGGACGCACCCAATAGTCTTCATCATTAATAGGTGTATAATCAAAACCATTGCCGGCATCTGCGGCCTTTAAATCACTGATTCTAATACTATGTTCATTATCATCACCTATTGGAATCAGTATCTTGTCCTCCGGTCTTTCTTCAATGTTCTTGATGAAATATTTAATTAATTGCTGAACTGACTCATTCCAAAAACTATCATTAGTATCATTATAAATCAGCTCTTTAAGTGTGTTGTAAAGTTCACTTGTAAAAGGTTCTTCATCTCTGTCTTCAAAGTCTGCTGAACTAATTACCTATCCAACCAATCCAGTAAGTTCTCCATCATCAAAAACGACTGGATGCTCCTGACTTTTAAGTAAAGCCAGGAGGTCTTTCCAGAATCGTTCCTCGTTTTCAGGAGTAAGACCGAGCATTTGAACAAGAACCTTTAAGTTAGTAATTGTTTTTAAAAATTCTAACCAACGTTCCATTATCTCACCTCTTAATTATCCCACGGAGGGTTTTGGTCTACCCAAGTAATGTGTTGTTCATACCATGCCGGGCCTTCTACAGTATCATCCATCTGGTCTGGGTCATAGTATGTTGTGTCCGTTTTATGACCGAAGTCTTTATATTTTTCATAGTTGCGATTGCGGCTAGAGTTGTTAATAACTTCGTAGCCAGCACGAACTGTGTCTACATCATGTGTGCCGCCCGTTTCAATGTGAGTTTGGTCAAATTCACCATCGGCATTTCTACTGTAAATCTTTTGACCATACATACCATTCGGACCGAACATATAAACTCTTATTTCAGAACGCATTGAAGTGTTGATGAAAATACGTTCACCAGTCCATGTATCAAAACCATGAGATGTGTATGTCTGCGGCGTGATGCCTTTATCTTGTAGCCATGCCCTTACCTTAGTATCCCATTGAGGGTCGTCATCATAAAGGCCACACTGTTCTATATACCATTCATCATAGTAAGGTGAATTTGATATACCTATAATTGCCTGCTCTAAATACCATGAATCCTCATATATATCCATTTCTTCCGCCGCGAAAGCCTCTTTGATAGCATTTACAGCATCTCCCCATGTATCTATATAAGTGTCTGCTTCTTCACGAGTAGACCATTGCACCGCGATATTTCTTGCGAACTATCTATTTAGGTCTATTTCATCTCTCAGTGTGCCCCAACAATATTTTTCCATAGTGTCGTTACTACCATTAATCAACTTAGTATTAACAGCATATGGAGCTTCAACCTTTACTACGAGCCATGTTGATGGGCCGAAATCCTAACCAGTCTGTTTACAAGTTAACCATTGTTCATGCTGTCCGGCCATTATTGAAGTTGTAGTGCGTCCCTCACCAGTTGTATCAATAGGGAGTTGTAGTGCTTCCTCGCAAGTGTAATTACCATAGCCAAATTTGAACTTTTCGCCGTCTCTCTGAACAGAAAGTACACCACTTAGGAAACTATGTCCATTAGTTGGTTTTATTGTGCGATGGCCCGGATAATCTGATGCAATATGTTCTTTGCCGCAATAAATAACAGCATTAGCATTGGTGAAGTCGGTCGGATGTGTTGACTCATAATACTGAGAAACTAAACCATCTTTTGATGCTAAATACTTAATCATTTTATGTGGTTCTTCTGTATCGGCGCGATAGTTGAAGTTCTTTTCGCCTTCTGCAAATATTAAGCAGTAAGGAGAAATATACTTGTCTTTGTTGATTACCGACACAAGCTCTGCTAAATAATCCGCAAATGTAGGATATACAAGAACTGGTTCCTCACCTGACGTATCACTTGCTAATGCACTTCTTGTGGTTTTATCATAAACCGCGGCTGTATTCTTATACATAACTTCTTCTGTTGTGTATAAAGCCTTTAATGCATTATAGTTCTACATCTTAAATGCCGCTGGGTTATTTGAATAATCTTCGCTTGCCTTTGCATATGCAAGTAAGATTTGTTTATCAGAAGCCACAAGGTCAGGTAAATCTGTGTAATTGTAATGAGATTTGAAGTGTGCTTCAGTTTCGTAATATGGCTCTGTTTTCATGGTAGGTAAAACCATAATTGAGTACATAGGGTCATCAACATCAACATATGTGCTTAACATTTCGCCCTGATAGTAGCCCTTTTTAATAGGTGTTAATGTAGGCGCTACTTCACCAAGAGGGCCATTGTCAAGAGCTGTTTTATATTTCTTTGTTGTGATTACTCCTTCCTCATACTCACCCTTATACTCCATAAGGTTAGCTACCCTATCTGTCATCATTTCTCTTACTGTATCTCTAAAGATAATGTGAATGTCAATTTGTGGATTCTTTTCCCAAATACCTTCAGAATTTTTCTTGTAGAGTTTTCCGTCAAAATCTATAATATCTCTTGCAAGACCATAGTATCTCTTAAGGTCAAGACCAATGTATGGTGCTGAACTAAGCGGCGCGAAAGTTAAGTAATTTCTGTAGTGCTCAGGGAACATTTCTGCTGTGAAATCGTCTACCATGTATTTGCCAGTTGAGATGTTGTATTCCGGTAATTTAATCAGACCATATATATGGTCGGCATAATCTCCCAAATCTATTTCCAACCCTGTGGTATTTAGTGGTAAGACCTCCCAGGAAGGGTTATCCATGTTTCTATCATAGATATAAACACCTGGGAACGATACCTTAGAGTAATAATCGTTCTCATAATTATTTTTTCTCATGTAAGGCAAAATGCAAAGGTTTTTGTCTGGATATTTTTGTAAGAGATAATTGAGTTCTGGAGAGCAAACGAAATCATCATAGGTCATTGAAACTTTCCCGTGAGCTGCGTTCGGCATAAGCACTTCACAGTGTGTATCTGTTATAAGTGGAGGCTCTCCAATTAAACTTTGCGTCATCCAAAGGTAAATAACATTCTCCCAAAGTTGACCAATTTCTTTAATCATGCCTTTAAGGAACTCACTGATTGGACCGTCCCCGTCAAATAAGTAAGCACTAACGCCGGCAATTACCTGAGCGATAACCCAAAAGTTTCTATTAAGGTCTTCAACTTCAACTCTGCGTTTATTTTGCGGCATGATAAGACGAATCCAACGATTTGCTTTTTGCGCCCATAGAGAGCAGAAGTCGTCAAATTCCATGTTTTCAAATTTTTCGTAGGTCACACCAATTCTTTCTGCGACTTTTGTGGCTTCTTTTTCCATGAGTTGGATTGAACCGAACTTGCCGCAATAGTGTAAGCAACTACCAAGGGCAACTGGAGCATTGTCATCTACGTGGTCTTCGTCTACGACCTCAATGGCGGCGAGTAAGTTCTTAGCGGCCCTATCTGTGTTTTTAACTTTAAATACTATATCCGATGGGTCTGGAGCTGTTGTGCTTTGTTCAAGTATATTGTAGATTATGTCTGAGAAGTATTGCGTTACTTCTTCGTTGGTTAGTTGTATTGGATAGATGCCTTCTGTTTGTTCTAATGGGCTATAACAGATTGAAACATACATGTCTTCAATACTACTAAAGTCTACGGTAGATTCCGGTGGTATTACATCACCTATACGTATAGCCATTGAACTTCCGAGAACAGTTTCTACAGTATCGTCTACTTCGAGAACTTGACGTTTGTCCATGTTAATATTTTCAAAGCTATGAGATGTATAGTCGATTTGTTTGCCGTAAGCTCTGTATTTGTCAAACTCTGTTTCTCCTTTATTTTTTTCAAGACCAATTTCAACTAATATGTTATAGATTTGCATAGCTTGGATTCTAAATTCCATGTCGTCTGCAAGTCCATCTCTTTGCATACAGGTAAAGCCTAAGTCTGATGGGTCTGCGAGAACACTGAGTTTCTTGTCTTCGCCGCGAACCTTAGAATAACTTTCCATATCGAGATTGAACCAAGGAATTACCCATGGTTTCTTGACTACCCGATAAGTTGTTGGAGTTGAAGCCGTTGCTGAATTTTCACCTTCAGCATAAGGTGGCCAGTAGGCTTTTCCAGTTTCGGCATCTACGCCTGAACGAATTCCCCTTATTATATAGGTAAAGGCGCCATGAAGAATGTCTTCCCCAGCTAACAATTTATCTAATGGTCCAAAAGCCTAACTATCAAATAAAACGTTTTTACCAACTGCACCATTGATAGTAATGGTTTCATAAAAGCGCATCTGTTCATATAAGTCGTCTTCGCCGCAAAAATTAGCACCAGCATCCGCGTCCATAACATCCATTAAGCGGATTGCGGCATATCTATCATTTGAATCCTTTGTGGTAAGTGCGGCTCTTAACACAGAATCATCTATTGTACCGTCTATCAGTTCTACTAATAAGCCAGACGATTCATAATTACGAATACCATTAGGGTCAATCTTTTGGTTAAGTAATTCTAAAAGTCTGGCTAAAGACTCGTTCCAGAAGGAGTCCACTTGGACGTCCTTCCGGAAATCGTTGTCTGATTTATATTTGTTAAGTAGGTCTGATATGAGGGTAGTATAAAGGCCTTTGTCGCCATTAAAGAACTTGTCTTGTCCGTAGTTCATACTACTACCTCCTTATATTAATTCCCAATCTATGCCTTCGAATAAGCGCTTTGTGATTTGATGTGGGATTGTTGTGTCACCAATTTGTACGTCTTGGGACTTTTGGGTTTTGAGAAGTATTGGGGAGTTGTGCATTTGAGAAAGGGTAAGTTCTGTGATGGTACCCCACATTGTTGGAGGCCCCGGCATTGGTGGAAAGTTTCTACGATATGGTAGGTCCCCGTCTTTTATTGCCCAAATGCCGAGAGGGACATCTGTAATTCCATAGTTTTTTGGAAACAAACTTTTAAATGGTAAATCCCCATCAATGATTTTCCACAACGAAGCTGGTGCATCGTCAATTATAAATCGTGGAGCAAACGATGACTTAAAAGGTAAATCATCGCTTATCTTCCACAATGCTTTAGGCGCATCATCTATAGCAAACAGAGTAGGAAATACAACCTTGTATGGTAACTCGTCTGCTACATTATGCCATATCCAGTTAGGATAATCATCAAACTCGGTAGGTCTTACAGCAAAGCCGTCTTTAAACGGTAGATTACCGTCTACTATTTTCCAATCAGCCATTCAGGTCACCCTTCAACCACTTCAACTACTGTAAAGCCTTTTGAGTTTAAATACGCCCCATTTCGCATGAGAGTGTGTGAGATGAAGTTCCAGTCTGACTGGTAGCCATAAAATGATTCATGTCCGGTGTCGTTAGGATGATGCGAGTTGCAAATTACGTTTGTGTTGAAGTCATAACCATTATAGTTGATGAACACATCGTATCTTGACCCGCCAAAGCCATAGTTTATTATGCGACTATCGGTTAAATCCAAATCGATTACACAATTTGTGTAATTAAGAGATTTTGAATTTAAACCGCAGTGGTCCAAGACGCAAGTATCGGCATTCAGACCTGTAGGCATACCTTTACCACTAATTTTTCCCTGTATACGACAATCCGTAAGAGTGGCATCGAATATATTTTTCTCATTCTGATTGGCTATATGCAGTTCAATATCTGTATCTGTTATTCGGGCACCTTTCATGAGCGACGTATTAAGAGTGCTTGCGACTAAATATAAAGCCGTGTTGTCGATAATTATGTGACCATTGCCATCAAACGGAACAACAGTGCTTCCTGAAGCGTTAACTGACAGCGACACATCATGAAACTCTACATAGTCGCCGCACACCTTTGATGTTGCTGAGCCCATGAATACGTTTCTTATTGCACCGTTACTAATTTCAATCCGTGTATATGAACCATTCCACTCATGCTGATCTTCTCCAAAAAACATTGTTTTCCCATCTTCAATTAAAAAGTTCTTAATTGTACATCCGTTTAAGTCTATATAATATGTGCAGTTTCCATAGAGACGAGCATTACCAGTAAATTCACCCCATTTAAATTCAGAACCGTAATCGTTACAATCTATGGTTCGATTTGGAGTATCAAAAAACTGGATATAAACTGCCTTAGTGCCAGTTATTGGTTCGTGACCAGACAACGATATAAATTCCTCGTAACTATGCACTACGAAAGGGTCTCCCTATGTTCCTGTTCCTGTTATTGCCATTTTCTATCACCTCTTTAATTAAAGTGAATATTTTGGTTAAAGTCTGCTAAAACTTCCCCCCAATATATTCCTTTTTCAACTTTAACAGTCCCCGATAGCTAAGGTAATGTATAGCTTTGGTGACTGTCATATACCATTTCATTATTATCTAAAACAAGGTTAACCGTTAATACTTTTGATGATGCTGCACCAAACAACTCATAAGCAACATCATAGAAATCCATTGTAATTCCTAAGTCTGTAATGTCTTTGCCACTAAAAGTAATTGATAGGTTGTATTTGGTTCTTGCCGCGCAGATTGTTCTATCTGGACGGACTTCTGTGATTATTGAGTATTCTTTGCCATTTTTTATAAAGGTTGTGAGTGGTGGGTTTTCGACTAACGACTCCTAATCATCAATAATTTCCAAATTACTATTTGGCGAACGGTAATGAGTTCTTGCCGAAGCAATACATGTTATTGGATAACACTACCACTCTGGCTCAGAAGTATCTACTGCAAAATCTTTTGCTGTATACATAACAGTTAAGAAATTTCCTACATTACTAACTCTCCTATTATAAACATATAATCCGAAGCAATTTGCAAAATGCCAATCGTTATAACCCGCTTTATAAATAGGAATTTCTAACAATACAACGATTGTACTATTAGTATATATATCTTTTAAAAAATCAACCTTACTTTTAAAAGAATTTAATAGATTTGAGAATTGCTAAAAAGAATCAAAACCCCCTGCATTTATCATTGCCCCATCCCTTTTCTCAAAGTTCCTAATATCATCAGCCGGGGCTCTCATAACAATAAACTAAACATCTTCAATCTATTTCTTCTAAGAAATAGCAATAAATCCAATCCAAAGGTATAACAAATTCTCCCACAACTAAGCAATCTCATCTAATATCCCATCAAACACATCTTTATAAGGGTTATCATCATTAAACAAGAACTCCAATATTGCCGCCAAAACCTAACCAATAACCCAGAAGTTTCTGTTCAGGTCTTCTACAGCAAGTGTTCTATCATATTTCGGCATAAGAAGTCTAATAAACTTATCAAAAATTCTATGTGTGTATTGTAAGAACTAAGGATTATCAAGAATTTCTCTGTTCTTATCATTACCTCTTACCTCTGCATAATCATAACCACCAACATTCTACCAAGGCTTTACCCATTCTCCGCCGCGAAAACTATTACCAGCATTTGCGGCAGTAATATCATTTATTGTAAAAATAGATTCACCAATCTATTTATCTTCCACAACCATATCATTAAAAGTTTCAATTAACTTATCAAAACTCTTGTTCCAGTGTTCGGTCTTTCTTTCAAGACAATCATCAAGAAAATTCTCAATGAGGTCAGCATGGTCATTGATAAATTCAACAACACTTGCCGCGTTTTCCTCATTGAGAAAATCAGCTTGCTTCAATCCATACTTGCCCATCTTTACATCTTCATTCTGCATGAACTATACAAGTCCATCCCAGAACACATCTTGGTGGTCTATGAATTGTTTTAAGTCCTTTCCTGAGAAATTTTCTGCGGTGACTTTTTTATCACCGTCAATACCGGAGATAAGAGTTTTGATTATTCCATCAACAATAGAATAATCAAGTGCCATAATCTCACCGCCTGTTGTTATTATCTAAATACACAAGAAATTGTTGTGCCGTTAAATGGTGAGTTTGCACGAGCAGCGTAGAAGTTTGGTGCTTCTTTCGCCGCGAAAGGAATAACAACTTCTGCCTTTGTAGGTTCTGCTGTAACGATTTCAACAGGAACTTCTACAGTAGGTTCAACGGCAACTTCGGCAACTTCTTCGGCTACAGGTTCTTCTGCAACTACTTCTGGAGTTGTTTCTTCTACTACTGCTGTTTCTGCGGCAGTTTCAGATTTCTTCGGACGCCCCCTCTTTTTCTTAGGAGCTTCCTCAACAACTTCTTCTTTAACTAATTCTTCTGCCATTTAATTCACCTCATTACTTCTTAATTCTTGCGTAGCCATCATAAACTACTTCGCCGTCGATAATGAGTTTTACAGCCTTAAGAACTGTATCTGTCTGTTCTCCGCCGGCTGGTTTGTTTTCCTGTGCTTCATTCATGAAAACAGAACTCATGTCGATAATGTTTGCGAAGTATTTGTAATCCATGCTGTAAGTATGCTTTGCAACCTTTGAAAGTTTCCAGTGATTTCCGTCTGTGTTGCCTTCAATTGTTGTGATAATACCCTTAGCATAGTCTACATCTACGATGATTCCTACATGGTCGCAATCGCCGCTTAAATCCCAGTCAAACTCGATAATATCACCAATTTCAGCGGTTCTATAATCATGGTTTACTCTACCTTTCTGGTTGAAGTAATCACGCATCTGAGTACATGAACTAAACCACTTTTCTCCAATTGGTCTTAAAAGTTTATCTGATACATATGCAGCGCACCAATCATAATTGTAATTAGAGCCAAGCTGTTTACCAAGGTCGGCCTCTAATGACTTTACTAATTCGTTTCTTGTCATATTAATCACCTCATAAAATAAAAATAGAGAGAATATTTCTATCCTCTCTATTTATGTAGTGATATTAAGTTTTTGTCTAACCCTTTGCCGTATTAAAATCATACAAGTATTTTTCAGTTAGTTTGTTGTGGATGTAGAAATCGCGGCCTACGGATGTTGGGAGATATGTTGGCCAATCCCACCAGAATACGCCGGCGAAATATGGGTCATCATAGAATACGTCCATACATGACTGGTAGAATGTGAGTTGTTCATATTCGCTGTATGGAAGGTCATAGTTAAAGTCCCATGGATGTGCTGATGCACCTTTGACAGAACGGCAACCAATTTCCATGAAGATGAACTGTTTATTACGGCTCGCCGCGATTGCGTCAAGACGATAACGTATATCAGTCCATGCTTTAACCATGCCATCATAGGAGTTGTCTGGGTCGCCTACTGGGTAGTATGCTGATGTGCCGATGTAGTCTAGACTGTCAAACCATCCCTGAGTATCTTCGTGGTCATGGTTAGTGTTGTAGATTACGATACCAGTATAAACTCTGCGAACTTCGGAGATAATGTATCTCCAGTCAGCTTCACGATATTCTGCGCCAAGCATTTCGCATCCAATACAAAACATTTCAACACCGAGTTTCTGCGCCAGTTCAGCATAGTGGAGAATGAAGTTCTTATAGGATTCAAACCACGGCTTCCAATAAGCATCCACGTCATCCATGTTGTGTGATGGAAAACTTATGAAAGCACGCCATACATTGTCCTGAGAATGAACCATTGGCTTTAAACATACCTTAACCCCTCGTTCATGTGCGGCGTTGACAAATGATTCGATGTCATGGTCTGACGGAGTGCGCAAATGGTCTGCGAAGATGTTTGTAGAATGGTAGGATTCTTGGTAGTTTACCACTGTTAAACAAGTCCAATTAAATCCCACATTGAACATTGTTCTCTGAGAAGCAAGACCGTTCTTCGATGTTATTTCGCCGCGATTAGCAAAGTAACCATAAGACATACCACGGATTTTGTCATCAATTTGCGGCACGATTGGCTCTTCGGCTGTTGCGAAAGGTTCCCATTTCGCGGCGAAAGAGCCATCTGAATAACCAATGGATTCTTCACGGTCAATATCACGTTTGAATTCACCGCCACCGTCTGAGCCGAATGTTGCTAGTGTGTTATCAAAATTCATTTTAATTCCTCCTTTTTTATTTTTATTATAACATAATTTGAGGAAAAAGTAAAGAGATAAAGAAAGGGGCCTGTGTAGACCCCATTCTCATTAAGATAATAAGTTTTTAAGTGCTTTAAGTTCCGCAAGAGTGAATGATACAGATTCTTCATCTGAATCAGCACTACTAAATTCGTAAACTGTTTCACCATACTTGGTTACGGCCTTAATCTTAGCGCCGCCATACATACGAAGTTCTGAACCTTCAGTCACATCAACTACAGGCACATTAGTAGTTGAAGCCACTTCTAAGTCCCAATCATCTTCTTTAAGGAAGAAATAAACTACATACTGTGTAGAAGAAGCAGTAGTATTGATACGATTAATGTAATAAAGCTCTTTTCCAGAGTAATTATTACTAATGTAATCCAGTAATTCTTGGTAATGACTAGATGCTACGAAATCTCTTATTGCTTGATTCATATCTGTTAAATCAAATTCGTTTTCACTAGTAGTTATTGTGGTATTATATTCAACACCTGGTTGATATTTCTCTCTTACACAGATGTTTATTGGACCGTATGCTTGAATAATAGGAGACCTATCCCAATCCTTATCGCCAACTCTATCGGCTGTTTGAATTGGTCCATACCAGCTCTTTCCAAGATGAGTTTCTGTGTTGCCTGTATAATTAGAAGTTGTTGAAACACTGTATCTTACTGTTTCTGTAACCGCATAGTCGTTAGCAAAAGTTGCATTTGACCAGTCCCAGACACCATAATAACTAGATGTATAAGATGTTTCAATTTTATTTTTTATAGTATTCTGTGTTACTGGGTCTAAACTACTTAAATCTTCACCCGGATAATTTAGCATTCCGCCGCTGCTAGGGCTATTACTGTAGAATGTATTAGTTAATGGCCAGCTGTCATAATGAACCCTAATACCTTTAATAGCATAGTAATATCTGCTATACTGATAACGACTATATTGTAAGTCTACATTTTCCAAAGGCTCTACTGATGTAAAATTACCAAAAGAACTTCTTAAAGAAGCTAATACCTAAGAATTTTGTAAAAACTGCTCTACAGTTGTGTTGTTTAAATTTATATATGTAGAAGTTGTAATAGTTATATAATAATTATAATATCCACCGGTTTGGTCAAAAGTAATATCTTCTAAAGAAATTGATTCTTCATATTGATTTTCTGTAAGTGATGAATAAGAGAAATATGGGCTTGATGGAAGTTTAAAGATTTTTCTTAGGTAGTAGTCTTTAGTATCTAAGAAGTCTTTTACAATTTTGTTTCTCATTTCAACTGTGCCAGGATATGAACTACTACCATTATAAATAATCTTAAAGTTTGAATATGCCTCATCAATTGGAGTTGTTGAATTACCACTTCTAATTGTTATAGTAATATTAGTTATATTTATAGGGAAAGTGCCATTATAACTCCAACGTCCATCGCTATATTGGGATTTCCCAGTAATCTCTCCTCCAGTTACAGAATTATAAGTTGGAGTATTAGTGCAACCTAAATTTGTTTTTACCCACTGCTTAAATTCTTCCGAGTTATATATTTCATCCCAAGTATCATATTCTCCATAAAGAACTATACTTGGTATAGTTCCCACACAAGTACAAGAAGAGCATGATAATGTCTCATAATATATTGCCGGTAATTTTGATTTTGATGTTCCAGAAAAACCAGTCCATGTATAATCATTTGCTATTGCTGCATTTAAGGCAGTTGCACTCTTTAACTGATTACCATATGTACTTTCAATATCAGCAATAGATGTATCAGACAAATCTGCATTTACTGTTATTGTTCCATTAACTGAACGATTTTTTTCAGGAGATGGGAAGTAAGGATAATATTCATATCTAGGGTTATCAGAACCATTATAAGCTCTTAAATTATTAGAGTTTCTTAAAATAACTGTTCCGCTCCATGATTCAAAGTGGCTATTTCCGTCAACCTAAGCAAAAACATCATGGCCGCCAAATAAACCATAAAATTTTTCCCATTCCCAGTTCATTTCTGTATGTTTTGCATTAATGAAAAAACCAAAAGGCCCTCTTGGAGAAAAGTTTATGCTTGTGCCATCTTGTGGCTGAAAAACTATTCTTGAACAACCACTAAATCCAACCTTTACCGCAGCATCTGCATTTGGCTATGAACCAAAATCGTATACGAACGAAGCGCCCTGTTCCATTCCGGCTTTGATATTGATATGTCCATTTGTAGTTATATCTGTTACAATTGTTCCGTGCTCTGCAGCACCAATATTTAAACAAATTGCTGACTCGTCTCTTGCTGTCACGCTAAGCATAGTTGCATTTGACATACTGAAAGTTGGGGAAGCTAATCTACTTCTTAACCTTTGATTATCATATTTTGTGGCAGAGCTTGAAGCATAGTTTTTCGGAGCTATTCTACGAAGATGGAAAACATTCCAATCTGAAGCATCAAAACAATAACCCGGTGTATATGTGTCTCTATAGCCCGTATCGTAAAAACATGATTGATAACTATAAATACCACTGCCACCAGATGTTGGAATTTGATTTTTTAGAAGTTGCGTTGTTAATATTAGTGTACCCGGATTCATGTTTAAAACACTATAAAAATCATCTTTTCCATATAACTCAGACCAAAAACCTGGTCCAGCCATAATATTAACTATTTTTTTCTCTTCGAGTCCGTTTATTGCATTTGGGGCTGCATTATTAATCCATTCGCCACCAACAATATGAACTCTTGCGTTACCGCCCACTTCAACAAGAGAGCCATTTTCAACTTTAACGATGGCGTCATCCTAAAACATAACAGTCGGAGAACCTTTAAGTTGAAGTATAGGGCCATCATCTTTATTAATAAAAGGACTTAATCTTCTATAATTTTGTCGTTCTGAACTACCATTTGGAAAATATCTATTTTTCCAGTCATAATTATAGACCTTCTCATTCGACATATCAATAAGAGAATTACCTCTCATTGAAATCGCTGTAATGCCAGGATTGTCAGTTTCAACTGCTTTTTCGAGCATTTCAATTTTTGCGGCACCTTTAATTTTTATATCTGGACCATTGAGTGTATCTCCCCAGAAAGTTAAATTATAATCTGCATCCTTTTCACCAATCTCAACCTTACTCTTACCAGTAGCAAGCACTTTAGCTAAATCTTCAATCGTAGCTTTCCAGCCATCATCCTCTACCTATACCTCTACATCTTCATCAAGTTCTTCATCATGAACTGTTTCAGTATGAGTATGACCTAAACCATTTGAAGAAATGGTAAAAGAACCAGTATCAACGTTTTCCAATGGAGTTCCATCATCTTCATGAGTTGGAATATTTGGACCTAATCTCTTGTTTTTTAAATAAATTTTATTGGCTTCCTAAGCTTCAGCACCGCCTTGTGCGCCAATACCATTACCTTCGCCGTCACCGACAACAAGCTAATAAGCACTAGCATCAATGTTTGCGCCACTTCCACCGCCTTCACCAAGGCGAAAATGTCCTTTCTGTCCGTGTTCAATATCGCCCGGAATGAATACAACAGCATTACCATTTGTAACGTCATTCGCCGCGATAATATCACACATACTATCAAGGGTTATGCCGACATTTTCACCTGTGGTGTTAAGGTCTTCAGAAGCCCAATAATGTGCACTACCATATGTCATTAACATTACCTCCTTACATTAATAAATTTTTGGTCGTAGGTTAATATATATAAGTCATCATTAGTTTTAAGAGATGGGCCGACAACATCTATGTCTGTGCTACCCTCTATACCATCTAAATGATAAACTTTGCCATTGACTTCTATATTAACATTAGCCTTTACAGCAATAGTATTATGACCTAAGAAGTCTGGAGTTATCGGACATTCTTCAACGTTCGCGCCAATAATACTATTACCAGAGGATTCATAAGTATGCCATGCCATTTTAATCACCTCTTTTATTTTGTAGAAATCTTTAATATAAAATAAAAGGAGAGAGGGTGGTTCCTCCCTCCCATTATTATGTTTAAATAGCTTGGATGTTGTTGTCAAATATTGTGCCCTTTGGTGAAGAACTGAACGCCTTCATGTTGGTGAGTTTAATCGTTGCATCGGCAAATGTTGATAATGAAACACCCTCACGAATACCAACAAAGTCAGTACCATCGTAGTATATTGCTCCGATTGTAATAGCCGTACTATCAGATGTTTCTCTATACCAACCAGTTGCATGAGGAATACTTCTCCATGAGAAGTTGGTAAAGTTTTGAGCTGTGAATTCTGCTGCAAGTGCATTGAATACTTCCTAAGTATCACCTTGGAACGATGTATCTGAGTTTGTGAACAAATCGAATCCAATGTAATAATAACCTTTTCTATAAAGGTAAATACGGTGTAAGTATTTTGTTGCACCGCCGCCGCCAACAGGAGCAGAAAAGTATTCAACAGGTGCCGCGATTCCTAACTTCTCACAGAAAAGTCTATACATTAAGTAATGTCCATCATCGTTAGGATGGATGTGGAATGGGTAGCTCTGACCACCCACATTTGTTGTTTCAGTTTGATTAAAGAGCTTATCAAAAGCATCTGTGTCATAATTACAATACTTAAGTAATCCTTCATACAAATCAAGTAATTCAAGGTTGTGGTCTTTCGCCCATCTTGAAAGGATTCTATGAATTTCACTCATGTCAGTAACGTATTTGCCCGGACCAGCAGGACCAAGAGATTCGTTAACTAATGTTTCTGCTGTACAACAAGCCGGAATGAATTTTGCGCCAATGCTCTGAGCACGATTATAGAATGTTGTATAATCATCGTAAAGAGCATTTAATTCTGTTGAACCTCTACGGTTATTTGTACCAAACATTGCAATAACGATATTTGAATTTGATGGCATTGCTGTTTCAATATCTCTTACAGCATCTGTTGATACCCAGCCTGAAACACCAGTGTTCTGAACAACAACCCCCGCCAAATATCTTTCAGAAAGATAAGAAGCAAGACGTGCTGCCCATGACTTTCCATCGCTCGCTGAGTAACCATAGGTAATTGAATCTCCCATAAGAGTTAAGTAAATTGGGTCATTACGAGTGCCCTTAGCAAGTATATCTACGATATTTGTTGAAACAAGCGGTGGTATTATTGCTGACCCATCAAGTCGTTCGATGTCAGCGGCATTGCGGCCCGCACATTCACCAGCAGTTTCCCCGTCTTTAGTGTATGAAATCTTAGTCCAATCAATTTGGTCAAATTCAACGCCACCGCCCGGATAGAAACGCATTACAGCCTGTGTTTCACCTGCTGCTGCTGTGAATGTAACTGACCTAGTGTCAGGTCCATGACCTAATTCTGCACGAGTGTTGCCTCCAGATGCGTTTTTCATCTGAACACCAACCCATGTATAGTTTCCGCAGTCGAATGTGTATGTAGCACCTTCCTCAACAGCGGCTTCAAAATATACGTCATTACCTTCACGGTGTGCATATTTAGGAACATAACGTTCAACTACTCCGCCGCCACCGCCAGAACCATCAGCACCGTTTGTTACGGTGAAAGTAGATGTTGTGTTGTCTGTGTAGGTAATTGTGTAGGTGTCAACGAGACCTTGTGTACCAGTTTTAAGGATTGATACAATACCACGACCATTAGTTCCGTTTGTACCGTTGGTTCCGTTAGTTACGGTAAATGTCGATGTTGTACCATTTGTGTAGTTAATTGTATAAGTATCAACATTACCATCTGAAGTTGGACCAGTAATTGATGAAATACCATTACCTGTTGCGCCAGTCGCACCATTGATAACATCAAATGTTGTTGATGTACCGTTTGTAAAGTTGATTGTATATGTGTCAGTTAAACCTTCTGAAACTGGACCAGTAATAGAAGCGATACCATTACCAGTAGCACCTGTCGCACCGTTCGTTACAGTGAATGTTGAACTTGCACCACTTGTATAAGTGATTGTGTAAGTATCAACGAGTCCATCTGAACTTGTTTTTGAGACGCTTGAAATACCACGACCCGGCGCGCCAGGAAGTCCATTTTCACCATTAGTGATTTGGAAAGTGGTTGGATTTAAGCCGTCTGTGTAATTGATTGTGTAAGTGTCAATAAGTCCGTCTGTAACTGGGCCAGAGATACTTGCAATGCCACGACCAGTAGCACCAACAACTACACCAACATTCTTAGAAGTGCTGTTGCTTAATGTAAGAACGAGTTCTCCATCACTATTGATTGCCGCGTTAGTAACAGATACACCATTTGTACCGTCATTACCATTTGTTACCGTAAAGGTTTCTGTAGTGTTATCATCTAATGTGATTGTATAGGTATCAACTTTGCCGGCAGTACCAGTTTTTGCGATTGACTTAATACCATTACCAGCCGGACCTTGTACACCCTGTGCACCATCATTAACAGTAAAGGTTGTTGTAGTGTTATCTGTGAATGTTATTGTATAGGTTTTTACCAGACCTTCTGTGTCTGTAAGAGTAACTGATTTAATACCTCTACCATTCGCGCCGTCATTACCGTTTGTTACGGTAAAGGTTGTCTGGGTTGAGTCTGTAAAGGTAATTGTATAGGTATCAACCTTTCCGGATGTACCAGTCTTTGCAATACCACTAATTCCTCTACCAGCAGCACCAGTCGCACCGTTTGTTACTGTAAAGGTTTCTGTAGTATCGTCTGAGTAGGTTATTGTGTAAGTGTCTACAAGTCCTTCTGTTGAAGTCTTTGCAATTGAACTTACTCCCCTACCCTCATCACCAATAACATAGCCGGCATCTATTGGGTCACCTTCTGAAAGTGTGATAATTAAGTGTCCAGTTTCATCTACTGCCGCGTTAGTAACAGATACACCGTCATCACCATCATTACCGTTTGCGCCATCAGCACCATCAGTAATGTCAAATGTGAGAGCAACTGTGTCGTCTGTAAGAACAACCTGATAAGTATTCTTTTTACCAACCGTACCAGTCTTTGTAACTGACTTAATACCAACACCATCAGTACCGTTAGAACCATCATTACCGTTTGTTACGGTAAATGTTTTTGTTTGGTTGTTTGATAAGAGAATTGTATATGTATCAACTTTTCCGGCAGAACCAGTCTTAGTAATTGATACAATGCCAACGCCATCATTACCATTCTGACCATCTGTACCATTTGCACCGTTTGTTACGGTAAAAGTTGAGCTTGCGCCAGATGTGTAGGTAATTGTATAGGTGTCAACTAAACCGTTTGTGCCAGTCTTAGTAATTGAAGAAATACCTCTGCCGCTAGGACCAGCTGGACCTTGCGCACCGTTTGTTACGGTAAATGTTGAAGTAGTGTTATCTGTGTAAGTTATTGTGTAAGTGTCCTGTAGACCAGCAGATACTGGACCAGTAATACTTGCAATACCCTTACCATCTGCACCCTTAACAGCACCAACAAGAACTGGAGTTGCAGAGTCTGTGTATGTTAAATAAAGATTTCCGTTTAAAATAGAAGCAGCTGAAATACCACGACCAGCCGGACCCTGAATCTGACCAACATTCTTAAAGCCGTTTACTGAGCCAGCTTCTGTTGTGCCTGTGTAAACCCACATGTCGCCGCCGATAAGGTAAGCGTCACCTTTTGTCTGACCAGTTGAAGGAAGGTCTGAAGAGCTTTCCAAGCTATCAATGATATTGATAGATGTACCATCTTTACCCTGAACTTCGCCGGCATCAATAGGACTACCTGAACTAAGTGAAATAATAAGATGTCCCTGTGCATTTACTGTAGCAGATGTTACTGAAACACCATCTTCACCGTTTGTACCATTAGTTCCGTTTACACCATTTGATACATTAAATGTTGATGTTGTACCATCAGTATATGAGATAGTATATGTATCAACATTTGCGGCTGTTGATGTTTTTGCAACTGTTGTGATACCACGTCCAGCAGCACCGTTTGAACCATCGCTACCATCAGTAACATAAAAAGCAGATGATGTACCATCTGTATAGGTAATTGTGTAAGTGTGAACACCGTTTGATTCAGCGGTTTCTTCGATCTTAACAATTCCTCTACCTGCCGCACCATCGTTACCATTCGTGCCGTTAGCACCATTGGTTACTTGGAATGTTGTTGTTGTTCCATCTGAGAAATTAATTGTGTATGTATCAATAAGTCCGGCTGAAACAGGACCAGTTATTGATGTAATACCACGGCCCGGAGTACCTTGAATAGAACCATTGTCCTTAAATCCATTAACTCTTCCGCTGCCACTCTGACCATCATAAATCCAAAGGTGTCCATTGATAAGGTAAGTATCACCAATTTCGTTTCCTTCATCTGGCAATTCTGAAGGGTCATCAAAAGAACCTTTGATTTCAATTGATTTACCGTCTTCACCTTTTGCTACACCAGCGTCAATAACTGTGTTGTCGTCTAATGTAAGAATTAAGTGACCGTTGTTATCAACTGTAGCATTTTTAACACCATTACCGTCGGCACCGGTTGCACCAGCCTGACCATCTGCACCTTTTACAATGCCAGCATCTATTGTAATGTCATCATCTAAAGTAAGGATTAAATGGCCGCTTGCATCAACTGTTGCACCTTTAACACCATTACCGTCTTCACCATTTGTGCCCGGCTCACCATTATGAATTGAGAACTCATAAGTTGTGCCATCTGTATAGGTAATCTGATAAAGGTCTGTATACTGTTCACTTGATACCTTTGTAATAGAAGCAATACCATTACCGGTTGCGCCAGTAGCACCATCTGTGATAACTAAATCATATGTGGTATCATCACTAAATACAACACGATAAGTTTTTTCTAAGCCATCTGTATCAATAAGTCCAAAAGATTTAACGCCCTTATAAACGCTAATTGTACCATCGTTAGCAACATTAACGTTTGCACCAATCTTTACGCCGCCAAGTTTATTTGCAGTTGCGACTGGAAGTGTGTAATATGTTGGGGTCCAGTCAAGTACAATACCATTATTACCCCAAGAACTTGCTGCTGTAATAGCGTTCCAACTATAAGGAGCATTTGTAAGTGAACATACCTTCCACCAATATGCTGGCTGATTAACCATAACTTCAGCTTCTGCATTGCCGCTAAAAGGTAAAGCCTTTGAGTAAATCTGACCAGTAACTATTGTGTTCTGTGGTAAATTCTTAACAATAAGTTCATCCGTAATCTGCTTTAAAGTTTTTCCCGAAGTATTAATACCAAGAGCAGTAAATGTTGTGAAATTATACTGTGCAGATAACTTAGTATTAATATCAGCGATAACTCCATTTAAGAGTTTAATCTGATTGCCACTCTAAACAAGAATTTCATTACCATTAAAACCGATTAAGTCGCCAACTTCAACTGTTGCGCCGCCATCTGTTTTAGTGAGTGAGTAAGTAACTTCTCCTGTTTGGGCATTTGTATTTTTCTCTACAGAATAAGTTGCGGTACTTCCACCGCCACCTCCTCCGCCGCCACCGCTACTAGAGCCAGTGCCGCCGAATGGGTCAAAGAAACTTCCCATTTAAAACACCTCACACAATATAGTAAATATTACCAGAAAATCTGTTCTTAAATTTTAAAGACCAAATCTTCATTCCACGCTGTCCATCAAAAGGAGTAATAAATTTACCAGTTGAAGGAACTTCCATAGGTTCTTTTGAATCATTAAGATAGAACTTTGTTCCACTTGCAGCTTCAAAGGCAATAAACTGTAGAGGAGTATTAGAGTTAATACCATCGTTTGTTTTCATCGACGCCTTGATTAAAGGGACACAATTTTCGCCAGCATTTGCCGTGCATTTCCACATTCTATAGTCCATATAATCGCCTCCTTAAATAATTTTCCCATAATATGAAAAGATACTCTATAATCTACTCAGTTCGTCAAGATTACTAAAATTTACATTTATAATCTCATTTTTTAAAAAGTTTTCTGATAAAAGACCCACCAACGTTTTACCATTAACTTTTCTGCCAGAATCCTTGTATATAAATACAGACGATGATAGTTCTCTTAAAGAGTTTACTAAGTTCGCCGCATTTCTATTATTAAGATTATCTGTTAATTTTAGTTTAATTTCCATTTTATTCCACCTCACTCTTTCTATTTTATATAATACTACAACTTACAGAAAAAGTCAAGAGATTTGCTTTGGTTAAGTTATTGCTTTAATAAAGTGAAAATCTTTACTTTTAAAGTAAGTTGTGGTATTTTATTATTAATATATAATATAAATAGTATAAGAAGTTTATCTATTTACATTTTAAAAATTTTATGTTATAATTAAGTAAAATAAAGAAAAGGAGGATGTTAGATGAAATTAAGAGATGATTTATCACTAACAGATAAGATTAATTTCCTAAGTCTGATGAATGATTTAAACCTTGAATATAATCACCTTGGACTTGGAAATTTGGATTACGCTGATTTATCAATATGTAATATCGCCGCGAAATTTGTATCTACTTATAAAGAAATGATTTCTCAGGCTGCTCCTACTAATGTAGTGGTAGTTTATAACACTGATGTATTTTCTTTAATAAGTTTAAAGATAGTAAAGGTTGCATTATCTTACGCTCATGGTAATAGTGCTGTTTACCTTTATGGCGATTTTGCTAGTAAAGCAGAAAAGGATTATTTTAAGAAGTATTACCCTGATATTAAGAGATATTCTTCTTTAAAGAAGATTAAGAAACTTAAAGGTAATACCATATTGATTGACAGTTTTAATCCTATTGTTAATGTAGACTTCCGCATGGATTACTCAAAGGAATTCATTGAGATTTTCCAGCCGCTAAGATACCTTAGACCTTCTACATTACAAAATATTTATAGTTTTTATACGCCAGAAGATAAGGACTATAAGAGAATAATTGAAGGTAATTCACTTCGTTTTGTAACGGGTAATTATGATGCTTTTGAAAGATTTTATGAATTTCCGGATAGAGCAACTTTTACAGTAACTCGTTCTAATGAAGATAAGCCATTTGTACATTTTGTTCTCGATGATACCGAAGCCTCATACCCACTATTCAGTCTTATTTGGGAATCTGCTAAGGAAGGTAATATCCACCTTTATACTTTCCTCGGCGATGACAGTCAGATTGAACATCTTGGTAAGTTCTTAAAGAAATATGGCTTTGATAGTAATATACCAAATCCAATTAATATTGTAACACTTGATGAAGCGATAACAATGTTGCAGATGACAGAAAGTGGTGGCAATAGTGTTTGGTATGATGATGACCTTGATGAAGCAAGAAAGGAGTTGAGTGAAAATTAAAATTGTAATTGTTAATGGGAGAGGTAGCTCGGGGAAGACGTCCTTCGAAACTATGGTAGCTAAGATAGCCGAAGCGAGAGGTAAAAATGTAAAGATTACATCTACTATTGATTATGTAAAAATGAGAGCAAAGATTTTTGGTTGGGATGGCGGCAAGACCCCGGAAGACAGACGTTTTCTTTCTGACCTTAAAGATGCTCTTACAAGATGGAAAGATGTTCCATATCAGAACATGAAAGAAAAAATTGATGAGTATCGTAATGCTGAAACCCCTTGTGACCTTTTATTTATTGATTGCCGCGAACCGGAAGAGATAAAAAGATTTGTTGAAGACTTTAATGCTTTAACAATGATTGTTCAGAGAGGAGAACCAATATCTTATGGCAACCATGCCGACGATAATGTGGAGAATTATCAGTATGACATTGTTATTGATAACAACCGTGGACTCGATGAACTCATGCAAGAAGCAACAATTTTTGTAGAAACTTTTATAATGGAAGAGGAGTAATTTATGGAAATTTTTATTGATGGCGTAGACTTTTTCAATCTCGATGCAATGAAGTATTACAGCTTTGCTAAGACTTTTAAGGGTAATAAAAAGGCTAAGGCAAAGGAACTTGTGTTTAGCGAATATTACTACGGTAGCCGAAAGATGGACGGTATCTGGACTATGATTATTAAGGACATGGACGGCAACTTCCACTCAAGAAGCAGAACAGAATCAGTAAATGGCGGCTACGCAGATAAGGCAGAATGGATTCCTCATATCTGTAAGGAACTTGAAGCTCTTCCAAATGGCACTGTTCTCATTGGTGAAATTTATTTTCCGGACAATGAGGGTAGCCGTAAAGTTACTTCAGTGCTTAACTGTTTAAAAGATACTTGTCTTTCAAAACAGGAAAAGGGCGAATGGCTTCACTTCTATGTTTTTGATATTGTTGCTTATGCCGGCAAATCTATGTTGAAAACAAAGTTCATTAATAGAATTTCAACCCTTAATAAGATTGCGCCGAATGAACATGTTGAAATCTCTAATTATGTTAAGGGCGAGGAACTTTGGGAACTCTATCTCAATACCATTGAAAATGGCGGCGAGGGTATTGTAATCACTCATATTGATAGTGAATATTATCCAGGCAAGCGTCCAGCATGGAAGACTTTAAAGTTAAAGAAAGAACTTGAAGATACCATTGATGCTTTCTGTGACGGTGCGATAAAACCACCAACAAAAATTCACACACCAACAAAAACTCACAATGGTAGGGAACTTGAAACATGGCCTTATTGGATTGACGACAGAACAGAAAAAAGACTTGATGGTTGCCACTTTATCGAATACACAAATGGTGCGCCGATTATTCCAGTTACCAAAGGTTATTATAATGGTTGGGTGTCAGCCATCTCATTCTCGGTAATGGATAACGGTAAGCCAAAGCATATCGCATGGATTAGCAATATCCCCGATGAAATCAAGGCTAATCCAGATAAGTTTAAAGATAAGGTTGCTGCACTTACAGCAATGGAAATTGAATGTATTGATGGTGAATACTCTCTCAGGCACGGACGTATCGAAAATTGGAGAGATGACAAGAAACCAGAGGATTGTGATTTCAGTCAGATTGTTAACTGATTGTAAACCTACTGTATATTTTCTACATTATTAAGGGAGCATGGACTCCCTTATTTTTGTATAAAGAGGTGATAAAATTGTTTAATCCTAGTATAATTGTACCGATACCTCCATGTGTGCCGCCAAAGCATACACAGATTAATCCAAGATGTTTGACTTGTAATCATTTTGAAATGTGCGGCTTTAAAGTTGACTATTTCAAAACATTATCATTATTATAGAATTGCCTAGGCAGCCCGGCTGAAGCATATGAACAAGTTAATGAAGCAATACTTATTCCGGGATTCGATGGCCTTCCTATAATCAATGAAGACAACTATTTACCACAAGAAATTACATTTGATAATTCAGACTGGAATGGCAAACTTTTCTTATCAAAATTTGATAGTATTAATCGAGTTAATATGGTTTATATGGTTGGGAAGTATTATATCTTACTTAAGTTTGAATACAATGCTGAATCTGAACTATATGAATTAAAGTTCTGTAAGGAAGCCTTTTATTTAGTTGACTATGATTTAAGTCAAACTTCACTTGAAGAAATTCAGCTTGGTTTAGTAGATTGGAGAGAGTGGGCTATTAATGCACCAGCACCAGAGCCGCCAAAGAGAGATGTAATAAATACAACTCACTTCTCTGCTTGTTTAGATTGTGATTCTTATGAGTGGAATAAAGACTCTTATGAAGATGCTATTAAGAAGTTCCAAAAGAAATATCCGTTGGGTATTCCAATTTCGGGCGATGGTAGATTACTTTATCATATTGCGACATATCATGTTGTAGATGGTGAAGTTCCTATTCAGCCTTACTTTAAGCCAGAAAAGGTAACAAATTATATTCCGCCTTGTCCTCCTCCGCCACCACCCCCACCAGTTAGGCGAGATGACCTTTAATGTCAAAAGGAGAAGACAAAATAGCTAAATTACTTTCTGAGAAAGGATTACAATTCAAAAGAGAATTTATATTTCCAGATTGTAAGAGTTTAAGAGGAAAATCACTCCGATTTGATTTTGCGGTTTTTAAAAATGGGAAATTAGTGTGCCTCCTGGAAGTAGACGGAGAACAACACTTCCGTTATATACCATATTTCCATAAATATAAAATCGCTTTTCAACGTCAATAGGAGTGGGATAGAAGAAAAAACGCTTATTGTTTATCCAAAGGTATCCCACTTATACGAATACCTTATTGGGAACTTGATGATTTAACTTTTGAGCGGCTTTTTACAGATCCCTCTTTTCGGGTCAACAACAAATACCATAACGATTTGGTGGAGGTGAAAAAATGAACGAAGTAATACTCGCCGCGATATTCGCAGGAATTGGCTCAGTAATTACTATAATTGGAAAAGTTATAGTTGATATAATCAAGGCCAAGAAAGAACCTGACGAAATGGACATGGAACTAAAACAAGAACTTGAAACAGAAAAACATAAGAATGACGAAGCGATAGCCGCTTTTACTGATTTCGGTAAGGAGATTTCGCAATCCGTTGAACAGCTTAAAGAAGAAGTTTCAAGCATGAAAGATGAAATGACAAGCCGCATCGAAGACATCGAAAGAAAAATGGATGATTACCGCAATGAAACAAGGGAAATCAATAAATCAAGTCTTCGGCACGAAATCACATAGATTTACTTTGCTAACTGTGATAAGAAGGCTCTGGACATGAGAACAAAAGAAGACTTAGCTTCATTATATGATGCTTATGCTTCAATTGGCGGCAATTCATTTGCCCATGATTTATACGAAGAAATGTAGAAATGGGACATTATTAAGTAAAAAGAATGGAGGTAGATAACATCTGCCTCCGTTTTTATCTCTTTACTTTTTCTAAAAATTATGCTATACTTAATTTATAAAGAAAGAGGTGAGAGCATGGTAAAAGAAATTGTTGTAAAAAATGGTAAAGAACAGGCACAACTCGCCGCCATTTTTGAGAAATGGATTGACGAGGGACAGACAGGTCAAGAACTTGTTATTGAGTCTGATTATGATTTTCGCGGCGAAAAACTTAACCGATATGTTAACTCCCTTGCTTTAAAATTAAAATGGCGTTATAATACAATACATTTTATAGAAAAGGAGTGATGTTATGGAAAAGGTAATTAAACGAAATGGAGAAATCGTTGATTACGAAGGACTAAAAATTGAAAATGCCGTGTATGGTGCTTTCAAGGAAGTCTATCCTAACTCAGAAGAACAAGACAGTGCTCTCATTGAAATGGCTGTAAAGGTAATGGTTGAGGTCAAGTTCAGTGATGTAGATGCTGTAAGTGTTGAGGACATACAGGATGCGGTTGAAGAAAGTTTGATGTTGCTTGACAAAAAGGTAGCTAGGGCTTATATTCAGTATAGAAGTAAAAGGGCTATAGCAAGAGATTCGTTTGATGCTCAGGTTCTTGCTCTCTTAAAGGGAAAGAATGAATATCTGAAAACAGAAAATTCTAACAAGGACTGCGATATAGTAACTACACAGAGAGACTATCTTGCCGGGCTTGTAAGCAAAGATGTTTCTGAAAGATACCTTTTACCAAAGGATATTACAGAAGCTCATGAGGCCGGCATTATTCACTTCCATGATATGGATTATTTTGCTCAGCCAATTAATAACTGTTGTTTATCAAATATGGATGATATGTTATCAAATGGAACAGTTATGAATAAAAAGTTAATTGAGTCTTCAAGTAAACTGATGAATAGAACAACAGTTATGACACAGCTCATTACTGCTATTTCAAGTTCTCAGTATGGCGGACAGACGATTAACCTATCTGCACTTTCTCCATATGTAAGGGAAACTCATGAGCACCTAAAAGAAAAGTATCGTAGTATGGGTTGTCTTGACGAAAAGGGTGTAGAATATTATGCATGGAAAGATATGCAGAAAGAAATTGAAGATGCAGTTCAGACTTTTAATTATCAGATTAATTCAATGTCTACAACAAATGGACAAACACCTTTTATTAGTGTGTTTATGAATATTAATGATAAAGAGGGGTATGAAGAAGAAACAGCCGCGCTTATCAGAGAGTTCTTTAAACAGAGAATTGAAGGTATGAAGAATGAACAGGGTATTCCGGTTACACAGGAGTTCCCTAAATTACTTTATGTGCTTGATGAAAATAACGTTAAGCCGGGAAGTAGATATTATGATGTAACTCAACTTGCCGCGCGATGCGTATCAAAACGTATGCAGCCAGATTTTATTTCAGCTAAGAAAATGAGAGAATATAAAAATGGCGATGTTTACGGATGCATGGGTTGTCGGTCCTTCTTAAGTGTTGACCGTTTTACCGAGAAGTATGGTAATATAGCCAACGCAAAAAATTACGATGGCAAGCCAAAATATTGGGGTAGATTCAATCAGGGTGTTGTTTCTATTAACTTGCCTGATGTTGCCTTTTCTTCAGGCGGCGATATGGATAAGTTCTGGCAGCTCATGGATGAAAGAACAGAGCTTTGTCATAAAGCCTTAAAATGCCGCCATGAAAGATTAGAGGGCACATTATCAGATGTTGCTCCAATTATGTGGCAACATGGTGCTTTTGCAAGATTAAAACCGGGTGAAAAGATTGATGAATTACTCCATCATGGATATTCAACAATCAGTCTTGGTTATGCCGGACTTTACGAATGTGTTAAGTATATGACCGGTCATAGTCATTCCGACCACGGTGTTGGTGAGGAATTTGGATTAAAGGTTATGCAGTATCTTAATGACAAATGCAATAAATGGAAAGCAGAAGAGGATATAGACTATTCTCCATATGGAACCCCTATTGAGTCTACAACAGACAAATTCGCTCGTGGGTTAAAGAAACGTTTTGGTGATGACATTTTTGTTAAGCTCGACGGTAAGGATAGAAATTACATCACCAACAGCTATCACGTTCCAGTATTTGAGCACATCAATCCTTTTGAAAAACTGGAAATTGAAAGTAAGTTTCAGGCCCTAAGTACAGGTGGTGCTGTTTCATATATTGAGGCCGCAAATCTTGAAAATAACATTGAAGCAGTTCTCGAAGTTATTTCATTTATGTACGACCACATTCTTTATGCAGAAATCAATACAAAGTCTGACTATTGTATGAAGTGTGGTTATGATAAGGAAATTAAAATCATTACTGATGAAAACGGTAAACTTGACTGGGAGTGCCCACAGTGTGGCAATCGTGACCATAGATTCATGTCTGTAGCAAGACGTACCTGTGGATACATAGGTGCAAACTTCTGGAATCAAGGACGTACAGATGAAATAAACAACAGATTCGTACACTTAGACTGTCATGAGTTAGGAGAAATTAAATGAACTATGCTAAAATAAATAGTATGGATATAGCCAATGGAGATGGAATTCGAGTTTCCATCTTCTTTTCTGGCTGTGTTCATCATTGTAAGAATTGTTTTAATAGAGAGTTATGGGACTTTAACTACGGAAAGAAATTCACAAATGAAACTACCGAAACAGTAAGACAAGCTCTTTCGCCGCGATATATCAAAGGACTTTCAGTTTTAGGCGGCGAACCATTCAATCAGGATGCTGGAGAATTTTTCGAGTTCATAAAAGAAATTAAGACCTCCTACCCTGAAAAAGATATATGGGTATGGACGGGATATTCTTTCAAAGATGTGGAAAAAGCAGATGTGTTAGAATATATCGACTACATAATTGATGGTCGTTTTATTGAGGAAAAAAAGGACCTCACACTTAGATTTCGTGGTTCTTCAAATCAGCATATTTGGCACAAAATTAATGGAGTATGGACTAAGGAGGAATGATTAAGATGGACAGGGCAAAACTAATCAAGGAAATTAAAAGTATGGGCGAAGATTACAGAAATGGTTCTGAACTTTTAAAGATGATGGATTATTACGGTGTTTCTAATCTTAGGTCTATCTCAGATGAACAGGCAGAAGCATATTTAGAAATGATTAAAAAGGAGAGAATATAATGACAGTAGAATTATTAAGCTCAACAGAAAACCCAATTTGGACTTGTGCAATCGCGGCAAGTATGTGTTATGATTCAAAGCCATCATACAATACAGTTAAAGGTTGTATTAAGTCTGGCCATCACAGTGTTTTAGAACACGCTTCATTTACCTTTAAAATTACAGGGGTAAGCCGTTCACTTCTTGCGCAGCTTACAAGACATAGACTTGCTTCATTTAGTGTACAGTCGCAGCGTTATTGCTCCTACGCAGAAGCAGACGTTAGTTTCGTTATGCCAGGTAATGACAAGTATTTAAATGGCGAGATACTTGAATCAGCTTATGATTCTCTTGCCGCATATAATCAGATAATTGCACATGGCCATTCTCCGGAAAACGCAAGAGCAGTCCTCCCTAACTGTATGCCTACAAGTCTTTGTATGACAGTTAATCTTAGGGAACTTGCTACAATTTGTAATCAGAGATTATGTGCCCATGCACAAGCTGAGATTCGTCAGCTTTTCGCGGCAATTAAGAAAATTCTCTTAGATTCTCCTAAGTTCTCGGATGAAGACAAAGAAATTTTTAGACTATTACTTGTACCAAAATGTGAAACCCACCCAGTTCCATATTGTACAGAAGCCAAGAGTTGTCATAAGTATAAGTATTTAACGGAGTTGGTAAAGTAATGGTATATCAGGGTTCTAAGGAAAAGCTCGCTAAGGACATTATTCCAGTTCTCCAGCGAATAATTAAAGAAAATGACATTAAGACATATATTGAACCATTTTGTGGTTCCGCCGCGATAGTTGATAAGATTGTATGCCCGGAGCGTATTGCTTCGGACATTAATCCTTATTTGATTAGTTTGCTTAAGTATGCACAGTCAGACCCAACGCTATCCATATTTCCTTTAGATTGTCCGAAAGAGCATTATGTGGAAGCGAGAGAATGTTTTAAGAAAGATTGTTTCGATGAATATTCTATGGCTTATATTGCTGGTATTGGATATTTTGCAAGTTATGGCGGCAGATTTTTTGATGGCGGTTATGGCAAAGATCCATCCGGTAAGCGTAATATTTATGCTGAACGTGTAAAGAATATGAAGGAACAGGCTTTACACTTAAAAGATATTAACTTTTTCTGCCGCGATTATAAGGAGTATAGGAGTGAGGATTATGAGAATTGCTTATTCTACATTGACTGGCCGTATGTAGGCACTAAACAATATGGTAGATTTCCATTACGTCATGATGATGAACTTTATAATTGGGCTAGAGAACTTGGTAAACGTAATCATGTTATAATCAGCGAATACACTATGCCGGAAGACTTTAAGGAAATTTGGCATAAGGAACGAAAAGTTTGTCAGAGGTCTGATAGAGTTAAGGCTGATTCAGCAGTTGAAAAATTATTTACAATCTGATAAAATTCCCGTGGTCTTCTATGACTGCGGGATTTTCCAGTTTTTGTAAAGTGTTTACTTTTACTTAAAAATGTGATATAATTGATTTAGAAATTAAAAAGGAGTTGATTAAATGGCTAACGTTGTAGATAATTATGGCGTAGATAAGATTGAACATCTTGAAACACGAGAAGCCATGCGTACTCGAATTCAAGCATATCTCGGTAGTGATGATACAAATGGTATCTATCAGGCTTTAAAGGAGATTATCAATAACTCGACTGACGAAGCGCTTGCCGGTTATGGTGATAAACTTGAAATTGATGTAGATGAATCTCAGAATAAAATCAGAGTAAGGGACTATGGTCGAGGAGTTCCATTTGGTATAGTAAATGGACGTAACATTCTTGTAGCGATTTATACTGAAGCTCATACAGGTGGTAAGTTTAATAAGGGCGCTTATAAGAATAGTTCAGGTCTGAATGGTCTTGGTGGCACAGCAGTATGTATGTCATCTGAATCATTTTTTGTTACGTCTGTAAGAAATGGCACAGCGGCAACAGCAACCTTTAATAAAGGTAATCTTCTTGATTATAAGGAAACTTCAACCAACCTTCCTAATGGTACAACGGTTGAATTTATTCCGGATAAAGAAGTTTATAAAAACATGGAAGATGGTTTTACCTTTGATAAGGTTTGTGAAGATATTAAAAACGTAGCTTATCTTAATAAAGGTATTCGTTTTATAGTTACAAGCGGCGATAAGAAAAAGGAATTCTATTCTGAAAACGGTATTGGCGATTTCATTAAAGAAGTTAGCACAAAACCTTTGATGAAGAATCCTATTATCACCTCGGCAACTGATGGAACAGATACAGTAGAAGTAGCCTTCCTTTGGACTGGCGGGGCAAACAAAGAATATACTTATGTAAATGGTCTTTTCTGTCCAATGGGCGGTCAGCCAATTACAGGTATTCGCCGTAAACTTACAACAAAGATTAAGTCATTAACTGGAAAGAGTTTTGATGTTGATATTATAAGACGAGGATTTGTGGTTGTTGCCAACTGTAAAGTGCTCGAACCTTCATTCGAAGGACAGACAAAGAGCAAGGTAAATAACACAAACTTGTCTACTCTCGCCGGAAAAGCACTTGATGAAGGATTAGAGAATTTTTCAAAAACATCTGAATTTGAAGCCATTATTGCCCTTATAGAAAAGATTTCAAATGCGGAAAAGATTGCTGATAAGGCAAGAGAAGCCGCTATGAACTCCGAAAAAGAAATTGACTCAATGAGAAAGAAAAAAGGTCTTGTTTTAGATAAGGTAAATGATGCAAAGAAACTTGGCCTTGATTCTACACTTTTTGTTTGTGAGGGCGATTCTGCCGCAGGTTCAGCAGAAAAAGGTAGAGATAAAGACCTTCATGGTATATTTATCGCAAGAGGTAAGTTTATTAATCCATTAACTTGTTCATTGGATAAATATTTATCAAATGCAGAAATTCAGCAAATACAGGTTGCCGTTGGCATTGACCATGGTAAGAAGTTAGACCACAAGAAATTACGCTATGGTCGTATTTGTGTATTCGTTGACCCGGATGTTGACGGCGCTCATATATTCTTACTTTTACTTCTTAATATTTGGCGACTTTGCCCACAGTTTGTTAAGGAAGGTAGAATTGGTTGGTATCATGCTCCGCTCTTTATTGTTGAAAATGGTAAAAAGAAAACTTATTTCTACACAGATGAAGATTACAATGAGCGAGGCAGACAATTGCCAGGCGTTGTAAAGAGAGTAAAAGGTCTTGGTCTTTTATCAAAACAGGAATTAAGAGATGCTGTCTTTAACTGTCCTGAAGCACAGGAAATGTTTGAGTACACTCCTGAAGCTATGGAAGCTCTTGAAGCATTAATGGGCGCAGATGTTACTCCTAAGAAAGACTTCGTATTTTCAACAATTGACTTTAGCGACTATGGTGAGATGTAATTCTTTACTTTTCTATCAAAATGTGATATAATAGTTATATTAAAGGAGTGAAGATAAATGTCTTTAAAAAATACAATTGAAAAAAGTTTCGCAACATATGCGGCGATGACAATTCAGCATAGAGCCATTATAGATGCAAGAGATGCGCTTAAACCAGGCCAGAGAATGGCTTTCTATGCTCAGAGCGTTGATAAACTTGTGTGGCCAAAACCACATAAGAAAACTCATAAGTCAGTAGTAAGCGCTATGGACCATTTTTATGTTCATGGTGATGCTTCTATGATTGACTTACTTTGCAGACTTGCAAGGCCAATGTCTATGAGATATTGTCTTGAAGATGGTGTTGGTAATATGGGTACTTATACTCAGCTCACTAACTTCGCCGCACCAAGATATACAGAAATGCGTTTAGGACAGCTTGGTGTTAAAATGGTAGAAGGAACACACAAAGAAACTATTGAAAGATGGTTTGATAATTATGATAACACAGAGCAGTTCCCATCCGTTCTTCCTTCTCTTGGATATTACAATATTGTAAATGGCTCAATTGGTATTGCAACAAGTTTGTCTACATCTATTCCTCAGTTTAATCTGCGCGAAGTCAACGAAGCAATGATTAAATTACTTTGGAATCCGGATATTGACTTTGATGAAATTTATTGTGCACCAGACTTTACAACAGGCGGTACAATCCTGAACGCCGATGAAGTTAAGGAATCATTAAGAAATGGTAGAGGTAAGTCTATTATCATTCGCGGCACACTTGAATATGATAGCGATGATAATTCTATCCGAGTAAAAGAAGTTCCATATAATGTTGCTACAGGTAGCGTTAAAAAGGAAATCGCTGGAATGTTTGAATCAGAAAAGAAACCATTCCCGGCAAAAGGTATTGCAAGATTTACTGATTCATCAGAAGAAATGGTTGATATGACGATATGGCTTGAAAAGGGAGTTAATCCAGAAAGTGTTGTTAGAAACCTATATAAATATACTCGTCTTCAGACCTTCTTTCCTATTAACATGATTATGCTTGATAAGGGAACTAGACCTAAACTCTTTACATGGAGAGAAGCCCTTAATGCTCACCTCGACCACGAAAAAGAAGTAAGAACAAAGATTCATGAACTTGAACTTAGAAAGATTGATGAAAGATTACCAATCGTAGAAGCTATCACAATTGCGCTGGCAAATGTAGATGAGGCAATTGAAATCATTCGCAGTGCAGAAGATAGTACAAATTCTAAAGCTAAGTTAATGGAACGATTTGGTTATACAGATGCTCAGGCAAATGCAGTTCTTGCTATAACTCTTAAGAAATTAACAAAACTTGAAATTCAGAGTTTTAATGATGAAAAGGAAAAACTGCTTGCGGAAAAGGAATATCATGTTGCAGTTTTAAACGATAAGGATTTACTTTATAAGGAAATTGAAAAAGATTTAAGAGAAATAGCTGAAAAATTTGGTGACGAACGCCGCACTAAACTTATGAATTTAGATTACAAGAATAGTGATGAAGATGCAGAACCAGTTGAACGTAAAGAACTTCTTATCACATACACAAATCTCGGCAACATCTATGCACAGGAAACTACAACTCTTATTGCTCAGAAGCGTGGCGGCAAGGGTACAAACTTTAAGTTAAAGGCTGATGAATATGTTACACAGTCAATCAGCACAGATAATATGGGTTGGTTATATGCTTTCACAAACAAGGGTAAGATGTACAGCGTCATGACAGACAGTATCACTCTTGGTAGAAATAATGCGTCGGTATTATTTGACTTAGAAGCCGGCGAAAAAGTTTCATATATTAACACCTTCTCTAAGAAGTCTATTGGAAGTTATTTCTACTTTATAACAAAAGATGGTATGATTAAGAAAACAGCGGTATCTGAATATAAGAGTCAGAAGAAAGGTATTATCGCCATTAAACTCAAAGACGGCGATGAAGTTGTTACTGTTTTCGCCGCGAATGGTGGTAATATTGGTGTACTTTCAAGTTCTGGCAAGTTTATTGTTTTTGATGGCTCAGAAGTTTCTGATACAGGTAGAAATACCGCCGGCGTAAGAGCAATTAAACTTAAAGATGGAGAGTCTGTAATCTCCGCCGCGAAGATAATGGGTGATAACCTTGTAACTGTTACTGAGTACGGTATGGTTAAGAAAACATCTATGTCTGAATTTAACACTCAGGGACGTGGTGGTACAGGTGTTTCTATCTCCGGCGTATCTACAAATGATAGAGTAGTAGACTTCTTGACTTTTAAAGAAGATTGTGATATAATGATTATATCATCAAAGAAAAATATAAAAATTCCTTCAACTCAGATTTCTACACAGAGTAGAACTGGTAAGGGAAGCAAGGGTATTACTCTTGATGAAAAAGAAAAAGTTAAATCAATTGTAAAAGCGTAATGCTTTACAATTGTTTTAAACTGTGTTATAATATAGATAATGAAAAAGGAGTTGAAAATATGACTTTTAACGAAAAGGTTAATACTATTAAGAAATGGAAAGACCCGATAGTTACAGCGTTAAACATGGTTCTTGATTCATATTATGAACTCATTGTCAATTATACAGAAGGCGCAGACCATTCTTCAGCAGACCTCAAAAAGAATCTGCCAGAAGACCTTGCTCCTCTTATCAAGGATATTAAGTCCGATATTGACAAGTACAATGAAATCAGACGCAAACTCCTTGCAGATGATTTTTCTGTAACTTCTCTTGAAGTTGGTTACATTAATAATGCTCTTCTTTTTGCGATGGTAAGATTTGATAAGATTATCGACTATACAACAAATGCGAGAGATATTACAAAAACAATTTCTGTGGTTCTCACCTCAGAAGAAAATTAAAAAGTAAAGACCTTTACAAAATCAAAAAGTTATGATATAATAAATACATAATAAAAAGACGAAAACTTTTTAGAAAATTAAAAAGCGAAAGGCTTTACAAAAATCAGAAAATGTGTTATAATTAATACATAGTAAAGATGATGTGAAAAGTTTAATTTTCCTTTCCTCATTGTTGTTCATTCCCTCCTATAATATGATATACAACATCATCTTTGCGGCTTAGGTAGTCGGTATTCAATAAGGTTCGATTCCTTATCCTAGGCTTATAAATAGCACGCCATGCTATTTAGAAAAATCAAATTATTTTATATTTTACAAGGAGTGATTTAATTATGGCAAAGACAAAGGGTAACTCAGAAAACACAATCAAAATCGTAAACTACATGAAGGGTATCGGCGTGGGTGCAAAGCAGTCAGGCAAGGAAATCGCAGAAGCTCTCGGATTTGAAAAGGTAGCTACTGTAACAGGCACAATGCTTTCTCTTTACAAGAAGGGTGTAGTTGGTAAGGAAAAGACAGAGAATGGCACTCTCTACTTCATTACAGCAGACGGCGCTAACTACGACCCAACAGTAGTTCCAACAGAAGCCTAATTTAAGGCTCTGAATTCTTGAAGTGACTGAGGGGATGTTCCCCTCGTTGCTTCTAAATTTTTATTAAATGCTTACAAGAAAGTTTGGAGGAATTAATTTATGCAGAGTATAACAAAAGAATCAGAAAATACAATTGATATTATCGGCGTATTAAAGGAAAGAAATGTTGAAGAAGCTAAGTCAAAAGAAGGTAAGCAGTATGTTAAGGGCACGGCAGTAATTTCAACTGTAACAGAAGTTGAAGGTAAGGCCGTTGAAAGCGAACATAAGATTGACAAGATGGTATTCAGACTCAAAAAGGACGGCACACCTAATAAGCTCTATGATGCAGTTCTTGATTGGAACAAGCTCGTTTCACTTGCATCTGCAACAGAGCAGACTCCAGCATCAAGAGTAGTTCTTCAGTCTTCAAGTATTGAGGAAAATATGTGGGTTCCTTCAGGTAAGGAAGAAGTAGCATCAAATCCTAAGATTAAGGTAGGTTGGTTAAAGACTAGCAACGAAGACAAGGATAAGGCAGAGTTCACACTCACTGGTGTCGTTGTTAAGGAGCCTTATGATGAGGAAAAGGACGGTACTCCAACAGGTCGTCTTAGACTTAAGATTGGCGTATTCGGTTATTGTGATGCGAGTCAGAATCCAGACGGCAATATTCACATAATTGACCTTATTGTTGCAAGCGAAGCCGGCGTAAACTGGTTCAGAAGCAATGTTAAGGAATATGACACAATTCGTGTTCAGGGTGATATAATCAATTCACACAAAACAGTTATCACTGAAGTATCAGAAGGTTTCGGCGTTATTCAGAAGCCAAACACTGTATCTGTTAAGGAGTTCCGTGTAAGAGCGGCAGTTGTTCTTCAGGATGATGACCTTATCTATGATGTTTCCGACGTTAAGAGAGCTTTAAAGGCTAGACTTGCTAGAAAGGAAGACGTTCTTACTCGCGCTAAGGAAAAGGCAGCAAACGCTTCTGCAAATGCAAGTGCTAAGGGCGGCCTTAATGATTTCGGTTTAGATGATGTTATTCCATTTTAATTAATAAGGGGAGATTCATTTCTCCCTTTTATTTATATTAAACTATGATATGATTTTATAAAGGAGAGATTAAAATGGCTATTAACTTAAAAGAACTTAAACCGCATCGTATATCAAAGAACCTTAGAGGTAAGAGCTTACTTCTTTATGGTCCTCCAGGTTCAGGTAAAACCACTTTCGGTACAAATTATAAGAAGTCACTATTACTTGCGTTTGAAAGAGGTTATAATGCTCTTGATAACATCATGGTATAGGACGTTAAGACTTGGCCGGAATTTAAACAGGTTATTTCTCAGCTTTGTAGGGACGAAGACCTAAAAGAACAGTTTGAAACACTTATCATGGATACTTCTAGTGAAGCGTGGTCACTTTGCGAAAAGTATATTTGCTCAAAGAATGATGTAGAAGACCTTGGTGATAAGGCCTATGGTAAACTTTATAAGGCGGCTGAAAAGGAATTTAGTTCTGCCCTTAGAGAGTTAACTTATAATGGTTACGGCCTTGTTCTTATTGCTCACGAAAAGGTAACTACTGATAAGGATAATCAGGATATTAAGTACATTGCACCAGACCTTGCTCCAAAAGCCTTTACTGTTATTAATAAACTTGTTGATAACATTGCTTATATCAAGACTATTAATACTGGTTCTGAAGAAAAGAGAGTAATGATACTTAGGGACAATACTGGTAAGGTTGTCGTTAAATCAAGACATAAGTACATTGCTCCTTATGTTGAACTTGGTTATGATAACTTTGTAAATGCTCTTTATGAAGCTATTGATAAAGAAGCTAAGGAACATGGTAATGAAGCTATCGAAGAAGCCAACTCATCTGCAAAGCTCGATTATGATATACTCATGGTTGAAGCAAGAGATGTTTGGGGTCAGGTAATTCAGCAAGAAAAGGGTCAGGAAGCTATGGTAATTCTTGAAGAAGAATTTGGTAAGCCTATAAAATTCTCAGAAGTAGACCCTTCAGAAGTTGAAAAACTTAATGCCGCAATTGTTAGAATAAAAGAAATTGTTTAATTCAGAAGGGAGGAGTAAGATAATCGAAACTTACTTCTCCCCTTTTGTTTTAATAAAGGAGTGAATATTTTGAAAAAAGTTTTAGATACCAACGTATTACTCGATTATCCACAGATAGTTACAAAAGATACAGAACTCTGGGTAATACCTCTTGTAGTTTTAAAAGAAATTGATGGACTTAAAATGAACATGAATCCGGAAACATCAAGGAAAGCCCGAAAGGCAGCAGTTTTCGTGGCGAAGAATATGGATAATATCATATGGGATTTTACAGTAGAAGGCAGTTCTGTTGATAATATTCTGCTTGATATTGTCGCAAAAGATTGTGATTCTATTCTTGTCACAAATGATGTTTCTTTAAAGGTAATCGCAAAAGCCAAAGGTATTCCTGTTGAGGGATATAGTTGGAAAGATGATTATACTGGAGTCCTTTATGTAGACCCTGAGACTATGGATGTTGATAAGTATAATGAAATTCTGAGCAAACTTATTAATACTGGTGAATACAATAAAGAAAATTACAAGTTTAGTCCGAATGAATATCTTATTGTGCCGCCATATTGTACAGACGATGGAAGCAAAAGCACAATCTTTAAGTATAATAGTGAAGGATTCTTTGAGCAGATTTCTCTTAGACCAACAATCAAAAATGGTTGGATTAATACAATCAGGCCGCGAAATGATGAACAGATTTGTTTGTTTGACCTTTTAAATAGTGATGTGCCTGTTGTATATGCTGGCGGTAGTTATGGTACTGGTAAATCATTTATCACTCATAACTATGCAATTGGAGAACTTGAAGCACAGCGTATTAAGAAAATTGTCTATGTTCCTAATAACGCTTACGCACAGGACTCAATGGAATTAGGTTTCCTCCCGGGTAGCAGTTTCGAGAAATTAATTCCTTCAATTGGCCCACTCATTGACCAAGTAGGTATTGACCAAATTAATCGTTGGATGGAATGCGAAGAACTTGAAATTGTTCCTCTTGCTTTCATGAGAGGTCGTAGCTTTAACGATGCTATTATCTTGGTTTCAGAAGCTGAAAACCTTACTGAAAGTCATATCAAACTTCTTATTTCACGTTGCGGTGAAAATACACGTATCTTCTTCGATGGTGATATTGACCAGGCCGATAGTGCAATCTTTAAGGATAGAAATGGTCTAAAGTTACTTCTTAACCTTCACAAAACAGAAATGGCTGACCTTTTTGGAACAGTATTCCTTACAAAGATAGAAAGAAGTAAAACAGCAGAACTTGCTAATACACTTGACGAACTTTAATAAAATCGCGGCGGAGACCAATAATCTCTGCCGCCATTTTTATCTCTTTACTTTTTTTAAATTTTGTGTTATAATATAACTATAAAGTTAAAAGAAAAGGGTGAGGACAAATGATAGATGTTCTTACTGCGGAGCAAATCTTTGTCCTGTATGAGAGATTACATAACAAAGCAGAAGTTGCCCGTAGGTTGGGGGTAAGCCCGACAACCGTAGCAAAATACATTGAACAGGAGGGATTAATTATTAGCAAGGAAAGAGTAAAGATTACCCCTGAGGTAGTCCAGAAGATTAATGAGTTGTATGCCAAATATAGAAATCAGGCTAAGGTAGCAAGAGAACTTGGCATATCAAACACAACTGTAAAAAGATATTTGACACCGGAAAATTTGGCAATAAGTAATCAGATTTATGATGATAGGGATGCTCTTTGGTATTATATTATCAGACTATTCGGAGTATATGATGCTGAGAATGATATTCCGGTTGATGGACATAATATTCAGCTTATGAATACATATGTCAAGAAAGGTATTAATTATCGCGCCCAGCTATTGGTCCTTAAATGGTTTTATGAGATTAAGAAAAATAAAGTACAAGATAAGTACAAGACAATAGGTATTATACCTCACATCTATACTGATGCCTTAAACTATTACAAACAGCAAGCTCATAAGGCACAGGAGATTAATGAAGGCATTAAAAAGCAGCTTGAACAGGATAGAATTGAGATTCCATATAATCCTAATAATTACCTAAATAAGCGCAAAAAGAAAAACACAATAGACTTAGATACGGTTGGTGACATTGATGATTAAGGTAGATAGACATACCGTTATACAGATTTTAGGTGGGCTTATGGCCCGCCCGGATTATTTAGCAGACACAGATAAGTATTGTCTTGAACCTTCTAATTTTCCAAATGTATTAGACAGGTATATCTTTGCTTGTATCAACAACCTTTATAACTGCGGTGATGGCGCAAATAAGATTCGTTCAGTAGATATAGAGGAAGCTCTTAAAGTAAATGCTACTGCTTATGCAATGTTTGAAAAGGAAAATGGACGGATTTTCTTACAAGACTGTGAAGCTAATGGAGAGCCGGAAAACTTCGATTATTACTACAAGAAACTTAAGAAGATTAATCTGATTATTGACCTTGATAAAATGGGTTATAATACAGAGCAGTTTTATAGTGAAAATCTGTTAGACCTTAATGCAAATGAAAATTTTGAAAAGCTAACAACAGATGATATTCTTAATAAAATTAAACTTGAAACTGCTAATCTTGAAAATAAGTATGCCTTCAATAACAAAATATCTGAAGGTAAGCCAATAGATGGAATACTTGATTTAGTTCTATCATTACGTGAAGCTCCTGAAATCGGTTGTAGATTACAAGGAGATATTTATAACACAATACTTCGTGGCGGAAGAAAAGGTAAAATGTATATCAGGTCTGCGGGAAGTGGTGTTGGTAAAACCCGTCGTATGGTTGGTGATGCTTGTTATATAGCTTATCCAGTTCGTTTTGATAATGACACAAACCAGTGGGTATCAACAGGTAGCTGTGAAAAAGTTCTTTACATCATGACAGAGCAGGACACAGAAGAAATCAACACAATGATTCTTTCATATCTTACTGGTATCAACGAAGAAAAACTTATTTATGGTACTTATACAGATGAAGAACTTGACCGTTATAAGATAGCGATTGACATTATGAAGCGTTATGAAGAGAACTTCTACTATGTAAGAATACCTGACCCATGTGCTTCAGTTGTAAAGAATGTATGTAGAAGATATAACATTCAGCATGGTGTTGAGAACATCTTCTATGACTACATATTCTCTTCGCCGGCAATGCTTAATGAATATCGTGATTTAAAGCTACCGGAATTTGTATGCTTAAGATTGTTTGCTACAGCTATTAAAAACTTAGCCGTAGAACTTAATGCCTTCATTATGACATCTACTCAGATAAGTAATGACGATGATAAAACTGGTGGTTTCAGAGATTATCACTGTATTCAGGGTGCAAAACAGATTGTTAACCTTGCCGATGCAGCCGGAATAGTTTCAAGACCAACAAAAGAAGAACTTACTCAGCTTGGCTCAATTCTTGAAACAATTGGTGTGGTTCCAAACTGTGTTCACGACATATTTAAGAACAGACGAGGACGTTGGACTTGTGTAAGAGTTTGGTCATATGTAGACTTAGGCACACTAAGAACTACAGACTTATTCATCACAACAGCCAACATGAAACCAATTGAAGATTTCCAGATTATGGATTATAAGATGGAGCAGGACTTCTCAGATGTTTGTGAGTTCTATAATGGTGGCCCATGTAAGGTGCCAGTTATGGCAACCGCAGAAGAAGTTAAGGAAGAACCTAAACCTTCAAAGCAGATTGAAATGGTTGATTTTACGGAAGTTCCTCTTAGTGATTTACGTCCGGAAGAACTTGTACATGCTTTTAATGAACGTGAGAAAATTGATATAGACTTAGAAAATGCGAAATTAGAGGACTTGATTTAATATGACACTTAAAGAAATTGCAGAATCCCTTTCAACTGAAAGAGTAATTGAATTAATGGAATCACTCGGCGCGACAGAGCACAGGAAAACCGGTGATGCTGTTGTATTCAATACTATCTGCCATAATTGTAATGAGCATGATGGCTCAATGAAGTTATATTATTATCCAAAAACTCATACCTTTCATTGCTACACTCGTTGCGGCGAAACATTTAATATCTATGAAATGTTCAAGAAAAGATATGAGTTATTGGAAACTCCATATGATTTTTATAAGGATATAGTAAAGAAGATTGATGATGGGAAGTCTGGAAGAATAGAATCAATCGGTTCTTTCTATGAAACATATGAATCTATCTATGAACATGATGACCATACTGTTAACGTTAACATGCCGCATATTCCTAAGTCAATCTTAAATATCTATACTTATTTTCCTACGCCAGAATGGTTAGCCGATGGAATATCAGAAGAAGCAATGAAGCTCTATAATATAAAATATTCTATTTCCGAAAACAAAATCATTATTCCTCATTATGATGTTGACGGTAATCTTATTGGTATTCGCGGCAGAGCATTAAATGAGGAAGATATGGTTTTTGGTAAGTATATGCCAGTAATGATAGAGGGTAAGTTATATAACCACCCGCTCACCTTTAATCTTTATGGTCTTAATGTAGTTAAAGACAACATCAAGAGAATGAAGATAGCCATTATAGCCGAAGGTGAGAAAAGCGCATTACAAGCACATACATTTTTAGGTCAAGATAGAAACGTAGTTGTAGCTTGTTGCGGCAGTACGATTCATCAATATCAAATTAATTTATTGCGTAAGGCTGGGGCAGAAAGAATTATAGTTGCTTTTGATAAAGAAGGTACAAACATAAAAGAACAAAATCTTTACATTCGTAAACTTAGTTCTATCTGTAATAAGTACAAAAACTTCGTTAACATGGGATATATGTTTGACTCCCAAAAATTACTTAACTTAAAACAGTCACCTTTTGATAGAGGACTTGAAACATTCAATGCCTTAATGAAAACCGTGACTTGGGTTTAAAATTTATAAAGAGAGAGATGATAAACTAAATGAAGTATTTAAGAAAAACATCGTATGACATTAGACAGGATTATGGACGCAATCTATTAAAGGATAGGGGTATTTTAACTGAATAGAATGTAGGTACTTTTTTCGCGCCGCGATTTGAGCATGTATGCAATTGGAATTTGCTTGATAATATTACCAAGGCAGCTCAAATGATTTTTAAGCATATAGGTTTAAGGAGTAAGGTATTACTTGTTGTTGACTGCGACGTAGATGGTTTTACAAGTAGTTCTCTTATGTATCGTTGGCTGGCTGAAAATTTCCCTGACCTTACAATTGAGTATTGGATTCATTCTGAGAAACAGCATGGTTTTGATGATGACCTTATGGAATATCTTACTCAGAGTGGTCAGATTTTTGATTTGATTATTATGCCCGATGCCGGTACGAATGATGTAAAACAGCAAGACATTCTTGCCGCGATGGGATACGACATTGTTATTGCTGACCATCATGAATGGGAAGGTAAGTCTTGTGAAAATGAAAACGTTATTATTGTTAATAATCAGATGTCAGAGTGTTATTCAAATAAGGAAGCCAGTGGTGTTGGCGTAGCTTGGCAGCTTCTTAGATGTCTTAGTAAGACTTATTATTCCGGTTCAGATTTAATGGAATATTTGGATATAGTTGCTCTTGGTGAGGTTTCAGATATGATGCAAGGAACTACACCGGAGAATAGATTTATATTTGAGTATGGATTGTCTCATATTCAGAATGAGTTTTTCCAGACTTTTGTAAGAAAACAGTGTTTTTCTCTGTTTGGTATTTCAGCAGATAAATGGTCTGATGCATATTATACAAACGGTAAACTCACTCAGGTGGGTGTAGCCTTTTATATTACGCCATATATTAATGCTCTTATTAGAGTTGGTACACAAGAAGCTAAGACACTTATGTTTCAGGCTATGTGCGGTATTCCTTCGAACATAACTCATAAGGATAACAGAACAGATGCTGAACAGTGTTTCTATGATTGTTCTGCCGCGAAAAGATTACAGGATAAATTAAAGAATGAAGCCGTAGAACAGCTTAGTGTACAGATTACAAATAATTGCTTAGAGAATAACAAAATTCTTATTCTCAATGGCGATGAACTTGACGTACCAAACACACTTACTGGATTATGTGCAATGGGAATCGCGGCGAAATATAAGAAGCCAACATTACTCGGAAGAACAAATGATGGATATATTAAGGGTTCATTCCGTGGTAGGGAAGATAGTGAGTTAAAGGATTTAAAGGCCTTCCTTTCTTCAAGTGCTCTAGTAGATTATGCTTTGGGCCACGCCAATGCAGGAGGTTGGTCTTTAAGAACAAAATTTATAAGTGCACTAACAAATTATGCAAATGACAAACTTGCAGACGTAGATTTTGGTGAAGGTTTCTATGATGTTGACTTTGTATTCAGCGCACAAGAAGATGCGAAAATATCTGATTGTGTTTATGACTTAGAGAACTATAAGAACATATGGGGTCAGGGCTGTAAGCAGCCAATACTTGCAATTAATAATCTTACCATTGATGGTAATGATATATCGGTAATTGGTAAGAACGCAGATACTCTTAAGTTTACTTGCGGCAAAATCACATATATCAAATTCAAAGCAAAGGATTTGTGTGAGAAACTTTCCGGCAGAACAGGCAAGATTTCCCTTAATATAGTTGGTAAAACTAATGTTAATGAGTTCATGGGAAGAACTACACCACAGGTTATGATAGATGACTTAGAAGAACTTAATCCGCTCTCTCAGGAGGAACAGGATTTACGCGACGATTTTAAGACATCTTATGCAGATTTATATAGCTTTTAACTATTTACTTTTTAGAAATAATGTGTTATAATATATATAGAAATTAAAGATAAGGAGTGATTAATCAATGCTTACAAAACAGGTAGATGAACATACAGTTTACTCAGAGGAAGAAGCCGAAGCAACTATTCAGAAGTTTAAGGATAACGCTGGTGCAGAGGGTTATGAAGTTGTAAACTATTCCTCAGTTCATAAGGAAAAGAAATCAAAGGGCGAAGTAATTGACGAATACTGGGTTGTTAAAATTACAAAGAAATGGTGTTAATACCGGAAAGGGAAATTTATGACATACTTAGAATTTTTAGAAGCTGTTGTTGATGCGGTGAAGGACTATGCTCCTTCCGCCGCAATCACCCATTACAAAAAGGGTCATATTCCAACAGAGGATGAAATGCATATGATAGGAGAACTTAACCGTAAATATGCAAATAAGGAAAATTCAAGTGAACTTCTTGTTGAATCTCTTGTTGTTGAAATGCACGAGAAAAGCTATATAACCCTTAATCTTGATAGTATCTATGAAAAGAACCCAACAGTAGATGAAATTAAAGAAACGATTAAGGACAGGGTAGATGTGTTTTCAAAGGTCTACGACAATGTTAATAGCGTGCTTGATAAAGTTGAGGATTTTGACTACATAAAGGATAAACTGACAATACGTTTACTTCCTTATGAGAAGAATAAGGAGAAGTTAGAAGATGTAGTTTATAATCGTTTTTATGACATTGCCGTTGTTCTTTATATTACGATTTCTCATGAAGATGGCGTACTCAATACAACCAAGGTAAAGAAAAGTTTTCTTGAAAAGTGGCATATAAGACGAGAAGCTGACTTATTCACCATTGCTACTCAGAATGTTATACGCGACCAACATCCTGTAATTGGTAGCTTAGCGTCAGTCGTAGCTGACAAACTTGAGAGTGTATTCTTAACAACACCTGAAAGCATATCTTCATATGCTGGAGCGGCACTTCTTACTACATCGCAGAAGACTAATGGAGCAGTTGCCGCTTTTATTCCGGGAGTAGCAGATAAGTTAGCTGAACTTTTTGGTGATAGTTTTTATGTAGTCTTTACATCCATTCATGAAGCCATGATTCATAAGAACGGAGAATCAGTAGAAGGTATGTATAGAGCCCTTGATGGCACAAATCGTGCATTTGGAGAGGAAGATTATTTATCATCAACTATTTATTTCTACGATAAAGATAAGAAAAACTTTTTCCCAGTTGATAGGCCGGAGGCTTAATATGAAGGAATATATAAATCCATCTAAGGCATATGAATCACCTGTTTGGTGTTATGCCATGATATGGGCCGCTATGGATAGATGGGGTGAAGATTTCTTTGACCAAACTGAGGATTCTTATATAAAGTATTATGAAGATTTCATTTATTTTATGAGAAGACAGGATGAAATTTATGAACTTTTTGCTAAAAAGCTCTTAGCAATTGACCCTGACTATGTTGATATAGAATGGATATTGGTAAAAGACTTAGATTGTTCGCGCCGCGAAAGTATAGAAGAAAAAGTTCGTTTTAAGATTTATCAGCTTTTTGCAAAGTTCATGAGTTTAGATGAACATAGAGCTCAGATAATTGAACATATAATAGAAGACACTGACGAATGGGAAGACAGTAACGTATGGGATGATTTCTGTAATCCGCGCGACAATGATGAAAATAAAAGTCAGATAATCCTCTTAGCAAATAATATTTTGGAGTATGAGGAATACGAAGAAATGTCCCTTATGGATATTATATATGGAACAAGACGAGGTGAGATATAATGAAAATTCATACAGATGAAAAAGAAAATTACGTTAAGCGTATTGACAAAATGAAGGAAGATATAGCCCGCCGTAATAAAGAAATTCAGAAGCAGAATAAAGAGAAAAAGAAGGGTTAAGCAGATTAAGGTCAGGATTAAATGTCTTGACCTTTTTTGTATTTTATGATATAATTATATTATAATAAGAAGGGAGGAAATTGAATGGAATTTTATGGTTCAATTCACAATCACACAGACATTGGGTCAAACCAAAGGTTAAGAGATAGTACAAACACAATTGAATCTCTTTGTTGGTATGCCGCAGAAGATTTAAAACACAACTTTGTGGCGATAACAGACCATGAATCAATTTCTCAGTCTATTAATGCACAGAAAATAGAAAAGAAAATAAGAGAAAAATATCCGGACTTTAAAGTAATTCGTGGTAATGAGATTTATCTTTGCCGCGATGACTTAAACAAAGACACATATGAACGTGGCGTAGATAAGTTCCCACACTTTATCTTACTTGCAAAGGACGCTGAAGGACATAAGCAGCTTAGAGAATTATCATCAAGAGCTTGGGTTAAGAATAGTTTCTCAACTGGTAAAATGTTAAGAGTGCCAACTTTCTACTCAGACTTAAAAGAGGTTATTGGTAAAAATCCAGGTCATGTAATTTTTAGTACAGCTTGTCTTGGCTCCGCGCTTGCTCAGGAAGCATTAATCTTTTCTCAGACTCAGAACAAAGATATATATAATAAAATGAAGCAGTGGATAGCAATTATATCTAATATTTGCGGCAAAGAGAACTTCTTCTTGGAAGTTCAGCCATCTTTCAACAAAGAGCAAATTGCCGTAAATAAGGTTTACAAAATGCTTGCCGCAGAGGTAAACTTTCCAGTAGTTATCTCACTTGATGCTCACTATCTTAAAAAGGAAGATGCTCCAATTCACGAAGCGTTCTTAAACGCACAGGAAGGTGAAAGAGAAGTTAAGTCATTCTATGCTTCAACTTACATGATGTCAAGAGAAGAAATTCACGAATACATGGATGAATCAATCGGCGCGGATACGGTAAGTGAATGGATGAATAACACAAAACTTATCTATGATATGTGCGAGGATTATGACTTAACAAGACCACTTCATATTCCATATCTTCCTCTTACAATTGACAAGATAACAGATGCAGATTATGAAGAATTTGCCGGCAAGATTAAGGAGTTATCTTACTTCTATCATTCTCCACATCAGCCTGATAGAGATATGGCTGCCGCACTTGTAAAGAAGATTCAGTCCAACAGAGAAGAATTTGATAACGAAAAATGTTTTGCTGAAATGGACAAAAACCTTGAAGCTATCAGAGTTTCAAGTGAAAAGCAGAATACACAGTGGTCAGCTTACCTCTTAAACATGAGAGATTACATCAGAGTAATTTGGGAAAAGGGTAACTCACTGGTTGGTTGTTCAAGAGGTTCAGGTGGTGGATTCTTACTTCTCTATATGCTTGATATTATTCAGGTTAATCCTCTTAGAGAAAAAGCTCCACTTAGATACTGGAGATTCTTACATTCCGAAAGAGCATCTGTGTTGGATATTGATACAGATATTGAAGGAGGAAAGCGACCACAGGTTTACAAGGCTTTCCAGGACACATACGGAGAAGACAGAGTTTCAAAGGTTCTTACAATCAGAACTGAAAAAGCTAAGTCAGCAATACTTACTGCCTGCCGTGGTTTGGGTGTATCTCCTGAAGAAGCAAGCTACTTAGCATCATTCATTAAGGCAGACCGTGGTCAGCAGAGAACACTTGAACAGACATATTATGGTGACGAAGAAAACGATATTCTGCCAGATAAGAAATTCCAAGAACTCATGGATGGCAAATATGCAGAAGTTTGGAAGGTTGCTAAATATATAGCCGGACTTTGTTGTGGCGTTGGTTCTCATGCTGGCGGTGTAATTTTTTACGATGAACCGATTGTAAACTCAACAGCACTTATGAGAACCTCCAATGGTGACGTTATTACACAATATGACCTTCACACCCTTGAAGAAGTGAGTCTCATTAAGATTGACCTCCTCTCAATTGAAGCACTTGACCGTATGAGAGCTTGTCTTGATTTACTTGGTGAGTATGGTTACATCAATCCAATGCTTCCACTTAGACAGCGTTATGAAGATACAATTGGTGTTTATAAGATTGAAAGAGATGACCCAGAGATGTGGAAACTCATTCACGAACACAAGATTGAATCTTTATTCCAAATGGAACAGCAGTCAGGTATTAAGGGTATCGCGGCGGTTAAGCCAACAACTCTTGAAGAATTGGCAACTCTTAACTCAGTTATTAGACTGATGGCTCCTGAAAAGGGCGCAGAGCAGCCAGTTGATAAGTTTGCGAGATTTAAGAGAAACATCAATGAATGGTATAAAGAAATGGATAAGTGGGGAGTATCAAAGGACAAGCAAAAACTTCTCGAACCTTATCTGTTAGAGTCAAGCGGTATGTGTGAATCACAGGAACGTTTTATGAGCTTGGTTCAGTTACCGGAATGTGGTGGTTTTGGCCTTGCGTGGGCCGATAAACTTAGGAAGTCAGTTGCTAAGAAGAATCCAGCCGCTTTCTTAGAACTTGAAAAAGAGTTCTATCAGAGAATGGAAGAACAGAATCTTGATAGAAACTTCTGTAAATATGTATGGCAAGTTTGTGTAGGTGCTTCAAGAGGGTACGGTTTTAATCTAAGTCATACGCTCGGGTACTCAATAATAGCTTTACAGGAAATGAATTTGTATTCAAAGTTCCCAAGCATCTTCTGGGATTGTGCTAACCTTATCGTTGACTCTGGTTCAATGAACCTTGAAGACCAGTTTAATGACAGTGAAGATGGCGATGAGGAAGAATCCGAAACAAAGAATACATCAGCTGACTATGGTAAGATAGCCACAGCAATTGGTAAAATGATGGCAAGAAACGTTAAGTTCTCTTTACCTAATATAAACGAATCAAAGTTTACATTCTCTCCAAACGTTGAAGAAAACACAATCTATTGTGGTTTCCGTGGCATCACAAGAATCAGTAATGCACTTATTGAAGAAATCATTAAGAATCGTCCATATGCAAGTTTTGATGATTTTAGAAGCAAGGTTAAGACAAATGTTTTACAGATGACAAATCTTATTAAGTCCGGTGCTTTTGACTGTTTCGGTCGCCGCGAAGATATAATGGAAGAGTTCATCAAATCAATCTCAGACCAGAAGAAAAGAATCACCCTTCAGAATATGAATATGCTTTGCGAAAAGAACCTTATTCCTGAAGACCTTGCCTTTGAAAAGAGAGTATTCAACTTTAATAAGTACATCAACAAGAACTTCAAAAAGGACGGAGAAATTACTCTCAACAAGGTTTGCCTAGACTTCTATCTTGAAAACTTTGATGAGGCTAAACTTTATGACTACGAAATCAATGGTGACGCTTCAACAGCAAAAATCAAAGAAAAGGACTGGAAGAAAATCTATGATGTAAATATGGATTTAGTAAGAACATGGATGAAAGAAAATCACGATGATATTCTCAATACACTTAATAACACCTTATATATGGAAACATATAATAAGTATGCTGCTGGTAGCGTTAGTAAGTGGGAAATGGATAGTCTTGGTTTCTATTATCACGACCATGAGCTTAAAAGTCTTAGAAATGATGTTTATTCAGTTACAAATTATAATACAATCAAAGATTCAGATATATCAAGAACTATCACAACAGATGATGGAACAGAAATTGCTATTTATAAGATAAGCAGAATTGCTGGCACTGTAGTAGACAAGAACAAAGACAAGGGACAGGTTATCTTACTTACACCGGATGGAGTAGTTACAGTTAAGGTTTGGAAGAACCAGTTTGCAGAAATGGATAAGCAGATTAGCCATGTTGGTGCAGATGGTAAGAAAACTGTAGTCGAAAAGTCATGGTTCCAGAGGGGTACTAAGTTAATTATTACAGGCATGAAGCGCGACGATACATTCATTCCAAAGAAATATAAATCCACAACTTTTCCGCTTTTCACAAAGATAGAGGAAATGGATGATAAGGGATTTATAACTAAGTATACTACGGAAAGGGTTTGTCTTGACTAATAGGAGGGATAATTATTGATTGGATTATATGACATTGACCTTTTTCATGGGAGGAGCTTTTCAATAAGCCTTCCCTTCCTAAAGGTTTATAACTATTTAATTAGACAAGGCTGTTATCCGGCCATTATGAAAAAGAATGACAAAGGGTCTCTCTATTCTCAAATCTTTTATTTCAAAGAAAATCCTAAATTACAGATACCAAAATCCTTGGTAATTAATTCTGATACCGGAACATTTTTAGGTTATGGTTTTTGCGGCGAAAGTGGGTTGAAAAATCCCGATGTTATAAACTTGCCGCCAAATTTCACGCCATATGATATTAATGAGAAATATATTAGAGATAAAGGAATGTATACGCAAATAAAACGGAATAGTTTATTGAGTTGGAGAGATAAAGATTTTACTTGTAAACAGGGCGACCACTATTTTATAAACGACTATGACTTTTTCTTAGAAGAAGACTGGCACGATGCTTTTGTTTACTTTGATAAGACTTTTGATTTTGTTCAACCCCTTTCGCCGCGAAAAGAAGACCTAAAGTTCTTGGCAGAACATAGCAATTATGGCCGCTTCACTCGTGTTCGCCTTCCTAAGGTTTTTGAAAAGCATGAGTTAGATTTTTGCGGCAGTATTAAACAAGGTCTTTTTACAGATACAGAACTTACAGAGGAAGAAATTTTTGCACAATATTTACTACTTAAAAACACTGGTAATCAAGTTCCTTATCATTCGTTTAAAAACCCACAATCTCTATTAACAAAATGGTGCAATTCTGTTACCACTGAAAGTTTTGTTAAGTTTTGCGGCGATAAATGGAAGCAATCTGAATGGCTGAACTTTAAATACTATCGTTTGTTATATCAGAATCCTACTACAATATCTTATTCTGAATTAAAAGAAGAACTATTTACTTTTAAGTAAAATTATGGTATAATATATACATAAGGTGGTGAAGAAAATGTCAAAAACTTTAGAAGTATTAAAATTTGAGTTAAGTGAATTAGAAAAGGATTTGAATAGTATTGACTTATCCACTTTTGTTTTAAATCCGAGAATTCCAAAGCTCGTTAAAGAAATAAAAGACTTACGTAAAGAGATTAAGGAGGCAGAAAGTAATGAGTGAAGATATGAACGTAGATATTCTGAATGAAGACGGTTCTTTAAAATCAAAGGAAGACTTTCTCGAAGAAATGGAAGCACTATACGATGCTATTGAACAGGAAGTCGATGAATCAGCTTTACTCACCGAAGATGATTGTATCGGCTCAAACGAGGTAGTTGACATTCTTTCATTTAAAGAAAGAGTCATTTGGCTTACTGGAGAAATTGTTGGTGCATCTGAAAGAAACTATGGCACATCAAGAGAAATCATTGAAAAGATTATCACATGGAATATTCAGGACAAGGGCGTTAATGTTGAGGATAGAAAACCAATTCATATTCTCATTAATTCCGAGGGTGGCGATATGATGGAAGCACTTGCTATCATCGACGCTATTAAGGGTTCAAAGACTCCTGTTTATACTCATGTAATTGGTGAAGCATATAGTGCCGCTTTCCTTATTACTCTTTGCGGCAAGAAAAGATTCGGCACTGAAAATTCAACATATCTTTTCCATGAAGGTATGGCTGGATTTATGGGCGATGCCCACAAACTTAATCAGGCTGTTCAGTTCTATAAGAACACACTTCTCAGAAAGACAAGAAAGATTATCCTTGACAATTCAAGAATTTCTGAGGATGCATATGAGGAACACATTAAAGACGACTGGTTTTTCGATGCAAATGAAGCAGCTAAACTTGGAGTAATAGATGATATTAATGGAGGTATTTTTGAATGGATTTAAGAGAAGAATTTAAAGGCACGATTGATGAAGGTATGCTTGAATTATTTGAAAAGCCAGATGAGGAATTTGCTCCTCTTGCCCCTTTTATAAAGGTTAAGATTAAACAGGGTTGTGAGTCAAAGGAATATCAGGACCAATTACTTTTACTTATGGATATGTACGATGCCGGCACAGTAGAGGAAGAAGTTTACGTTCTCGATAATTTCATCAACGAACTTAAAGCTGATACAGACCTTTCGCCGGAAAAGAAAGATGTTTTAGTTTGTCTGTTTGAGTGTCAGAAAGAAGCATATCAGAAGTTAAAGGAATGTGGTAGACCTAAGATTAGGGTTAAGGTTACAAAACTTAGCGACAAAGCAATCCTTCCAACATATGCGCACCCTACTGATGCTGGTTGTGATATTTACGCCGCAGAAACTGTTACGTTTAAACCGGGCGAAACAAAGATTGTAAAGACTGACTTAGCAGTTGCTATTCCGCCGGGATATGAGATTCAGATTAGACCAAGAAGCGGTATGTCATATAAGACTCCTATGAGAATCCCTAATTCTCCGGGAACTATTGACTGTGAATATCGTGGCAATGTTGGCGTTATTATGCAGAATACTAATGGCATTGTTTATGGCGAAGAAAACGAAGATGGCGACAGAGATATTATTTTCATTGACCCAACAGCAGACCCTTACACAATCCACGAAGGCGACAAAATCGCACAAATGGTGCTTAACGAAGTTCCTATGATTGACTGGAACGAAGTAGAAACAGTTGATGACCTTGGCGCAACACAGCGCGGAAAGGGCGGCTTCGGTTCAACAGGACAGTGATGTAAATGGGCAAGAGATTAAGTTATGAAGCAGTAAAGAAAGAAGTCGAAGATGAGGGCTGGACTCTCGTCTCCGACACTTATGTTAACTTGGCTACCCAAATGGATTTCAAATGTCCAAATGGTCATGATAACTATTTCACAATGAGCCATTGGCGACATCACAAAGAATGTCCAACTTGTAAGGCTAATAAATATTTCAAAATGACAGACCATGCTCCAAAGAGTGCTGGCTTTAGAGTTCTTGCTTTTGACCAAGCTACAGGTATTAGCGGCTGGTCAGTTTATGATGATGAAAAGTTAGTAAAGTTTGGTGCTTGGGACTCAAAAGGTGAAAGCAGCGTTGATAAGGTTGCTAAGACCAAATGCTGGGTTGCAAGTATGATATAGTCATGGCGGCCAGATTTAGTTGTCTTTGAAGATATTTAGTTCTAGCCGTATACCGGTAAAGATGCCGGCGCAGATGTTTAGTCTAACTTATTGGTTTATAAGAAACTTGCTCACCTACAGGGTGTTCTCATGAACTATTGCTATGAGAATGGTTTTACTTATAAGATTGTTCCGGTTGCTACATGGAGAGCACATAGTGGTGTTAAGGGTAAATATAGAACAGATAGAAAACAAAGTGCTTAGTTGATAGTTAAATCACTTTATGATATTAATGTTTCGACAGACGAAGCGGATGCTATTTTGATAGGGCGTTTCGCCGCACATGATAATAAAGCTACTGAAATGGTAACTTTCTATTAAAAAGAAAGCCCCGTTCTCTTAATTGAGAACGGGGTTATTTTATTTTATAAACGGGTCGAGTAATTCAAGGTCTTCAAGAGTGAAGCCAAGATTATCGAATTCATCTAAACTAAAATAGATGTCTGGAAATTGAACAGGATGAGTGTTAAGTTCATTTACTTTCGCCGCACATTCCTAAATCAATTCTGTTCTGATTTTAAAGCCGCCATCTTCGTTAATGACGTATTTACCATCAGCATCCTTTTCTCCATACTCCTAGAGGAGTAGACTTTGCTACTCCCCTAAAAGCTCGAATTCTTCTTTTGCTACTTTTGATATTTTAAGAAACTTGTATTGAGTGTTTATATCAAAAGTTTTTGTTTTTATTTTGTCAATAAGATTAATTAATCCTTTTAAATCTCCTGCTGAGTATGTCATAATCCTTTGCCTCCTTAGCGCACATATGTGTCTGCAACTCTTATTCTACCTATTAACCACCTTACAAAACCTTCTACACTTATATATCCGCCATTAACAGCGCCTGAACCTTCTATATTGATAAATTGATTATTACCTGTTTTTGAACCTCCGCCTATCCACATCATATTGTCAAGTCTTAGCATATTATTTTGTAAGTTGTGTCCGTGGTCTGCATTAGCTAATCCAGATGTAGCATTGTCTGCGATACCTTTCATAACAGTAGTAAGAGCACTATTTGATTTAGAAATCTATTGTGCTATATATTCCGGAAGGTCTATTAAACCTTCGCCATTTTCTTTTGGTCCTTTTATACTTGAAAAGTTCATAACAAGGTTTCCAGTGTTATCTATATAAATACCGGCTTTTTCAATTTCAATTTTATCAGCTAATCCTGATGTATCATACTAATCTTTTATTGTGCCACCAATATAAAGTGAACCATTTTTAAGAATAGACAAGATATTGTTAAGTTGTCCGCCGCCATTGCTTGAACAGCAAGTAAATAATCTACTTGATTTAGTACCTTCATCTTGTGAATTACCGCTAAGGTCTATCTTATTATTTAAGTATAAACCTACTGAGCCATCACTTGATGGAGCTTCATCATTACCTAAATAAGTTTTAAAGTAAGTGCCACTCTGGTTATAAACGGTTAAATTTGTACCTTCTCCATACATGATACCATTGTTGTCTGCCTTAGAGTTTACATCAGCTACAACCGGTTCCCTTGTCGTCTATGTTGCTTCGGAGTTGTAGGTTTTAGGTTCTGTGGATACTGTTGTTGCCACTACGAAAGTACCTTGTGCAACGCCAAGATTATCTTCCTTGTAAATTGGTTTTGATATTAAGCCTTGCTAATATTCGAACGAGTAATATCTTATAGTCTTAAGAAGTGAGCTGCCGCCCTCTTCATAGTTGAATGTTGCAATTTGTTTAGTAACCTTAGAATAACCATTCGTCTGGGTTTTAACATAAGCTTCCCCATCACTTGTTTTTGAAGCATATGTATAAACGATTAAACCACTATCATCTGAGTTCTTAATAGTAACACTCACTAACTGATTGCTATTATTTAAAATATAAGCTAAGTAATCATTATCACTATACAAACCGCTTCTAATTACTGTGTAGGTATTACCGCTTGCAGTTATATCACTTTCAATTAAACCAGTAACAAGTTTTGTGCTATCATAACCGAAATACTGCTGATTACTAAAGGTAACTTCATTGCTGTATTTGTAACCAGTAATAACATTTATACTACTGTCATTAGTAATAAACATTTCACCAACAAGATTAATCGCCGCAGTTTCACGAGAAGCCTCAGCACCAGTCTTCGTTGATGTGGCTGTTCTGAAGATTACCTGTCCGGCGCTATTGTATAAGTAGAAGCCTACTTCATCACCTATTTGAGTTTCTGTAGCTATTGTCTTATCAGAACCAATCTAACCAGTATAGTTATAACCTGCTCTAAGTTTGATATGACCATTGTTAACAATGCTTAAACCAAACTTATTAAATATCGCGGCATCGTTAGCATTACGTGAGTCCGTGTTGATTGAAGCCGGGTCACGATAAGCCGAAATACCATTTTTATCCCATGAGAAATAAACATATGAACTATCAGCTATTCTTATCTTGCCGGCATCTAACGTACCAACTCTAATGTAGTCTGCATTAATACCACTTGGGCCTACACCGACGCTCCAGTGTTGACCACCGTCATTTGAGAAGAATAAGCCTTGACCATTTAACTTATATTTATTAGCGTGGTTGTTTATGTCGCTACCATGAGTACCCGTGCTATCTACCTGAATGTTATCTTCATCAGTATTAATAAGCATTAACTCATTTGTATCAAGTGCGCCTTGTAAACTATCATTCTTGATATTCTGTAATGACGTAAAGTTTGATGAACGCTTGTAAATATTTTCGTTATATGTTAAGTTCTGAACTGTTGCTGAAATTTGCTGGAATAAATCTTGGAAAGATGTTGTGTAGTTCTGAACTGTAATTGTATTCTTTGCCGGGTCATCTATATTCTCAGTTGTTGATGAAATAAGAACCTTTAATCTATTTGGTAAACCTGTATGCTTATTAGTGCCTAAAATTTCTTCATCTTCCACATAGGTAATATCCGCAACTTCAAAATTATACATATCATATTCTTCGCCTAATGGAGCAAGGTCGATAACACTGATACCATACTGTACCTTTGGTATTGCACCTTCTGCTGCAACATCAAGTGCACCGAAGTAATATGCATTGTCAGTTAAGTAGTTGTCATCTGACCATGTGCCCTCTTTGAGATACGGTTCATATTTCTTATAGAAGGCCGCCGAGATTTGGTTGATAAGTTTAAGATAACTTGCCCTCTCTCTTTTCCATTGTTGGATTTGGAGATATTCCTAATTGTATTGACCAAGAATACCACAAGTATATGAGTGTTTGTCAACCCAATAATCTTTGCTTCCATCAAAATCTGTGATATGACTAAAGAAATCAATTGCGCTGTCTTCCGCCGCAGGTACACCATCGAAACAATCTTCTGACCATATATTTGGATTTGTGTCACACTTACCATCTGTATAGAATGTTGAGTATATTAACTTAGCTAAGATACTCTACTGTTCTGCCAATCTTGTAAGGTATGACTTATATGCTTGCTGTTCTTCATAGTTAATACCACTTGCGCCGTATTGTGTTCTATATCTGTCAAGCTGTTTTTTAATCTTAAGGATTTGTTCTTGTGATGTGATAATAGCTTGATAGTTTACGGTTAAATTAGCTTCAAGCTCTGTATATGAAGCGTCCTGAAGATTAATGATTTTATTAGATAAATCATCATACTGTTTATTGTAATAACCAAGCTGATATAAATATCCAGCCGGGATTTCATCATCAGATGGCTTAATACCGTAAAGGTCTTGTTCAACCTCATACTTATCAAGCATACCCTTTTGGATGTAGTATGAAAGGTCAATAATGAAACTGTCTCTTGATGGATTATCTTCTGCTGTTTTAATAGAACATAAACCAGTTTTTGAGATTTCACTATCTACGTCCATTACATATAACTTTGAAACAATTTGGTCACTAGCGATATTTCTTGTAATTTCTTTAAGGTTTTTGCCATAGCGGAAACCAATCTGATTTACATTGCCTTTTTCAGTGATGTAAAATACCTTTTTGATATAGTTGCCATTAGCATCTTTCTTAAGTGAACCATTTGGATTATGTTCAGCATAGAATTGTGGGTAAACCTTAAAGACCTTACTGATTTCCTGAATGATGTTAAAGCGATTTGACTTTTCAACACTTAATGTTCTTACACGTCTATCGTGTTTTTCAGTTTTAAATCTATGAGGACAATAACCAAATTTCTGATAGAAACAAGTTGTTCCCTTGCCGCAATCGCACTGGTCAATTTCAGCGTCTTTAATGTAGTAAGGACATTTATTAAGGTCAATGTAATTTGTTTCAATTACATAATCTTCGTCTGTATATTTCGCGGCATCAAGAGGTAATGCGTTTTCCTTTATTTCATCAGTATCAGAAGAAAGGAACTTTTCTGCGCCCATCGTGTCGCACATTATATAAGCCTATTTATCTTCGTCGAATACCTTTAATCTCTGAATGAAATATTGCTGATATTCATAAGTTGAACCAAGCATAATCTGGTCTTCAAAGATTATTAATTTCTTCATGTCTTCTTCTGTAAAGAACTCCGTGTAATGGTAGCGACCATCTTCTGATGTTAAGTCTACCTTACCCTTTGGCGGCCAGAATAAATCTCTACCACTATATCTATATGTTGCTTCATTTGAAGGGAAACAATCAATACCTTTTGTATAGGCTTCAAATAAATAAAGCTTCATAAGTGTAATTGTCTTTGGAGAATCAATTACAAAATATGGATTCTCAATATCCTTATCAACCTTAAATAAAATAAATCTTAAAGGTGGTAAGTTTTCCTTACCAATAATCACACTATCATCTGATTCTTGCGGCGCAGCTTCTTGAATTGGATACTCAAAAGGCTTTGTTGGGCCGAGGTCAAATGTAAGTATTGTTGAATCAACTAAGCTATACTTACCTTCTGAAATTAAACTACCCTTACCAATCTTAATTTGGAATTCTTTTGTTGCCCACGCCTGAACACCTAAGCAATAAATCTTATCCTTTTCGATTTTCTTTTCCTGACCAACAATACCGAAGTTTACAACTTCCTGGCCGTCAGCTTCAGAGATAGTGCCCTCTTTATGCACTATTGTTATACCGTTGCCGGCATCATTTCTTTTAAGGTTGAATTGGTTCTGCGTTGGATTCTTTTGATAATAGGTTGTTTCCGTATCATACTGAATTTTACCGTCAACCATTTCAGCATACGCAATAACGTCTGTTCTTTCGGTAAATACGAATAGACCAGATTTTTTAAGAGCATTATAGATAAAGTCGTTCTTATCGCACAAATACTTATAGATTTGCGGCTGAGAAGTATCTGGCGCTAAGTCGCCATTGACGATTTTTTCCGGATAGCCCTTATAATAAATACTCATACCAATTGCATAAACATCTAAACCTTTTCCATGTTGTTTTTGTTCAGTCTAAATAAAACCAATCAAATCATCATGAATACGTCTTTTGAGGTCGCACCATCCAATAGCATTAGGACCGCCCCATGTATATTTATTACCCTCATATAAAAAAGTAATAATATTAAGCTCTTCATCTGAATTATGAACATTCGGGTCAAAACTACCAGTATAATTAACTGTCCATTTATAACCAATCTGGGCTTGTGCTGGATTATAAACAAGAACAGAACTATCAATGTTTTCACTATCTTCGCTATACTTTAAACCCTTATGAGTTATTGCAGGTGTGATGAACATTGGGTCTTCCTGTAAGTAAGACATTGCAGACCAACCATCTATCGAGTCCATATCTGTGCCATTCTATACAAGGTTTCTTGCGAGCTATGGAACGATTTGTCTTGTTGCTATTTTAGAGCATACACGGTAGAATTTATCGTCTGATGTCTTTGGTTCTGCCGCGAAATCCCATTCTTCACTATTGTATTCATTTGTGAATTCATCTGCTCTACAGTTATAAACCGTTGCATACTAGTCAATTTCTTCTGAGATATTTGCGGCTGTTCTGTTTGTGATAGAGAACTTCTTACCCTTTACATAAGTATGGTCATTAACATCACTAAGATAGCCTTCATACCAAACGCATCTATTACCTCTTGATTCAAAGTCTGAGTCAAGGATTTTGTCTGCTGTATCATTTTTAAGATACTTGAATGTATGGCTAATATATGGGCTATCAATGTCTGCTGAACCTAATACTTCGCCGCGAACTAAATGAGTATCTTCAAAGATGTACCATAATTTGCTCCATGTAATTGCCCTGTTCCATTCAGCAAGGGTCATGTAGTAGGTATATTCTTTATTGAGGATTACCCCGTCTTCGTCAAGTTCGAGTATAGCATCTGATGGAATAGCATAGAATTGGATGATTGTGCGCGGGTCTACGCTTGAAGGAGCAAGTAAAAGCTTTCCATTATATTCAATTGCAGTTTCCGTTGCCGCCCTATCATATTTAACGGTGTCGGAAAAATTTGGTTCTGAATCTTGGCCATAACAGAAGCTTAAGCAACTGTAAGGCACATATAAATATCCGTCATTAGCTATGTTTGAGACATATTCTTTGCTAAGGAGATTGATTACACCGTCATCTGTGTATTCGTCCCAGAATGTGGTGTTTGCGAGGTCATCGCTAAGTTCTACTACTCTTGTTTCATCTGTATAGGCGTTGGTAATTTTATCTGTACCTTTTTCGGCGCGAATACGTTTAATTTGTTCTTCCTCTAATCTGAATGATAGTCTGTGTGCGTTGATTGCGCCGCCAAAACAGCTTATTGGAATTTTGAACAAACGTTCTTCCTTAAATTCCGTAAAGTCGCCCCAGTTATTTTCTGGCGCATATCTCCAAATACTATCCTTTAAAGTTCCGCGCGAAAAATCACCAATTTCTTCAACGTTATTATATAGTTCGGTGTCATAAGTAATGCCATAACCGTTTCTTGCAAGTTCATCTATACAAGCGTCTTGACAAGTAAAGGTCTTGATAACACCATGTAATACCTTCTTTTCATCTACACCTTTAATAGTAAATTCATGCCATTTACCTTTATAATTAAGTTTTACTTTAACCTCTGAAGAAAGCATATCTATAAAGTCATTGTGTACGTAATCTCCCACAAAAGGGTCGAAATATTTATCAACCATTTGAAAGCTGAGGGATTTGCTTCCCTTCAGCTCTCTTGTGATTGCTATACCGGTTGCTTTGCCCGGATAGTCCATGTCATGTGCACCAATGATTATTCCTTTCTCTTCGGCTTTAGAACCACTACCATTTAACTTTTCAACCCATACGGAAAGTTCATATGGTCTTTTCTAAATTGCCATTTAATCACCTCACATTAGTAGAATAAAGGTGTGTATTTAATCTGTATTTTATTTAACATATCTGCCATAGCCCAATAAGGCGGAGGGAAGTTTGCCCACAAATAGTTGCAAGCGTACCACCACCAGTCGCTAATATCTCCATTAATGCATCTAAGGGGAAGTCCCGTTGCATCATAGTCATCAAGTGATGGTGGTTCATGGGTATCAGGGTCAAACCAGATACCTTTCTATGAAGTCCAACTAAAGAATGGCGCATAAGAATTCCATAAACCATTAAGGATTTTTAAGAATTCATATTCCGCATCATTTCTAAGCTTGTGATAGAATGATAAAGCAAAGAAATTATCTTCTTCCTCAAAATAGGCAAATTCGTCAGCATACCACGTGTTGAATTTGAATAGTTCATCTGGACAGTCATCAACAATACGGTCAGATGGAACAATGCCACTATCTAAAATATACTGTTCTGGTATAACTTTAAAGAACTCAATTTTAGCCTTTTCATAGATATAGTCAAATAACTGCTGAACTTCTCTCTTATTGCCATTTTTATCTCCGCCATAACCCCAGTCAAATGGTCTTGCATCTTCCCAACGTTTGCCGCCCCATAAAGATTCATCAACTACTGGCTCAACACTGATTAATGACCAACCCGGTGGAAGTTTGAACCACTTGCCTTTTGTAATGGCTTCATTCATGATTACTTTATTTGGTTTGTAAACAAATTCCATACCATATGGGTTAGCTGTCGTGTAAAGCATATGTTCATTGGAATTTACGTAGTAATAATCATCTAATAGGTCGTTTAAATAACCATTAATACCTATTGTTGAATCAAGTTTATTAACAAGATTTGATAGGCCATTCTTTAGAAGTTTATCTCTGTTTTCTTTAGTGTATTGGACTTTTTTACCAACGAATACATTATCAGCGTCTTCACCAATAGCATTAAGATATTCTTTAATTAAAGCAACACCCGAAAGTTGAGATTGGTCAATTTCAAGATAATCACTTGCTATCCAGCCCGGCATACGATAACCATTGAGAATTTCATCTTCATAATTATAGTCGCGGAAATCTGTGCCGACAAACTCTGAAGGATGATTGATATATGAGTCAATAAACTGGCCAACCATTTCTTCTTGGTCCATTTCAGTAAAGATAGGCTTGAATTTTCCGAGAAGTTGTTTTAATGTGTCCCAGTATAATTCATACTGCTCTTCTTCATCTATACAAGCTTCATAGAGTTCATCATATCTCGCCGCGAAAGCTATACCTTCTTCAAAGTCAAGTGCAGCATATGTTTCTCTGTATCTTGTTTTATCGGCTGTAATTGTTAATGTATTTGTGTCTTTATTGAAGCTGAAGTCTAAGAACATAGTTAAGAAATTAAGTAATGGATTATTAATTTCATTAACGATTATCTTATCATATTTACCTTCATTGTTTGGTTCGCCTAAGGTAAACATACCCTCTGGCATCATGTCAAGCCAACGCATTGTGCCAACCCATTCACCATTAGGAAGCTTATCTCCTCTCCACTGGATTGTTTGCCAATAGAAGAGTTTAATAAAATGTCCTAGTTTTTCGCGCGGAATAGGTTCAACATAATAACAATGGCTAGGATGGAAATCACCTAAATCATTAAGGGTGTCTATACCTATATAATCATCCCAAAAATCTTCAAGATGGAGATTAAAAGCCATTTCCGAGCTTTCTTCTGCTGATGATGGATAATCACTGTCTGAATGGATGTGTTCTGATGAATAGTCATATTTGTTAACATCAAAACATTTATCAGCAGGGATAATACCTTTTTCAATTAATTTACTAATGTCATATTTATCATAATAATTAGATTTCCCACCGTCCTCTATAGAACAATAAATTTTATCCTTTATAGTCGAAGAATCAGCGTCATAAATTCGGCTACTAATTCCAGATTTAGGTAAATGTCTACGTTTGAAATAACGATTACCATATTTATAAGGTTCATTATCTTCTTCTTTGTATGTAGTTAAACCACACCAATCAACCGCATTACCAATAGATAAACGTTCAACATTAAAACGTCTTATTCTAAATTTTGTGCCGCCACGACATGACCAAAAACTCCGCTTATTTTCATCAAAACGAAGTTCCCAATCTACAGGCAAATCGCCCGGATTATATACAAGAATACGTGAACCAATCATTGGTCTATTATTTACAAAACCAAGTTCCATATTGATATAATCTGTTTTAGAGTATTGCGGCATATACATAAGTTCCTAATCAAAATCAAGAGTAGGAGTTGTTAATAATTTTGCGGCGCTTTGCCACTATGGAACATTATTCCAATAATTACGCACGTCTACTATGGTCTTTTCGCCTTGTGGAGTATCAAAGAATAACTCACCAAACTGAACCTGTTCAATCGTAGGGAAACCAGTTTTCCATGGAGTTCTATCATTTGGATTGTAATCAATAGGGTCGCCATTCTTATGAATGTCATTACAATGTAATATATCACGATAATTAGGGTTTTCGTAATTTGGTTCTCCACCCTCTAAAGTGCTTGGAGCAACGTTGTAATGATATTTTTGATATTCTTTTTTCTCAGTATCAATAGGCGAATAGTTAAAGGTATCATTTTTAACGAAAGTATCGTCCTTTAAACTCTAATTAATTATACATTCAGGAGTATGTGTAATGTAATAGTCAGCAGCCCTTACTATGTATTTATCTTTTCCCAACGCATAAGGAAAATAACAAATAAAGGTAAGTTTACCATCACCTTTGTAAACTCTTTCTCCAGTATCATGATTTATAAAACATATTGATTTAAATTCCGGCTTCCCCTTTAGTTTTGCCTTCCACGTCTTATAAGGTTCTTCATCAAATACTAAGTCTTGGAGTTTATCGGTAGAAAAAATCTAACGTATCTTTCTGTAAATTTTCTCAGAAACGCTATCAAAAGCCACATTACAAGTAAATTCTCTATTCTTATAAACTGAACCAAAATAGTATTGTCCGTCGCCGCCCGGAACGTCTACTACAGAATCGTTCGTGGATGGGAGTGTTCTATTTTCGTATTTACCTGAAGAACTTACCACTTCTAAGTTTAAATCAGAAGTGTGGATATTACCAAAACGAAAACCGCGAAAGTCCTTTGTTTTCATGTATTTCACCTCACTTAAAGGATTTTGATTCCTGTCTAATATTATGTAGTCATTACTGTGTTTTTATCCAATAAAAGAAAAGAGCCTGACCATAGGGGTCAGACTCTATAAAATTAATTCTATTGTAAAATAGTAGGTGAACCAATTGGTCTAGATACATCTACAATTTCTTTTTTAACCCGTTCTATCATGTTATCAACATCAACATCTGAGGATAATTTGTCAATGTTAAGGTTAATCTCTACCGCTACGTCTCCGCCGCGATTGTTAGTGATAGTTTGTGTAGGATTGCTACCAAGCCAAGGAAGGTCAGCAAGGATTTTTGCGGCTTCACCGATTCTTGCTGTGTCTTCTGCTGAAAGGAAAGCTTCTGGTTTTGAGTAAGAACCGTCTACCCAAGCTGGGCCTGTGTAGTTTACAAGGCCGCCTTCTGCGAATTTATTGGTTTTACGTTCGAAAAGCAAATTAAATCTTGAAGATGCCTTAACAGCGGCAAGTCCGAAATTGTGCGCGTCCTTACTATCCAACCCTATATATTTAGTAAATCGCCAATATTCCTGAGATGCTGTTTCATATATCTTTTTCATCATATCAGTGGTAAACATTTTGCTAGAAGGGTCGCCCGTTGCCGCGAAAATGTCCCGAATTAAATTATCTACATTTTCTTGGCTGCTGTGGCCAGATGCGCCAATTAATGTATTCACAAGATTTCCAAGGTCAGCATTTTTTTCATATACGCCATCTGCCGTTAAATCTCCACCAAAGCCCGGAGTTTCAGGCGGAGGATTGCTAGAACCTCCGCCTTCGCCGCCAAGTTTACTTGCGAGGCTATCAGCTTCTTTAGCGCACTCAGCTAATTTTTCATAGGCATCTTGTAATGCCTTGTTTGCGGCATCAATAGCTTCAGCAGCTTTTTTCATATCATTGGTAAAGGCTTCTGTTGTTTCATTAAACTGTCTAATAACTTCTTGGGTGAAAGCTTCTCCAGTCTAATTAACAATATTTGTAACTTCCTGTCCGGTTACTGTTGTCATTTCAACAATATAATCCCCGGTTTCGGTAACTGCATCCATTGCCTATAATGCCATATACTCAGTAGCTTCTTCATAGGTGTTAGCATATTCTGCTAATTTTTCCTATTGCATAGCTAATGTCATATCAGCATATTCTTTAGAAATAGAACTGATATACTGAGCATATTCTTCTGCGTTATCAAAACTCTGTATCATAGACTCTGCTTTTGCGTTCCAATATGCAGTATTATCAATGATAGCTTCTTTGAGTTCCATCTCTTCGTTGCGAAGTTCTTCTTGTGATTCATAAAGCTTTTCAAGATTATCAACCACATTGTCAATAGCATCGTTGAGCATTTCTTCTCTAGATTGAGCAACTTCTTTTTCAAGACTTGCTACTTCCTTTGCGTTTGCTCCTGATGTATCACGGCGCATAAGTGAAAGTTTCTTCTCTTGCTGTGCAAGTTCTTCCCACTTATTTTCTTGTTCTCTTAATTTCTTCTGCTTATCAATAGCATCCTTAAGAGCATCAAGATAATCGTCATCTTGTTTCTTTAAGTCATCATATTTAGATTTTTGGTCATTAACCTCATCTTCATATTGTTTCTTCAAAGCTTCTGCAAGTTGTGTTTCAAGTGCAACATATTTCTTTAAAGCATCTTCGCGTTCTTTCTGAATGTCCTTTTCTGCCTTTCTTACGTTATCCTCAGACTTAAGCAATTCATCAGCATATTTATTATATTCAGAAACTTGCTGTTCAATAAGGTCTTTAAACTTATCACCAAAACGTGCTTCATTAAGAAGTCTCTGGTCAAGCATATATTTACCGGTTCTTGCGTCTTTACGAGCATAGTTACCAAAGTTAATATTAGTTGTTTCACCAGTTTGAGAGTTAGTATAAGCATATGTGCCATTTTCAATCATGTTGCCATAATTGTTTAGACCAGCTTTAATTGCTTCTTGTTTTGCTTTTTCTTCTGCGATAAGTTGTTTTGTTGCCGCACCATATCTACTCATTGCATCAATAGCAGAGTCGATAGTGTTGGCATCTTCTACTATATCTTTCGCGCGAGAAAGTTCATCATTGAATGAACTTAATGCTTCATTATAGTTATAAAGATTATCAAGACTTGACTTGCGGTTTTCTGAGCCATTTAATAAGTCGTTGTAAGCCTTAATTTTATCATTAAGGTCTTTCTATTTGTCGGCCACATCTTCTTGTGCTTTAGCTAAATCTTTAAGAGCCTTTTCATATTTTTTAGTTGCTTTTTCAGCATCGGTTTCTTCTGGGATGGCGTTCTGATATTGTTCATCAAAATAGTTTGCCATACCCTACCAGTAAGATTTAGCTTGTGTCAAACTCTTCTCTAGAGCTTCTATAACAGATTGTTCTGCTCCAGCGACCTTTGCAGCGTCAATAGAAATCTAAATATAATTAACTTTTTCCGCGCCAAGGTCTTTATATTTCTAAATTAAGTCCTCTATGTTCTTAATAGAACGAGAATTATAATTTAGATAATCTTCCGGATTTAAGCCTACGTTAAGTAGTGATTCTTTAACGGCCTTGAACTGAGTATTATTAAGGCTACCTTTTTTAAGTTGTCCTTCTATTGCCGGGAGTATCTTGCCGAAATCTTCAGCAATAGTATCTATGCCACTTTCAGTTATTTCTTGAACTGCTAACGCTGCACCTTCAGTTGTAGGAATAAGGTTATCTGTTAATCCATTTTCAAAGCCAAGTGAAAAGTTTTCTGCCCAAACACGACCCGCTTCTTCCTGTTCTGCTTTTGTTCCAAAAGAATTTATAAAAGCTTCTTTTGTCTTCTAATAATTATCGGCAGTTATCTATCCCCAATCAAGGTTTTGATAAGCAGCAAGAACATTACCAGAGCCTTTAATCAAGTTAAGATAACTTCTTGTGCGTCCTTCATTATAATCAAATTTTGGTAAAAGATTCTAATAAGATTTTAATACATTTTCAGTATCAGCAAAAGAATCTGTTTTTTGGTATTTAATTCCTAAGCTGTTAAGTTTATCAGTTACTTCTTTAGATTGTTCCTTGATATGTTTGTTAATTGATTTTTGTGTATCTTGGTCAAAAGTTTTAATAATATTATTTAATTCTTTTTCGTCGTAGTTTTTCCAATTTGCGCCAAGGTCTTCTAACTTTTGTTTTATAGTTTCAGATTCTTTTTCCCAGTTTTCTGCCACCATCTAACCTATGCTTTGATTTTTTTCTGCTTCGAGTATTTGGAACTTCTCGTCATCAGTTAGAGTAATTGCTCTACCAAAAAGACCTTTTTTGAAGTCATTCTTTTTTGAGTCATAAATTTTATTATAAAGGTCTTCATTATTTTCTTTTAAGAAAGCAAGTGCATTTTTATTTAGACCACGATAATCAACAGACCCCGCTTTTTCTGTAATCTATCCATTAAGCACAGCGGCAGTAAGTTGACTTACACCCAATGCCTGCCCAATATTTTGAGCTCTAACTTTAGCTTCTTCTTGTGCCAGTTCTCGTGAAGCTTGGTCAAAATAAGCCATATATAAGTCTTTAACTTGCTTTCCAACTTCTTTACTAATCTTGGCAGAACCTATTTGTTCTTTTGTATTAATATTCTATTCTTTTGCCCACTTTTTCACGTAATTTCTTACTGTTTGTGGAATGTCATCTCTTTCAAAAACTTGGTCAAAAGTAGTCTGAGCCGAAATTCCCAAAAGTTCATGCCAACGCTAAAATGTCTATCCCATTACAGCATAATATCCTACATTATCGACTCTTTCTCTTTCTGTGTTTATTTTACCCTATTCCAAGCTATATTTCTGCAAACCAGTTGCAATAGCAGTGCCCTCTGCAATAGCTTTACTTTCTTTTTGCTTTTCGAGGATTTCATCCCATTTATCAGACTGAACAGTGAGTTCGTTTGTTATGGTGCTATAACTATCAATTAATTCCGGGAATTCATTTACTATCTATTCAACAATTTTATTATATTCTTCTTGTTCATCTTCTGTTAATACAATTCTATTCCGTAATTCTTCATATCTCTTTTTAAGCTCTTCTGCGTTATCATAGGTTTTTCTAGCTTCTTTAGCTTTTGAATTGGCTTCTGCAATTAATTCTGATTGCTTTTCTAATAATTCATTAATTCTTTTTAATTGATTTTCTGGGCTATTTTCTTTAGCAAATTTCGCCTATTTTGCTAATTCTACACCTATTGCTCCAATAAGTAGTAAAATGAAGGAAATACCACCAGTCATTGCTGCGGATGAAGTGGTAAAAGCCACCCATGCACTATCTGCAGCTTTAATTGCAGTGGTCACAGCCGAAATTGCTGGAATTAAATTAGTAGTAAGCATCATGACAGATGTCATTGTCATTGCTCTAAAGGCTTCTTCGGTAGAAGTTGTGCCACTAATTATGCCTGTTAAAGCTATAGATATAGAACCAAAAGCTGCCCCTAAAGCCGAACCTAAAGCGGCAGACTGCTGTTTAGCTATTTCTTCGGTATTAGAAAGAGTCTTAATTCCTTGGGCCGCTGAATTAATCTTATTGGTTGTATTCTAAGCCGCTTCGCTCATATGTCCTAACTATGTTGTAAATTCTGAAGTATCTTTACTTAGGTTAGGGAACATTACATGTAAAGCCTCTAGAGCCTCCTTCTCCTGTCCCATAGAATAGTATTCTTCACCTAAAAGTGTATTTAAAATTACAACTGGATTTGTGAGTCCCGCTATGTCAGTAGATAGCATTTTAATGGCTTCGCTAGTGCTAGTAAAAAGTGCAGGATTGAGATTATTTCCAAAATTTGCTCCAAAATCTGCTGTTAAACTATTTATTTTTGCCTTCAGATTGTTAATCTGTTTTGCTATTGCCTTCTCACCGAGAGAACCTGTTTTGTTATTAAAATCATTTATAATTTTCTTAGTAACGTTATTAAAAGCATTTGATACAGTTTGTGCTGATGAAGCAATTTGTGTAGTTAAGGCACTAATAAGCTATTTACCAATAATAATACCCATTACGCCGCCAACAACAAGTCTTTTTGTATCAACATTATTTAATCGGTCTAAGAGGTTGGAAGCTGTTGTTAACATGCCCTTCCATAAATCACTGTTTGTAATAGAAACCTTAAATTCTTCCCACTTTGTCTGTAACTGCTTTAATCTGTATTCTACAGTGTCAGCATATTTTGCGAACTGCTGGTCAGCCTTACCTTCGGCTTCTGCCGCAGTTTCCATAAGTTCTACGGTTCTATCATATCCATCCATAAGAGCAAGGAAACGAGACTGCTGACGAGAACCAGCCGCGATAGTAGCGATATAACGCTGAGTATTACGGTCTAATGATGACCATTTACCAGACAATTCAAGTAATACTTGGTCGAGGTCTCTAAACTGTAAGTTTTCGTCCTTTAATTGAACGCCTACACTCTTTAATGCTTTATCTACTTTGTTAAGGTCTAAATCGTCAAATTCTGATTCAGCCGCCGATACATTATTCTTTAATTCACCAAATCGAGCGATAATGGTCTTTAAAGATGTACCGATGTTCTCTGCACCTTCCTGGGTGGTTTCGAGCATATGAGTAAGGAATACAGATGTATTCTCGAAACTCATACCAGCAGAGTTAGCGATTGATGCAGTTCTTTCCATAGCTTTTGCGATTTCATCAACAGATGCAGCTGCGTGAGCGGCAAGTTCTGAGTAAACATCGGTAATATGGGAACCTTCGTTCATCGCCATGTTAAAGCCGTGGATTGTAGATGTCATTTCCTTAGTGGCCGTGCTAAAGTCTGAACCCGCTAATGTAGCAAGTTTCATGGTATCAGTTGTTAACTGTAAGGCTTCGTTTGTGTCAAGACCTTGCTGATAGAACAAAGCTGATGCCTAAATCATATCATTCGTACTTTGACCAAGTTTAGTAGCCATGTCAGCATATTTATCATATTGCGCCCACATGTCTGACAATGTTTTATCAGTAACCATGGCGATAGATGCGAATGATTTATCAAGTTGCTTTACTGATTCAAAAGTTTTATTTAATTCTGCTCTTATCTTATAGAAAATTGATGTTGCCGAGAAAAGGAAAAGGATTCTCTAGCGCAGATTTTCTATAGACGTTGCCATGTTTGAGGCCTATGTAGCAGCCCTGGCAATTGGATTTATCATTTCATCAAAGCTATTATGTGCCCTACGAGAGTTTTCGGCAGTTTCTGTCATAACTCTGTTGGATGTTTCCATAGCTTTGTTAAGTTCATCTGCTGAAGCGCGAGGATTCTGCATTACTCTACCAAGGTCAGAATAGTCTTTTTCAACTTCCTTGATAGCTCTACGAGTATCCGTTAAAACAGACGTTTTTACTTTATATTCCCCGCTTTCCTTGTCAATACTTCCAATCGCTTCAACTGATTCTTTTCCAGCCTTGGTGTTCTTTCTAGCTTCTGATATTTGCTCAGCATACTGTGCCGCAGCATCTTTGGCCTGTTGTAATTGTTCCTTTAATTGCTTTGCTTTTTCACCCTATGAACTAAGTTCCGGACCAAGACCATTTTCAACAATATAAGTATTTAATTGCTGCCAAATCTATTGTATACTTTTTGATGTTGCCGCCAATTGCTGTGCTTTAGCAAGTATCTTTGCTCTATCTTCTGCTTTTTGTGCATCAGATATTCCCTGGTTTGTGGCAAACAGTTGCATGGATTTTCCAGCCTTGTTTGTGCCAACACCAGTAAGAGCATTAGCGATTGCGGCACTTTGTTGACCTTTAAGTTTTTGCTGTTCTGCTTGAATGGCTTTTAATCTTTCGACTCTTGTCTTTAATTCTTCATTCAAGGCTTTTTCAGCAACTTCATTTTTATTGGTTGCTGCAACAATATCATCGGTTAATTTTTTGGCATTTTGAAAGCCAGCTTTAGTAAAAATGTCTGATAGACCACTAACTGATAGCTTAATTCTATCAACCATCTATTTTAAGTCAGTTCCAGCCGCGCCAATTAATGTATCTATCTTACCGAATTTACCGATAAGTTTATTCATGCTATCATTAAACGCCGCGATTTCCTTTGGGTTAGTAAAACCATTCTAAGCCTACTTTTTAAGAATATCATAGTCCTTAATCAGCTTATCAAGCTCTTTACTAATATTACCAGTTACTTGAACGGAATAGCCGGCGTTTTCCATTTCTTTAAGCGCACGCTTATAGCCTTGGACCAAACCAGTGCTATCAAGGTCTAAGGTATAAACCGTTTTATTTGCTGCCATTCACATCACGCTCCTTATTTTTGCATATGTTTTAATAATACTTCCAGTTTTTCTTTAAAGTTAAACTGTACACTAGAATAATTAAGCATCAGATTTTCCTTCCATTTGTTTGGAGGTGGGTCACCATCTTGTCCCGTATATGGAGTTAAGAAGTTTTGCACATCTTGCGGTGAAGCGTGTCCCAAACTTGCAAAGGTTTCTGCCATTCTTCTCCATGAATTATCCCATGTTTTTAGTAAAGGCAGGTTAGGGTTTTTCTCCATATTTCCATATGAGAAATAGAAATCCTTTAATTGTAAAATCTAATCAGTCTTTTGTAAGGCTTGCGCAAAGGCATAGAAAATAACGGAAGCTGGAATAAAATTGAAACCAACAACATAGAAATCATTAACTCCTATGTATTCATCCATATCACATTGGTCATACCTAAGAAAACTATTTATGTTGGAATAAAGTAATTCTAACATATACTTTGCTATTCTGTCACCGCCATAAATGTAGTCTTTTTCGAGCACAGTTTCATTAACCCACCATTGTGGCTGTTTTCTGTATAACCATAATCTATTTGCTAGTTCATATAAGACTGCTCTTTTAGCGTCATTCAAATATCTTCCCATGTATTCTTCATTATAAAATTTACCATGAGAATCATTGAAGGTAAAAGTACCAATATTGGTATAGTTCTTAATTTGGAAACCAAAAAGCCTTAATTCTCCATCTACCAATTTGCTGAGAACAACGTCAACGGCCGCGTCCTTTCCTGAATTACTTTTGTTTTGGCCTACGATTCTTACCTGTTCTCCCGCACCATCGTTTATAATAGCCTATATCATGACACCGAACATGACTTCTCCTATTGTACCAGATGTCGCTTTATAGTTAGTAGTGTCTTTAAAAATTTTATCAATAAGATGAGGTTGAGCTTGTAAAATTCTTGCCATAGGTGTTTTGAGGTTATCAATTTCCTAATAGCTTTCGGCAATAACATCACCTTTTCTTTGTCGAAATTTTTCTAAGGATTGTCTTACAACCCCCAAGAATATTGAAGCCATCTTTTCCAAATTGGCGAAACTAAGATTTGAAAGTTTTACCCCTTGTCCCTCTGCTTGTCTTATAAATTCAGATTTATCAACCGTAAATGACAAAATTCTTTTAAGGTCTTTATATTTATATCGGGAAGTATCATTCCCATATTCATCCTTTATTTTCTAACAAATTGTTTTATCAAAAGCATCTTGAATTATTTTATAACTGTCTTGTCGTGTAAAAGAAAAGAAGTTCATATCTTCTAAGAATGATACACCGTTAGCATCTGTAGTACAGAAGACTTCAAGCTTTCCTTTCTTTGGGTCTTGATTGGCCGAAATCATAAAAAGTTGCTAAGATGTTTCTTTTACATTTTCCATCTTTCCGGTAGACATATTTTTACGTCTACTTCTGACCGTATATTGATGTGTAAGAAAGGCAATATCTAAGTTGGCTAAAAGGTCCTAACTAAACTATTTAAAGAATACGTCATTTTGTCTCATACCATTCTTTTTAACATCTTTTTTAAAGGATTCTATAAGTTCCTTACCCATATCCTTACTCATTTCGAGCAAACGAGTTCTAAGAAAAACAGGATTTAAAACATATTCATCCCCGCCAGGCTTCCTACTAGTAATTTCACTTTGCTGTAAATATTCAGCTTTTCTGCCAGACAATCTGACATATTCTTGCATTTTTAGGTCGCCTGTTTTAATAATTTTATCAACGAACCCTTTATTAGACAAGTAAAGGAGCCATTCGTAATTGCCGGTGCCGTCGCCTTTTTGGTCGAAAACACAAGCTCTCATTCTTGCTTGAAATTTGTCTATTTTGCCTTTATTTTGAAAGGTATCCCAAAGGTCCTTTAACGATGTTGGAAGCGTAAACTATCCATCTCCTTCCATATTTATAGCCTTTAAAAACTACATCTCTCTAATAAAAGATTTTTCAGCTTTTCTCATAACATTATATATAATGTCTGACTCTTGCATCTTTATCATAAGTAATCACCTGTTAATTCGGTTTCTAAAAAAGTAATATTACATATTCTTTCATCCAATCTATCTTCAGGCGGATAGCCAATAAAACTAAAATCACTTACAACAGAGGTGTTATAAGAAGTGCCCAATTTCATTGCCAGACTTGAACGAATTTTAATTTTAGGAATTTCAAGAATAGCAGTTTTTGGTTCCCCGGTAAAATAATCCTTTACGGTCATTTTTCCAGTTAATCGTAAGAAGTCTTTAAATAAGCGATTACCAACTTCCAATTCAACTATCTTATCCTCATAGTTAAAGGTATAATCCACAACAACTTCCTTATGTTCTGCCATGAAAATTATCTGATTGCCGCATACTTTGAAGTTAAGTATCTTTTTACCAGTGTCTTTATCGTAGCAAAAGATGTATTTGTCAGATTGCGGCGGAAGTGGTTTAAGCGGTAGCCAAGGCTTTCTACCCATTGGCATCTGTTCTCCTTCGGGATTTCCCTGTAAACCTAACTGTTCCGGAACTGCATTAGGAATAAATTTCAAAACACAAAAATATCGATCTCCATCCTCAATGACAGGAACCTACTCTTTATAACTTATACTTTTTGTTTTTGGCCTACCAACCTTTGAATTACTTAAAATACTCCATGTAGTTGGTGAAAGCACCCCGTTTGATATTGCGAAGTTTGCTTGTGTGTCAGTTACCCAATCTATCAATAAATTATTATGATAGCCACCACGAGCTTCTTTGATAGATTGCTGTTCATAGAATTGTGCTATGTCAGCTCTTTCAAAATTGAGTATAGATTCGTTAATATCATAATGCTGATTACCAATATCAACAGCTTCATTAAGTCTAATGCTTACATCAAACAATTCTTTTACTCCAACAAGATTGTCTTCCATAATATCACCTCCTTTTTAATAATGTAGTTAAAACCGTTTGTAAATAAAAAAAGAAGTGGGCGACTAGGCCCACTTCGTTATTAATACATTTCTTCGTTTGCGGCAACTACTTCTTCTTTGGTTTTAAGAATTGGCGTCCGAGCATATCGTTTGCTTTGTGGAATAATTCTTTCGCCGCCATTTCTTTCATCTTTTTCTGTATTATAGAATATTAATTCAACAGCGTCTTTATTTTCATCTATCGGGTCAAGAATACCAACATCAAACGAGAATGTTGCCGATTCACCTTTTCCACTTAGATTTAACGTAGTTGATGAAGAAATTGTTGCTCTGTTTATTACAATTTGACAAGGCTGGTCTTTACCAGTTGCTTGGTCTTTAACCATTGTATCGCCGACAATAAGATATTCACCCTTAAAGGTATCGTAGTTAATTGGAATGTCGATGCCTAAAAATGAGATGTCATTATCATCAGTATCTATCACTCTTTCTTTTTTGTAATAAAAAGTGCCATATTTAAGAGTAATATAATCACGCTTAGTAACGAGGAATAAAACAATAAAATTATCTTCATCTATATTCGTGATTATAATATCATTTGGAGTCAATGATAGAACCCATTCTGAAGCTTCTTGTCCATAAAGGCGCAATAAATAGTCCTAAATTTCACTTAAGAACTTGTTCTTTTTCGCGGCAAGATATTCTTGTTCGCTTTGGTATCTACCCTCAAAAGATACACCCTTCTATTCAGCTATATCTTCTGTTAAGAAAGTGGACTGTGCAAAAGGCATCATAGTTTTAGCATCATAATAAACTATGTAATTATCTTTTTCATCTTTATACATTTTCTTTATATTTGCGAATTGCTCTACCAAATCTATCTTAAGACCACAAGGGTCAGTAACTATACATTTTGTATAACGGTCAATTTGTTTAGCTTCCTTTAGGGAGTTTTGTTGATAACCGTAATCTTTTATTTCATTGATTTCATCGGAGATAAGGTCTATAATTTGCTGTGGCATTGCTAGGCATTGCCTTTCCTAAGTCTAGAACCAACAATATGGATTAGAATAATCTCGTCCGTGTAATTGGGTCGCGAAAAATTGTGCATCTAACATATTTTTAGGAAGTAAGAACCATAGAATATTATCTAAAAATTCTTTATTGCCTATTGCCAGGCTAGTAAAACGAGCACTCATAAAACTACCGGGGAATATCTGATAGAATATTCTGGCATCAGTATTATTAGATGGAGTTACTGCTCTAGTTGACCTTGGACGAGGTTCTGGTTCAGAACCGCCACGTATCGAAATTCCAGCCACTTCAGCAACAATACCTTTGCAACCATGAATAAGTTTGGCACCAAAATTACAATTCAATTCTTTATTTTTCTTGTCTTCTTCTGAATAGTATTGCACTTTGCAATTACAGTAATATTCCAGAGTATCGTTCAAATTTGACCCCTAAATAAAATTCATTACTCCATAAGGCTAGCTATTCTATAGAAGAATAGTCACGCCCTGAACATCTTTACTTATATCCACATAAGGCGCTAAATTCTAAGAAAATGAAGTCTTTTGATTACGATGTAAATAACCTTGTTTTAATAACCATCTATTTTCAGCCACAAAAGCGTTATCTTGGTCATCTTGGTCATATAAATATTTAACAGTGTAGTCATAAGATTTATCAGGTGCGGCACTTCTTACGACCTCACCGCCACCACTATAGTTTTTTTCCAGTATTATATCTCCAATTCTTGGATTAAAACCAGCCTTTTGTGCACACCTAAAAACTATCTCCCATTCTTCATCAGTTAATTCTGGCGATGGGTAAGCTTTTGTAGAATATGAATTGCATCCATACTTATTGGCAACCATTAACTTAGCAATTGCAGAAGTCCAAGGTGACATTTTCTAAGCTAAACGCCCCGCTGCAAGCATACTCAAAGAAGCCTGTGTAAATAAAGCATCTTCTGCTTTTAACTTAATATCTTTTGTATAAGACCATGAAACCGTTTTTCTATTACCTATACCACCAAAACTCTCATTTGTGGCAACGCTCTTTGAGAAATTAGTTAACTTTAAAGAATCAAGATATAGGACCGGGAGATAAAACTCCTCAGTCCCAATCCTGTTTATTGAATATAAAGTAACATCAGCTACGTCCCTTATTCCTTTTTCAGCAAAAATGTTCATTCGCTCTCACTTCCTTTGATAGTAGCTGAGTATTCTTCTGGTGTTAAAATACGCGGCTCTAAAGTCTAAGATGGTAATTTTGTTTCGTCGATAGAATATATGTTTAAAGTGCCTTCTATAACAGCATTTACATTCTCTGGCGCGACATCATAATCTTCTGTCGTCTTAACTTCGCCCTGTTCTTCACCAAGTAAGATAGGAGCAATATCTCTATCCTATGCGTAAACATTAAGCTCTAAGTCAGGTTCAACAGTGCCAGTATATTCTTCAGGATGTAATACTGGATGTGGGCTAGTTTCCTCAGCTATATTCTCAACATTCTTGCCGCAAGGACAAGTATTATTGACTACATCATAAGCAGTTAATATAATCATTCGACCATTCTTTGGTCTTAAAGCATTTAGCTTCATTGAGAATACTGTCGGGTCACCACTGGCATTTAAGTTTAATTTATTAGTTACAGACAGCTTACATAATGGAATCTCTATCTGATATTTAATGTCTTCTCCAAGTCTATCGCGCATAAAAGTCTGGCCAACAAACTTGAAATAGCCGGGATAATGTTTAGAATCTATAATAAGTCTTTTGCCTAATGATTTATGTTCCTTCGCTTTAAAACGTTCCCATTTATAATAACGTTCCCCACCTTTGATTATAGCCAAGTTACCCGTAACCCTTTGACCATTGCGGCGATAAAATTCAAAAGCATTTGGTATGTATGGTTGCATTGTCTTAGGGTTCAAATAAACCTTTAAAGGTGTCTGGGAATATTTATCAAGATACCTATATTGACCATGAAGCATGTTTATATCAGTATCTATACAGAAGTCCTGTTTAGCCACATATTCCTCACATTCTTCTATATAGAAAGCATCGTCATATCCCGTCTCTAATTTGTATATAGTTTCTTGCGGCGAAGTAATGTTGGTATTATATACCACATTTACATTAGCAAAATAACGATAAGGTAAGTAATCGCCATTGTTAATGGCATAATTTTCATCAGTAGTTCTTTGGCTATAAAGCTTGTTGCGGTCGCAACCTTTCCTATAACCATCTATATATAAATTCTATGTCAAGAACATAACGTCCGAATCAGTTACATCTTTGCCCCATTCCTTTAATGTAGCTATGGCCACTGGTTCATATTCTTTTTTAGCATTGGTAATATGTTCCCTTATCCATTCAAAAACCTCTCTACCATACTGATAATGTATAGCAAAGTATTCATTATCATAGGTATTATAAGTTTCCTAGTCGTGAATGTAAGAAGTTTTATACCATGACTCTTCGTTTTCTGTTGGGCCTTTTCCATTAAAGAAATACCACTTCTAAGTCTGTTCTCTGTAAAACAAAATTAAATCATTAATTGCAATTCTATTATTACCATCAGTAGATTCAACATAACCGTCTACCATCCAACAATATATAGACGACTCTCCAACGTATTGTTTATCATCTACTCCCCACCTATCCGGGATTATCATAAAATCAGAAAATTTCTCTGCAACTAATGTGCCTGTTCTAAGACATTGGTCTGGCGCGAAATTATCAACATTTCTATCATAGAAATATCTCAGATATAATTTTAAATAGCCAGCACCTAATTTACCCGTCCAAAACAAACTATTTGAAGCTGGCGTAAAAAGAGCATCTTCTAAGTTTACAACTATGTCTCGTCCAAAATCCCAAGCCATTAACTTAGGATTACAACTTCCGCCCGAAGAATAGGCAGAAGAAATACTTTCATCTACAGTGGACACCTTTAAGGTGTCCATGTAGAGAACGGGGATGTCGATTTCATTATCGTCTTTGTCAAGTTCAATGGCATACAAGCAGCCCTATAGGACTTCTCTTGTGCCGAACTCCTCAAACATTTCCATCTTATCCCTCCTTTATATTACTGTGCTGTAATTTTTGTTGAACCGTCCTTTGGTACAAGACCACCGCAACCCTGTTTCTGAGTCTTTTCAACTTCAAAGAACTCAATAATCATCTGGCCGCCTTCCTTTGGCTGTGCAACTTCAACTTCCATAGAGAATGTTGTTGGGTCACCATCTGGGCTCATTGTGAAGCTGTTGTTAGATTTAATCTTACATACAGGGAGTGTAATCTTAATTCTCTGGTCTTCCTGAGTATCGCGGCTTCTGATAAAGCTTTCCATTTCAATCTGGTATACACCAGGGAATGTGCCCTTATCAACGATAATTTTCTGAGTATTAATTGGGTTCTGTTTTGTGCTAAGTGTTAAGCTAGCCTTAAGGAATGGTTCTGACTGGTGGAACCAGTAGTCATCATCATAAGGAGCCATTGTGTTTGGATTAACATATGCCCAGATTTCACGGCTAAGATTTGGCTTTTTGCAGCATGGTACGCAAAGTCCAGTATCTTCTGAAATGCCTTCCGAGTCTGTAAGTGAGTAATCCACACCTGTTACTTCGCCAACAGTACCAACGGTTGATGGTGTTTCAAGTGTTCTCTTGATATAAAGTGCGCCTGTTCTGTCAATCTTGAAGTTATCTGCTGAACCTGTTGCAGCATCTTTGCCTTCAATTTCTGGTGCTGTATCGAGGAACATAGGGAAAGCAACTGCAAATCCTGTTGTTGCCGCGAAAAGAGCAATGAAATCTGTTTCTGTATACCAAGTATTATATGTAAAGCTAGATGTTGTATCAGTTAAAAGTGTTGTAATACCTTCCTTAACAGTAAGGTTATTTGCATAGTTAAGAGTTGAAACAAATGTTGTGTTAGCAAAAGGTCTTACAGTGTTATCAAGACCACCAACAATATCCTTAGGACCAATTGAGAAAATATCTTCCTTATACTTAGTAATGATGTAATAAGCAAGAGCATTAATGCTATCAAACCTTACCCACATATCAATGCCGGCAAACTGAGTAACATCTACTACTTCTGTTACATCAATCCAAGCAAGGTCTTCCTGTGCTACGCCGTCTCCAGCGATTTCCGGGTTAACGTCCTCAATCTTTCTTGTTAAATCCCAATCTACAGTAGCCGCGCCAAGATAAGCTTTAATAGAACCATCAAGGCAAACTCTGATTTTTAAGAATGGATAAGCTTCAACATCATCAAGGTATCTGAGTGCCTTATCTTCAACAACGCTAGCGCAAGCCTTTGTTGTTTCACCATTCTCATTCTGTTTATGATAAATGATTTTTGCGGCCACTGGAGTGTCCTCATATAAATCATAACCTCTCTTATAAGTAATCTCATATTTAAAAGATTCAGATGGCTGATTGATACCAACTGTCTGTCTTCTCTTAATTGGATAAGATTTACCATAGATATTAAAAAATCTATCCGGAACGATAGCTAATGACCTTACCTCAGACTCAATTTCTGCGGCCCATCTATAAGGTTTACCCTTAACTGCGCCGAATCCCTTAATATTTACACCGTCAATAACTGATGAACGCTGTAAGTAAATTGGGTCACCATTGAAGTCCTGAACAACGTCTTCAGAGCCATCTCTTGGAAGTAAATTACCAACTGTAGCTTCTGCACCATCATTTCTAGGATAGAAACATTTTTCAAAACGGCTAACTCTATCAACGCCGCAATTATTTACAAGTCCTGATGTAATATCAACCTGACCGTTTTTCCAATCTGCGCCAAGAACACCGCCCCAGCATAAGCCGAGTGATGCAGGTGTACAAAGTGCATCTTCAAGTGTGAGATTAATTGTCTTGCCAAAATCCCATGAAATAAGTCTAGAATTACCTCTGCCGCCTTGTGCCCAAGTACCATCAGCAGATTTTTCTGTAGTTGCAACCTTTAAAGTATCAAGGAATAAGGCTGGGAGGCGATAGAGTCCTCCCGAGCCATCCTTTTTCTTATGAATACTTGAAATGGTTACATCAGCGGCTTCCTTTATACCATACTGGTCAAATAAGTTCACTGAGTATCACCTCTCAATTAATCAATATTCTGTAGCACCAATAGCGATTGTTTCGCCCTCGTCTTCTCCGTCAACTTTGTAAAGTTCAGCTTCATCAAGAAGGTTAAGGTTCTCAGTACCAACAATCATTGTTGAACCGTCGTTTTCTTCTGTATTCTCTACAATTTCAAACTGAACGAATTTAACCATTTCGCCGTTTTCAGGTCTCTGAACGTCCATGTCAAAGCTGAATACTACTGGGTCACCATCAGCAGAAAGTTCGATTGCTGTGTTTTCGCTTGTCATCTTAGCTTCTGCAATGATAATCTGGAAGCTTTCGTCTTTACCTGTCTTCTTGTTTCTTACAACCGTTTCACCAACTACACGGTATGTGCCTGGGAATGATTCAGCAGAAACAATGATTTCCTTAGCAATTGCGTTGCCGTTGTAGCCAACTGAACGTGTGAACTTGATGTAAACTTCACCCTTAGCAATTGGAGTACCATCCTGATATGGCTGAAGTGTTTCTGGGTCGATGTATACAGCCTGAGCTGTTACTTCGCCTTCAGATGGGATACCCTCACTGTTACCAGCCGGTACAATGAAGTTTCTCTTTGCTGTGTACTTGTTGTATCTGTTTACAACGTCTGTGTCCTGAACAGCTTCTGCTGGGCTATTTCCGCCTGCCCAAAGAGCAGCCATTGAAGCCGGTGTAAAGAGAGCATCTTCAAAGTGAAGTGTGATTTCCTTACCGTAGTCCCAAGTGATAAGTTTACCGTTTCCGCGGCCACCTTCAGCCTGTGACTTCTGAGCTGTCTGGTTAAGGTTAGTAACCTTTAATGTATCAAGGTAAAGAACTGGAGTGTACTTAGTAACGTTCTTTGTAATCTTTCTTGTCTTAATAGCAGCAACTGTGCAAGTAGCATCAAATGATGTACCGAATTCGTTACAATCTACTGTGTGAATAAGACCATTCTTAACAACTCTTACGAGGTGAGCATCAGTAGCGTAACCATTTTCGTTAATCATCCAAGCAATCTTGTTAATTGCCTTTGTGCCGTACTTATTAACTACAAATACAAGTCCGTAAGAACCGATTGTAATAAGTGCAAGGTTGCAAGTGCCAGCGAATACCTTGTCCTGATAGAAGAGCTTGTTGCCAGCCTTATCGAAGAATTCGAAGATACCATTGTTGTCTGTTACAAGGCTCTTAGCATTTACGTTTGTAAGTAAGTAAATGTGTGCGCTATTTGAAAGAGCACCGCTTGATGGGTCAACATAGATTGCTCTATTTGACTGCTTTGCTGCAGAAGAAAGGATTCTAATCTGTCCAACCTGTCCGTCTGTGTCAGCTGTTGCAAGTGCATTAAGCACGCTTTCAAGGTTGTAAAGTGAAGAAAGTGCATTACCAGTAACAATATCTGTAACTGCAACACCATTGATTGTGTAGCTGTTGTACTTGTTCTGTGCGGCAATATCGTCAATGATTGGTGAAGCAACTGTTTCCTTACCTGTTACCTTGTAGCCACCAAATACTCTTGTGAAACCAGTTTCGCTTGAACCTTCAGCGGCATCAAGTGTCTTAGCCTTCTGCTTAAGAGCATCAATAGCGTCATTGATTGAGTAGTGTGTATCATCGCCCCAAGTATTTACTGCATTGTAGATACCTGTATCAACGCCCTTACGAGCTGAAGCGAAGTCGTAATATGTGTTATTCTGGTCGAATAATGTGATTGCGCCAGTTTTCTTGTTGTAAGCACTACCGAGCTGCTGTGGAACATAGAATCCCATTTCATTTTCAACAAGAAGTTCTGCGTAGTCGCTATAAGTAATATCATAAGCCTTAGCAGAATATGATTCTGTAAGCTGATTGATTGCTTTATTTACTTCTACGATGTTGTAAAGGCCTTCTGAAACAGAACCAATAACACCAACAACTACAATCTTTGTTTCGCTACCAGGAGCAGCGGCAAAGTTATCGTTGAATTCGATGCCAGTGAACATTGTATCAGGATTTGCGAATCTATAACGCGCGCCTGACTTTGTGATAAGGTTCTGATTCTTAGCAAATAACATACATACCTGTTCAGCATATGAGAATTCATGTGTGCCCGGTGTCTTATCATCATCCATTACATAGTGTGATGAAGAGTCAGGGTTAATGTTATATGCTCCCTGTGAAGCTTCCTCTGTTGAGATAAGATTAGATGTGAAAGTAACTGTGAAGACCTGTGTAGTTTCGCCACCTTCTGTTATTTCACCTGTGAGCTTAATCTTTGAAATTGTGATGTCATCAGCTTCGTATCCAGCATCAAAAAGAGCAGAAGCCTCAACTGCTGCACCTGATTCAGCATTAATGAGTGATTCAGATGTTACATCGTCAGCACCGAAAATCTTAGCCGGTGTGCCTGTTTTAAGGTATGTAGAAATTGTTGTGAAGTCTTCACTAGCACTAGCAATTTCATCACCGATTGAGTATGTTCCTGCGAGTGTAAGGTTTTCATCAGTAACTGTTGATATACCGTTAACTCCGATTATATCGTCGCAATCATAGTTAAAATGAGTAAGAATATCTGCGTTCTTAAATACATAAGCTTCAAAACCTTCTTCTGCGCCGGCGCCAGTTTCATCAAGTGGGTAAACCATTGTTCTTGTAAGAGCGCCTTTAAGAATAGAAGATGCTGAAAAATTTCTGCGTGATTCGTATGTTTCCTTTACTGTGTCGATTCTTTCGAGCATAAGGTCAACGATTTCACGAGAACCAAATTTTTCATAAAGATTATCTGCCATTTAACTTCAACCTCCTTAGTTAATCTTTTTTAGATAAGCCCCAATATTCGGGCTTTATGTTCTTAGGGTCTCCACCCGCCCATAGCGAATGTAAGTCCTAATCCCATTTTTCTTTTCGCTGGTATCTTGAAAGTAAACCATAGAAACAATAGAGGGATTTATTCTAATAATCAATTCCGAAAACCTCGGCAATCTCCAGTAAATCTTCAAGACTCTGTTCCTCGCCGTTTTGCTACTGCTATTTGCGCTTTACTGCTTCGCGCTTTTCTCTTGCCAGACGCATCTTTTTGGCTATTGCAGATTCGTTTTCTGGCGGCGGCTCCGGAACATCTTTCCTGTTCTAAAGTCGCAAAATTGTTTGAAAGTCTTCAAAATTATCATTAGTAATAAGTCGCTTATCTTCCGGTGAGCCGACAAGAACAGCGTTTAATTTTGGGAGTAATAATATCTCCTCGTCTATAAAGGTAGAAAAAGCCGATTCTAGTTCTAACAAAAACGAATCACTAGCCTCGGCATTTCTAAGCAAATATGTTAGTGGGCGAAGGTCACCATAATCTTCAGGATTAAGGCCTTTTTCAGTGATGATATTTTCAATCTCTGGAGTTGTAAGGAGTAGTAAACCTAAACGTGTGTAATAGGTTGTTGAACCCATTCTTAAAAATTCGCCCATGGTAATAGGTCTGACTTGACAGATATTAGAGAACCATGAAGGATAGCCGCCATAAGCCTGTTCCTTTACCACTTTTATTTGATTAGTTGAAAGTGCCAATGGTAAACCTCATTGTATAACTTCCTACGTCTTTCGTAAGGGAAGATAAGTCAAAGCCTTCATACCTAATCTCTCCTAAACCATTTATGCGTTTATTCTAAAGAGATTTGCGCACTTCAGCCATGATAGCATGAGGTCTTAAGTTATCACCAGTAATAAGCCATTCCTCAAAAGGACAATAAATATATACTAATATAGATGCTCTTTCCACCGTGGCATTTTCGTCATATACCGTTCCGCCGGAATAAACAATTACAATCTTACTTGTAGTTGTTTCATCAACAGCTTCTACTAACGGAACTACACGAATTTGTTTGCCAAAAATTTCGCGCATAGGATTCTCTATATCAGGGTGCTGTTTACCCAATGGGTCAACATCGGTATTAACAAGAAGTTTTAATAGGTCCTAGTTCTTAAGTAAGCTTTTTGCTACTTTTATTAAATTTTTTCCAAATTCTTGGCCATAGTTAACTTTTGATTCTTCCATGTTAATCACCTCTTATTCTCATGATTCAAGAAGAAATTATCATCTTCTCCCACCAAAATGTCTCTTGACGAATTTGGCTCTGGCGGCGAAACAAGCGATTCTTCAAAGGAAAGAATTGCTACATTTTTAATACTTAAATCGTCATTGCCAGAAATCTTCCATCCCCTTCCTTCATATTCAAAGTAAGTGTCTTTAGTAAGGAAGTCAAAATTTTGTGTAAAGAATTTTCTATGGGCTAATGGTTCTCTATATGTTACTGACCCATAGGACATTAATTTATCCTAAACGAAAACAGATGTTTCACTAACTATTTTCGCCGGAACTGTGTAAAGAGTTTCGCCATATTGATTTGGTATTGTAATAACAGTATCAAGTTCAATGGCTTCATAAGACTGGTAGCCGTGGGTGATGTCATCACTTACATAAACCACCAACCATATTTTATCATATTCTACGTCTTTGTTCTTTTGGAAAGTCCTAAATAAATCTCCCGTATTTCGCCGCGAAAATTTTAAAGGAACTAATATATTAGAAACTATCTTATCTTGTGTCCATTTTGATGGTTGGATAGAGCAAGGTATCTCATTTTCTTCGTCATTTATACCATAAATCACGGCGCGATATTTGGTTTTCTAAATAAATAGCTTTTCAAATTCGCGCTCCTTTGCTGTCCTTACTCTTTCCTATATGTTATTACCATCTCTATTCATTCTTTTTAAATATACATCATTAAAGTAATCATTCATAGCACATCAATCCTATCAATGATATTCATGCACTCAAAAATTATCTTCCTGTAATATTTATACGAAACAAAGCGGCAAGATGATAGTTTGGAATATAATACATAGTAATCAAAACTCTTTTTCTTGTTTTCAAAATTGTTTAAGTCTATAAGGATATTATCGAGGAATGTCTCCCATGAGCCTTCCTTTTCTCTCTCACAAAGTAAACCGTATAAACGATTTTTAAGAGTTTCCTTATACTTATCTACGTATTTTTCGTCCATTCTTTCCGCCGCCTCCCGCTAATTGTCTATATCTAAAAGGAGACTTATTGACTGAACGATAGTATGTTCTCTCTAAGTCTAACGCTTCTTTGCAAACCTAATCCTTTAACTGAATAAATGTTTTTAAAAGATTAGCCTGTGAGAAGTCTGCTTCGTCATATTGTGTCTTAATGTTTTCCCAACTGTCAACAGTTCTTTTTAGCCATTGCTGTTTCATGAATGTGGAAATAACCTGAATTTCTTCATTACCCATCTTGCTATCAACAAAGCACTGATTTGCTTCGTCAATTTCAAGGCTACATCTTGGGAACTTAAAATAAGGGAGGGCCTAATCTAAGAAGGCTCTCCAGTCTTTTATGAACCATTCAAGTTCTTCCTGTGAATAACAATGTGACCATTCATCTTCGTTGACCTTTGATAGAAAAGCACCATAAACATCCATCAAAGTTGTCAATTATCTCACCTCATTATCTTCTTGGTTTAAATACACCCTCTGGTTCTCTATCGTCTTTCATTGATGCGGCTCTTTTATCAGCTTCTTCAAAAGCCTTTTTCTTAGCAATCATAGCTACAACATCAAGGCCTGTAATTTCTTTAAGAATGTCTGATTTTTCCGGATTATAGATGTCATTTTTCGCCGCGAATTTTGCAAGTTCTGCAGCTTCCTCGTAAGTAACGTGAGAAAGTTTTTCAATAAAATCTGGAACTGATGCAGTAGTTAAGAGCTTAACCTTTTCCTCGTCTGAGAAAACAACAATATTTGTTGGAGTTGTTGTATCTGGTTCTTCAAGGCCAAGGTCAATCTTATCTTCCATACTGTCAATAAAAAGCATACCAGACTCAATCATATTTCTAAAACCAGTCTGGAATAAAAGCTGTGCTACCATATCAAATGGGATTTCCTGAACTACGTTCTTTCTTGGGAATTCTCTTCTGATATTGTTAATAGGGTCTATAACCACTACTGTCTTGTCTGTTGTGTTTCTAAGTCTTACCATTCTTGTTGTACTCTGTAACATATTAAATTCCTCCTTTTAACTCCTTTAAATATATAAAGAAAGGTGGTGAGAATTCTCTCACTCACCTTTTCTTTACTATGTATTCGATTTTTAAGATTAAAGTGTGTTAATCTTTGTTGTATCTGTGTAATCAGTTCCCTGACCAACACTAACCTTACCAAGTTTGTGTGGGTGGTTAACGAAGCCAAGGTTGTTAACGTCGATGATGCATGGGTTAGATGCAAGGTCGAGGTTTTCATATACACACCAGTTGTTTGTAGTGAGGATAGCAACACCGAATCTCTTGTAAACTTCAAGTTCAATTGAACGGTCTCTGTTCTTGAAGTCATCAATCTGTGTTTCGCCTTCGAATACAACCTTAACAATCTTTTCGCCCTGATTTGCCGGCATTACGAAAGCATACTGTGATGGAATCTGATACATATCGTTGTTCTCGTCAACAAATGACTGTGGAAGCTGAACGATTGGTGTACCTCTGAATGTTGTTACGAAACCACCATTAGCAATATCATTAATATCCTTTGGTGAGTAAACTGGTGTAGCGTAACCAGCGTTTGAAGCTGGGTTAGCAAGGATTGGCATACCGATTGCATCAGGACCCATTTCAGCTACCCATTCTGGTGTAGCAAGGATTACTGCTGAACCGCCGCCATATGTCTTAGCAATTGTGATAAGCTTCATCATAGCTGCTGGGTCGAAGCCGTTAACAGAAACCTTGTTTGCGATAGGCATATCTGAGTTCTGAACTGTAGCGATAAGAGCCTTAGCAATTTCTCTGTTGATAGCTTCCTGAAGACCTTCCATTAAAAGGTTGAAAGGTTCTGTGATGTCTTCGTCACCTGAACGGAGTCTTTCGAAGTCAATGTAAGCAGCGCCACCGAAAGCCTTGCCTCCAACTTCGAAGTAGTCGTGGTCAAGTCTGAAGGCTTCGTATACACCTGAAAGACCTACTTCTGTGATGAATGTCTTTGCACGCATACGTCCTCTCTTAACCTTGAATGTGTACTTCTGGTTAAGTCCTACTGTCTTGTATTCAGCAAATACACCAAAAGCATCTCCAACATACTTAGGAAGAACTTCATCGAATGATTCCTGCATAATCTGGAAGATTGTGTATTTGTTATCTTCATAATCTTTTCTTGTTGCGCAGAGCTTGTTAAATTCATCTGCGATTGTACCCTTTATATCTGTTGCGCTGTACTTTGTTACGTCAGGAGAAGTACCTCTAAGAGCGTGGATATAAAGTGCTTTGATTGCGTTCTTATCCATTAATTATCACCTCTCCTTATTAAAGAATCTCGAACATGAATGAGCATGTTCTGTCTGCGTTGTCATATACAGCAACAAGCTGTGCTACTACGCCGCCAAGCGCGTCATTACCTGTGATGTCATAACCAATTACGAGTTCACCATCTGAACCTTCTACAACAGCCGCATAAACTGGAGTAGATGTACCTGATTCGAGGAATCTCTTAAGGTTAGCTACTACATAGTATGAATCATCTGTAGATGTGCAAGCTGAAAGGTCAAGTGTGATATTGCTATCAAGGTCTGCTGTCTGAATTGAAGTTGTTGTGTCCCAAGCAACAGTGTTTGTTGTAATTCTCATACCTCTCTGGAGATAACCTACTCTTGGGAGGAAGTCCTTTGTTGTTGAGCAGAACTTTCTTCTGTTGTTTTCTCTTTCATCATACATCTGTTCTGATGAATAAATCATACCAAGCGGAAGTCCAAGGTCTGAAAGTGCCTTTGTAGGAACTGTTACGAGTGAGTTTGGCTTGTTTACAAGAACGCAAGCACCATTCTGTGCTACAATCTTATTACCTGTTGCCGCACCTGTTGCGTCTACTGCATTTACGTAAGGACCTACTTTTTCATCTGAATAAAATTTAGGGTCGAGAGCACACTGTGCTTCTACCATGCCGGCTCTAGTGAACCATACCTGGTTTGGTTCAATCTGACCGTAGTTGTTACCTGAAGCTTTCTTACCGTTACGGAAGAGGCCTCTGTCAAATTTTACAAGTGCCATTATTTATTACCTCCTTCTTTTTTCATGTGATTTTCAATGAGTGCACAAACGGCATCAATTTCACCCTTTGAACCTTCGTTCTTATAAATGAGAACTGGTTCTTCTGTCTTGCCGAATGAAGCACCTGAGCTGTATGCCGCGAAGCATAACTCTTTTCTAAAGTCTTCAACAGAATAGTCAGCCATTTTTTCGGTAAATTCTGCAATCTGGTCTGCTGAGAGATTAGCAGAGAATTCATCAATTATCTTGTTCTTTTCTTCTGTTTCTACAGTCTTCTTATAAGACTCTAAATCTGACTTTTCATTATTTATGTCGGAAAGTGCTGAGTTGAGTCTAACAATTTCAGCATCTTTTTCCTCAACTGTTTTAGAATATGAATTAATTTTTTCTTCAGCTTCTGCAAGCTTTGCGTTTAATTCATCCATCTTTGCGGCGAAATCTGTTTTAGCAGTTTCAAATTCAGCAACAAGAGCTTCATATTTTGCCGCGAAGTCTTCTGCTGGAGCCTCTGGTTCTGCAACCTTTGGTTCTTCTGCTGGAGTTTCAGGTGTAGCCACTGTGTTATCAACTGCTGGAGCTTCCGGTTCTGCAGCTGGCGCTTCAACTGTTGGTGCTTCTGGTGTAGCTACTGTATTTTCAGTTGGTGCTTCTGTAGCCTGTGGTGCTTCAACTGCTGCTGGAGCTTCAGGAGTTACAGTGTTTTCAACTGGAACTTTGTTTTCATTTTCCATCTTCTTACTCTCCTCCTCAAAATAGTGATATAAGTCTCTGGCTCTTTTTCTTAGTTCGAAGAAAGCCGCACCTTCAAAACACGGCTCAACTTCGTCACCAAGTACCTATAAGCCAAGTAGTCTTCCCTTTTTAAAAAGGAAATACGGTTCTCCGTCTTCCTCAGAAATCATCCATTCACCTTCTAAGTCTTTAGAATAAATTTCCATTGACTGAGGTTTGGTAGGAATTAAATTGGCTTCTGGATAGAGGGCAGTAAAAAGAATAACATCTGAGCACGCATATTCTCTCTCTATTCCGTCTTTGTCTAAATGCTTTTCCCACGCAAAGTTTGGATTTTCTGGGACGATACCATAAATCTTACCGTCCGAATTTGTGTAGCCATGGTCTTCAAAATCTAATTCGTCCATATTAAAGATACCCTTAATTGGCGCATAAGGTAAAGACTCAATAAGCTATCTCGCAAAATCGTCCGTAATATATGTACGATTTCGGTTCATTCCTCTATAAAAATAACGCCCTCTGCATTTTGAAAGTGTTGCTGTGACTTTTTCCGGCTTAGAATAAAGAGAAACTTCTATTTCTGTAGGAATTCTTACGCTCATGTTTTATTCTCACCACCTTTTTCATTTGATTTGCTAGTCTCACTAGTCGATGTTGTACTCTTACTTTCTGACTATGATGAACTTGAAGAACTTGCAGTAGCAGTTTTATTAGCGTCCTTCGTAGCCTAAGCAGTAACGGCGTTCGTCTTACCAGATTGTGTGTACGCAGACTGGAGAGGTTTAAGCACTTCGTCTAAATCTAACACATCGTTTTCTAAACTCTTAAGGTCACTAAGGTTAACCTGGTTAACACCAGAAGCCGCAACCGGAGTAAGAAATACATAACCAAATGCTGCCAAGTCTTTGGCTCTTGATGTGTATTCATCTAAATTGTAGTAACTTACAGGGAGTATTACAAAATTAAAAGATATTTTCTTATTTCCAAATTTATTGTTCATAAGTACGCTAAAGAAGTGTGCGAATTTTCTGCCTAAAATCATCATCATAGATAAGTCATTATCAAGAGAAACTTCCATACCAAATTGAGTTGTTGCACTGAATAATTCTTTTGTTACACCCGCAGCATCATAAACTAATTGCTGGGCCTGTTCTACATCAGTCCTATCACCCTACTCGCCGCTAAGGTCTAAAAGACCAACCTTACCATATGATGTAATAACATCAGTATCCGGGCTGTCCGAAAGCATTTCAACAACACCATCGTGAATTTCAAGAGCTTCGTCAGGCTCAAAAAGTAAGTTAAGACCATCATGCGGAATTTCCTGCGTAACGATTCTCTTTAGGGCAAGTAAGTTTCTTTGTTTGTTAATGTCTTTATAGTCTTCTAAGTCATCAATTAAAGGAATTAAATCTAAGAAGAATGGTGTTTCTTTTATATAGCAGAAATAAATACCAATCTTTTCAGAAATGAACATCCAAGGGTCTGCGCCTTGTCCTTCGCGCTTATACTTTTTATATCCTTTCTGAATTTCAGATGGATATGCTTTTAAGATTTCGCGGCGAAGTTTATCATCAGAAATTTCTTTATCGAAAAATCTTAGGTCGAATTCAATAACATCAACGTCTTGTCTATTCTTAAATCTACTGCGGCAATAAGCAAATGGTAAAGTCTGAATCGCAATACCTTCAGCATTATCATGAATAATTCCATAATAGCCACCATCGACCAAAACTCTTGTAGCAAACATAGTACATTTATCTTCTATGTCAAAATCGCTACAGAATTCTGCGGCTTCATAGTATTGCTTCTGATTACTCTTTTCAGAAAGTTTACCCTTAAAGCCTTTAGCATGAGGAATAAGGAGCCAAGAATAAGTTAGGAAAGTTGAATAATGAAGAATAATTCTTTTATATAAACCACTTATTTCAAAGAAGTGCTGAGATAATTTACATTTCTCTATTGATGTACCCTCTTTAACAATTCTTTCTATATCTTCTGGAGTGTATTCATGAGATAAATGTCTCTTCGTTGATTCTCTGCCTTTAAGTTTTTCATAGGCGGCATCATTCTTAGCAATCATCTTTTGGATAACACTTTTAAATACATCTACTCTATTACCCCTCATAATTTCCTAAAGCTATTCCTAAGTGACATTCTTATTTAAATCCAACCCTATCACCTCCTTCTATGTGTATTACTCCTTCCACGTCCGGAACTTCCACGAGAAGCGAATACTAAGTTACGTCCGGCAGCACCATTACCTAAGCCACGATTTCTACGTTTAGCCATATTTTCCTGTTCAAGTTGAACAACATAATACACGCCCATTTCAAGAGCGGAGAATTTATCCTTTAATATTCTTGTGTTAATTTGTTCTACCGCGATTTGGTTGCTTACACCAGTCGGGCGAATTTTTAAGTTAAGAATTTCTTTCAATAGGATAGATGTTAATATGTGCGGTCTTAAACGGATGTTCTGTTCTTCCGGAGACATCTTAGCTCCTTTGATAGTGGAAATGAGTTTGTTCTTAGCTTGCTATTCTGATATTAAGAATCTTAACTGGCCCGAATAAATTTTTGAGTATAACATAGCGTGCATGTCGCTGTTTATTTGGGCGTTAGCTTTGATACCATAAAGTATTTTCTGGCATCCTCTTGGTTGGTTAGCGAGATATTCATCTCTGTTCATAAAACCATAAGGTGGATAAGTGATACCGGTTTTATCATCGTAGCTTTCCTTAATCATTAAATCACCAAATGGAGCACCAACACCGTTAATATCTATTACGCAAGCTCTTGGGTTATATTGAGCGATAAGACGTTTTTGCTCGATTACTTGTCGAGTAAAGTCTTTTTCACTCTCTGTTACACCTAAAATGTAGATATTTACCAACTTAATTCTAAAAGTTTCATTTGTTGGATAGACCTTTAATACAGTACAAACTGATTGACAACCTTTTCGTGCCAAGTCGGTAGATAAAATATAAAAGCAATCCTTATCACTTTCGCGCGAAAAATTAGCAACAGTTTCTGGATTATTTATCTTTCGCGCCGATTCCAACTTATTAAAGTCAAACCATGCGTCTTCTGAAGTACCAACGAAACGCGACATATATTCCTTTGCAAAACCTAAACTATCAAAGGTAGAAGAAGTTTTTAATTCGTTTAAGTAGGTCTTTGAAAGTAATCCAGTGAGCACTGGAATTCTATAGTCAAAACCAAAGAAGAACGTGTTATTTGGGTTTATTACAGATTGTTCAAATAGTTCAATAGTCTTGTCATAGCAGAATGTGTTCTTTTCCGAAGCAGATGAAATCCATAACTGTACCTGCTGCGGTTCCTGTGGGTTCTTATCGCCGTTCGTCATAGGTCGGTCAACGTTAAGAAGTGGCAAAATGATTTCGGCTATGTCAGTAGGGTCGTGGTCCATACCCAATTACCCTCGGTTTCCCGATATTTCTTAGGGGTTTAGACTATACCATAAGGAATTAGTTCCTTGCCAAATTATAGTCGTTGAACGTCCCTCCAACTTTCGTTGAGGTTTCGCTGCGTTTGATTGCCCAATCCTTAATGATTTTACCATACCGTTCCCGTTACTGAACGCCGCAAAAATATCACTATTTTTGTTTGGTTATTAAGGCTCTAAGGGTGTCCCCGCAATTTATTGGCTTTTAATTCCGTCACCACTTTAGATTAATTTTTTGTTTGATAAATGTAAAACAATTCAACAAATAATCTACAAATTAGCGGAACTCATCTATAATACCTACAGTAGCACGCTGTCCTCTTGAACTATTCAAAGGAGTAACAACTACGAAGCTCGATTTGTTATGAAATATAATCTTAATATAGTCAGTACCATAGTTTTCTACAGCAATTTCCGCCTTAAGCATTGGTAGCATATCGAATAGCTGGGCCAGCTTCTACTAGGCGATTTTTGCAGACTACGCTTTACCAGGGCTACAAATAAACGTTGTACTTTTCGGCCTAAAAATACAAATCAATAACAACGCTAAAATACAAATAAATGATTTACCCGCGGCACGGGGAGCAATAGTAAGAACTCGTCCATACCTCAAACATGCTCTTAAGAACATACGCTGGAAGAATTTAAGTTTGAACTTAGAATCAACCGGTGTAAGTAAATCAACAAATTTATCAGGATAGTTCATGAAGTATTCCATGTAAGACTGGTATAATGGGAGATTTCTCTAAATTCTATTCTTATCAACTTTCGCGCCTTTCTCCAACTATATATCGCCGCGATAAAACTTAGTAGTAGTATCCTTGTTAATACCTTTTGTTAATATTTTTAAAGAATCTAAAGCTACCATGGCTTACACCTCAACCTTAAAGTCGTCTTCTTCCATGTCATCGAATTGCGTAGCGACTTCTTTGTATTCTTCCCAGTCAAAGCCACTGTTTGTAAGTTTGTCGGCTGTTTTAAGAGCTTCGATACGTTCTTTAATTTCATCAGATATACCAGTTTCATTAATGAACATGTATCTTGACCAACACTACTAAATACGCATTGACTTGTCAACTTCATCATTATTCGCGCCACGAGCATAGGTAGGCTTGAAACCTAATTTCTCCAGAAAAGCACAAATTTCGCCCCAACTGTTAAAGTCATTACCGTCCTTAATTTCAGTAGTAGTAATACCAGCACTCTTACATAAAGTATCGTAAGCCTTTAAGTCTTTATCTATTTCAACCCCGGCCCTTAGCTTTTCTTCCATAATTAGTGCCAACTTACAAGCTTTCTTAACTTGGTCTTCGTGCATTTTATTAACAATATTAACAGAGTTCTAAATGCCGGCATACAGATTTTCTAAGTATTCTAACTATTCATCATCATACTGAGGGCCCCACATAGCCTTACGTTCAAGCCGTTTATCTTCATCTAACGCCGGGATAACTGCACTTAATTTATCACGGTCTTGCAACTCAATATACAAGTCCTAATATGGTTTCCAATTTAGGTGTTCATACTGTTTCTGACGGAAAATTGAAGAGTATGTGCCAAAGGCATCATTTCTATCAGCTTTCCATATCTTTGCAAATTCTTCCGGCATAAAAGGAATGTCCGCCAACTAACAAAGTCTGTCAACGGCACTCCATTCATTATCCTTATTCTTCTCAATATATTCCTACACACAATCGCGGCAAATAGGAAGAGAACCACCAAGTAAAGGATTGTTAGTGGCAATAAACCTTGCCACCGACAACTCTTCCTTACAAACGCAACATTTCTTAGCCATTCTAATCCGCTTCCTTATTTGCGCTCACAATATCGCGGCACATTTTCATAACCTTTCTCTTCTGAAACCTATTCATCAAAGAAAATCTCATTACAGTTTCCACAACCAAGTTCTAAATTCCGTTCTCTTCTTGTGCGAAAACCTTACCAACCAAATCTCTTAACTCATCCTACTCTATACCCACGTATTTCGCAAGACCGATAATATCTGACATATGAAAGCCATTAACCATCAGTTCCATTAATTCCTTTTCCATTTAAATCACTCCTTTACTGTCTTGCCGCGATTTTAGACACTACTTTCGCGGCGAAATTTTTTAAACCCTGGGTGGGCCTGCTGGCGAAGCCAGCAGGGGTCGTCTTACTTGTTCTTTTTCTTCTCCTCAACACAATCCTTACAAACATTTGCCCATCCATCAACGTTCTTCTTTTTCTTGTGCCATAATCTCTTATCCCTCATCTTCCATTCCCCACAACAACTACATCTCTTCCAAGCCTTGTCCCAATCCTTACAACACCATTCATCGTAAACCAGGTCTGCCTAAGCCGCAACTTTCTTACAACATGTGGTCCAAATCGTACTAATGTAGTTTGGGGCGTGGGAGTAGCCATGGGCTTCCAAATCCGCTAAAATTTCCAAATTCGATTTGCCGGCTAACTTCCCATCCCATATAATGGTTTGTTGTTCGCTAAAATCGGCCATTTCCACATATCTGTCAAATTGGGCAATTAGGGGCTTATTCTCATCCTTTAACTCCCAATACCCAAATCCTATTTGCGCAATATGCTTCCAGTTTGTTAGGTCAATGGTGTTTCGCGGCGGGTCGAGAGGTATGTCCACCTTTACACCATTATGGAATGGATTTTCCAAAACACCGGGAATAGAACTACTTAAAGGCCAGGTGTCGAGAGAAGAGGTTTGCGGCTCCCAAGCTGAAGCGTGGTCTGGTTTTTTGGTGATTGGGGATTTAACTTGGTCGCGTAAGAGATATTGGTCTTTCCGAAGCTCAACAAGCAAATGCTTAAACTCATAGTATTTTTTGGAAGTTGGGTCGGTTTTTTCGAGAACTTTCTAAACCTCATCTATTGAGTGCCACAAATCTCCGATATTTGGTAGATTGGCGTTTGTTTGGTCTTCGCGGCTAAACGATGGTTTTGGTGTGCGGTATTTTGTGCGCGAAAATGTAGATGGTGTTTCTATAAATGTAGGAGAATCGGTTAGTTCGTCTAGGGATAATGGGGCGTTTTTTGAGTAATCGTGTTTTGGTTTGAGATAGACTAGTTTGCGGTCTACAGCGGATAAGCCAGTTGAGTCTTTTCCATAGAGAAGATAGTTTGCTGCTTGTTCCGCTTGGGCCGGTGTGGTTGGGGGATTTGAGTTTACGAGAGCGATTCGCTCGGATAGGTTTGTGTTTAGGTTGTACATAGTGGGGACCTCCTTTTAGGTTTTAGGTTTATAAAAAATTTCATGAGGGACTGTGATTTTTCCTTCGACTTTACGTGTGTTTTTTGTCAGAGATTATAGAATTTCCTTCGACTTTAAAAAAATTTCTTGTGTGTTTTTTGTCAGGTCTTATTGAATTTCCTTCGAGTTTAAATTTTTGGTGTGTGTGTTTTTTGTCAGGCACCGCAGCTGTCAGAGATTTTCCCATTTTCCAAAATTTTGGCACCCCCCGTCATCATTTCATACCAAAACCATACTCACGCCCGTTTTGTCGCAATATTAGTCATTTTATAATGCCCGTGCTAAGTGAAAAAATTTTTTTTGAAAAACCTTAATTTTTTTCAAAAAACTGTTGACATTCATTTTTAACCGTGCTATAATAGAACCATAGAAAGAAACAAACACAGACAGCCGAAAGGCGGGAGGTAATTTTATGGATTTAATTTTTAAAACATCAACAGGTTTCAAGTTCAGAAACTCAGAGAAGACAAACGTTCACACTGATTACATCAAGGCATACCTTGACGCTTACCTTGATGAGATTTTCAGCCGTGATTTTATCATGGTTTACGAAAACGCTGGCAAAATGTGGGCTCATGAGCTTGATTGGACTAAGGAAGCTATCGCAGTTTATAGCGGTTTTAGCTCCGACGGCATGCCAGCGCTTCGTATCAGATGTGGTAAGAAGGATATTAAAAAATGGGATTTATCCCATGACATTCAGCTGTGTTCAGCGGCTGAATTTGAAGCTAAAAAAGCAGAGTATAAAGATAATAACGGCTATACTGCCGAAAGGGTTATCTTTGAGTTCTTTGGAGTTGAATACAAGAAATCAAACGAAAACCACAAAGAAAACGGTGATTTTGGAGTATATCAGATAAAATTCACTGATAACAGCACAATAAAGATTGATAGCGAAAAAGCAACAGCGTTATACAATGAATATTGTATGTAATTAGAATGATGTGGTTAGTGGTCAGAGCACTAACCACACAATAAAAAACAAGTTAACATTTACGGAGGTAATAATTATGAAAATTTTAGCTAATTACTTTACAGACATGACAAACAGCGAAAACAGTTATACAGAATACAGGATTTTAGGCACAAACAAAACATACAAGTATAAAACAGGTGAGTCAATGCCGGAGGCGTTTTGGTATGTCATGAGTGCTTTGGATAGAGGTTATGAAACAATTGACTCAAATATCGTTATTAGTAAAGATAGTGCTTATAGACAGTGTACAGCAATATATGAAACTTATTAATCAGTAAATCAGAATGGTATTTTGTGAGGGTTGAAAAATCCTCACAAGTGCCGAAAATTTAGAAATGAGGTATAATAATTATGAGTATTAAGGATTTTAATTTTAAAGGTGCTTTTATCGGCTTTTGCATTATCAAGGATAAAGCAAAAAACATTGTTTTAATTAAAATGTGCGACGGTAGCAGAAAACAAGCCGATGATAAAATTTATGAGTATAGAAAAACACTTGACGATAAAAATATTATCACTCTTGAAATCGCAACAATAAAAAACTTTGGGACTATCTCAAAAGACTACATACAAACAAGAGTAAACCGCTTTACAGAACAAACAAAAAGTGACAAATACATTATTGAGTAATTTAATAAAACCGCCTTGAAAAGTTCCGTCGATTATCAAGGCGGTTCACTTTTCAATAAAATCGGTTCACATGAACCGCTTAAAAGTTCATGCAGAATATGGAAAATTGCCCGTGCCGCTTTAGCGCTTTAAAGTGTTGCGCTTTACCGCGGTAAAGTCCATAATATGGAAAATTGCCCGTGCCGCTTTAGCGCTTTAAAGTGTTGCGCTTTACCGTGGTAAAGTCCATAATTTGGATAATTGCCCGTGCCGGCGCTTTAGCGCTTTAAAGCGGTGAAATCGGTTCACCTGAACCGCTTAGAAGTTCGGTATATATTGGAAAATTGTCCGGGCAATTTTCCACATTTTTCCTATGCTGGAGATATATCCCTGTAAATTCCTCCAGATTTTACCAGTTTTACCAGATTCTAGGAGAGCTAGGATGGGAAGATTCTTCCATATATGGAAGATTATGGGAGCTACGTTTGAGGGAAATTTTTCCATAAATGGAAGAAAATGGGAGCTGCACTTTTTGGAAAAATTTACCAAAAATGGAAGTTTATGGGAGCTGGCTTCCACCCGGAAACTTTTTCCAAATTTGTGAGATTTGGTAAGAACCCTAATTTATTGGTATTCTTAACTTTCTAAAACTATTATACCATGTTTTTACAAAAAAGTAAAGAGATTCATTTCTTAATTTTTCGCCGCGATTTCCCAATATATTCCAATCTTCACGGCAAAAAGGAACCGCCAATTACTTGGCGGCTTAATGTTAAATTATTTTTCATTTTCTGCGGTTTCGATAGTTTTCATATCACTGAGTCTGCCCCTTAGATATTTTACACTATAAGGAACATTGTTAATTGTAATGTCTGCGCCTTTATCAAATCTTACTGTGTCCGGTGTATAAGTCTGATTTAATAACTTTGTGAATAACATTTTTTCTAATGTTCTTCCGTTGTTATCGTAGCAGTAATTCTGTTCAAATTCTTCTACTGTGCAAAGAATTGTCGCTTTTTCTAACATTCTTTCGATTGACTTCTTAGTCGGTCGCCAGTCAAGAGTTTTTGAGTCATTCTTAGTGCTTTTGTTAAGATAGAAGTCAAAGTATTCATTCTTTGTGATGTAGATGTAGATATTTGACTCATAAGGGAAACCATAGATTTGATTTTCAGTGAAAACTAACTTTTTGTATCTGTTGAGATAGTTTTCTTTTTCCATTTCTTTGTAGATGTTCATAATACCATTCCTTTCCAAATTGCCCGTAGTGTTTGCTTCTTTCATTGTTATTATTATAATGGATTTATGTGATAGAATTGTGATAGTTATGTGAAAGTTGTGTGAAAACATTTTTTGGTAGTTGGAGTTTAAGTATTTACTTTTATAGAAAATTATGGTAGAATATGTTTATTATATGTATTGGTAATATGTGGAAATTTGCCCGGGCGATTTTCCATAATTTACCAATTATACCATAAGTGAGGAGTTTCCAATTATTGTTATTTATGTTATAAATCTCCATGGTAAATTCCACCGGAAAAATATGGTAAAAAAGTAAAAATGAGAGCTGGTATAGAATGGGAAAGTAGGAGAAAAATGTTGCATAAAAAGTCTACCCTTAGTTTGTGTAATATCACAACAAAAATTTTTTAGAAAAACTATTGACAAATACCCTATTCTATGATATAATAATAACATAAGGTAAGGGGAACGAAAGAACCCCAAAGGAAACAATTGGTATAATTATGGAGGTAATTTGTATGAAATTTAGACTTTTTGACTGGACAGATTTTGTGGATGAAGAAGACGGCAGAACCTATGAAAAATATGGTATTATCAGGGAATTCACTATTACCCGTGATACACCAGCTGAGGAAATCCTTGCCATGGTAGAAGCTGTAAAGGACACAAATGTGGATTTTATGCCAGATTATAACAGAGCTGACATATATGCTTTTGAATGTTATTTGGTAGATATTGCCCACTTTAAAGAGGTTTTGGAAGAAAACGGTTGGAAGTTTATGGATGACCCACATTGTGATTGGGGTAATGAGGAAGCAATAGTATTTAATTCCAAATTCAAGGCAATAGCAAATATTGACAACTTTAATACTTTTATCAAGGAAGAAATGGAAGAATTTAAGAAAATGGCAGAAAACTGGAATTATATCTAATTTCTCCTAAAATAACAAAGATTGGAAGTCTTGGTAAAACAAGGCTTCCTTTCTGTTTACTCCTTAATTACCATTTTTTGGAAATTTGCCCGGGCGATTTTCCATAATTTACCAGTAGAATTTTCGCGGCGAAATTTGTGCAATATCACAATAAATTTTTTCTGAAAATGTATTGACATTCTAATAAATCTATGGTATAATATAATCATAGAAACAAACAGGAAAGCCGATAGGCGGAAAGGATTGGTAATTATGATGGCAAAGGTTTGGGAAATAAGGATAAAAGGTGAAATGTTTCCAATAAGATGTTATTATGAGGAAGATGTTCCTAAAATGGTAGATTATTACAAAGAAATGGGAAAAATTAAGAGTGAGGAAGATTATACCATAACTACAAGGAAATTAAAGGAAGACCCAAGATGGGAATTATATTCCAATGACAGAGAATGGGCTTATTGAGTAAATTTGGAAGTCTTGGTAAAACAAGGCTTCCATTCTATTTGTGGTAGGATTACCATTTTATGGAAAATTGCCCGGGCGATTTTCCAGTTTCTTCCAATAACAAACCATACAAAAATTTCGCCGCGATTTTGTATAATATCACAATAAAATTTTTTCAAAAAAAGTGTTGACAAGTTCCCGCCAATATGATATAATATAATCATAGAAACAAAGAAACAACCCGAAAGGGTAATAATGGAAAGAGGTATATTATTATGGGAATTATTACTAAAACTTTACTCAACATCAAACTTGAAAACTTAAAGGCAAAAACTGGCAGAGACTACTATCAGCTGGAATACGCAAACGGTGCCGTTTCTCTTGTAAAAAAGGGAGAATTTGGCGGCATTGACAGGCTTTCTCCACCTGTAAATAAAAGGGAAATGGCGGACATTCTTGATACAATTTACAATGTCTACCACCGTGCATGATATTTCCAACACCTCCATAAATTTGAAAGACCGTCCAAATTTTGGGCGGTTTTTCGTTTATTCCTTAATTTCCATTTTATGGTAATTTGCCCGGGCGATTTTCCAATTATTTCCAAGTTGCCATCCCGGGCGATTTTCCAATTATTTCCAAGTTGCCATGGTGTTGATAGAATTTTCGCGGCGAAATTTGTGCAATATGACAATAAAAAATTTTTAAAAAAGTGTTGACATTCATACTAAACTATGATATAATATAAACATAAGGTAAGGGAAACAAAACCCTTTAGGAAACAAATGGTATATCTATGGAGGTAATTATTATGACAATGGCAGTAGAAAGAATTATCGGAATGAGCAAAGAAATTGAAAGCCTTGTAACTGAGTCAACTTGCGCCAAATTTGCGAGTCCTATCTGTAAGAAAAGAATGGCAAAGCTCAGCATGGACGACTTCGATGAGTGCTGGGAAGGTGCTGTAAAGGACGTAGAAAAAGCACTCTCAGGCGACTTCTCAGGATTAACGGAGGAAGAAATGGAAATATTTGAACCTCTGGTAGGTTTTTTCTATGATGGTATATTTAAGGGTCAGCTTTACTCAGAAAAATTAAGTAAATACTGGGAATAATTTCAAGCCAAGCACTTCCAGTAAAATGGAGGTGTTTGGTAATTTGCCCGTGCGCAAAATGGTAAATTATGGAAATTTGCCCGGGCGATTTTCCAGTTTCTACCAAATAGCAGATTGCACAAAAATTTCGCTGCGAATTTGTGTAGTATTTTATTAAAAAGGTGTTGACATTCTCTTAGGGGTATGGTATAATATAATTACAGGGTAAGGGAAAACCTAATAGAATATGGAGGTAAATAATATGAAAAATTTTGTTGACATTAAGGCTTTTGCTCAGGCAGCAGGATTAACAGCGCTTATTATAGCTGTAGTAAACGTAATTTTTGGATAATTTTAGGAGGTAATAAGCTATGACTAAGAAGGAATTAACAACTATAACAATTGAACGTGAAGTAAGACCTATGACAACTGAACAGTGGGATTTAATGCCAGTGGGCACTACTTTCATCCATCCGGAAGACAAACATCTTTGTCTTAAAGTTTCTGATAAAATCATGTTTGATTTTGAAGAAAAATGTGGAATTGATGTAGAAGAAGTCCATGGCGCAATATGGGATTTTGGCAGAGAAGACCCAATTGATTTTGAACTGGTTGACATTTCCATCACTGTAAAAGAAAAGTAATTTCCAACCTCATGTGTTTGTTTCTTGAAAGACTGGGTATTTTTACCCAGTTTTTCTTTTACTCCATTATTTCCATATTTTGGAAATTTGCCCGGGCGATTTTCCATATATTACCAATAGCATAGTATACAAAAATTTCACTGCGAATTTGTATAACATTTCATTAAAAAACTATTGACTTTTATAATAGGGTATGGTATAATATAATTACAGAATAAAGGAAACCACTAAACTATGGAGGTAATTGGTATGAAAGATATGTCTTGGTATGTTTTTACAGCAAGAGTTATGCATGCGTTCGCGGCGTGGGAAGCTGAGAACCACGAAGCCCTTAAAGCTATCCCAAATCTTGCCAATCGTTTTACGGTTGACAACGACTATCTCGATGAAGCTGTTGATGAGGTTCTCGACTATCTCGATGATGACATCAGGGCTGGAGCTGAGGTGGTAGACTGGGTTAACAGACGTTTACCGGGCGAGCTGGCAAAAGTTCCTAATCACCCATATGCTGCCAAATATTTAGCAGCTATGTTGGTTTGCCACGATTTAGCAGAACAGATATGAAACTGGGAGTGCTTCGGCACTCCTTTTTATTTGTCCCATTAATGGTAAAATATGGTAATTTGCCCGGGCGATTTTCCAAAAACTGGAAGTGTTGACAAATAGTGAAAGTTGTGGTATTATATGTATAATGAATTTTGAGGGAAAATTTTCCAATTATGACATTGTATGGGAGCTACGTCTATTGGTGAATTTACACAAAAAAGAGCCACAACTTTTTGCAGCGAAAACTGTTGACAGAACCCCTTGAAAGTGGTATAATATAATCATAGAAGAAATGACAACGCCCATAGGGCAGGAGGAATTACTATGAAAATGTTATTAACCATTGAAACATTCGATTTTGATTTAGAGGGATTCACATATCATCATTTTGATGACATTGATGATAGTGCGTTATGGGCACATGTGGAATATCTTTGTGAAACAAAGAACTTCTTTTCTTTAGCAACTCTTAACAGGGATTTCTTAGAAGAATATTTGAAAAATATAGAATTGTCCATGTCAATGGATGATTTGATAGTTTCAGAATATTCAGATGAAGAAGGCAACACTTTATATAAAACAGAACAGTTAGTATATTCTGATTTTGGTTTACTTTCTGTTAAAGAACTTATCAATAGGTATCAGAAAGGTAGCAATGATATACTTGGTAAAATGTTTATCTATGCAAGCAACTTAAAGTAATTTCCAATAATTTGACATATACCTCCATGGGAGATGCCGCCATTAATTTGGCGGTGTTTTCTTATTCCATGAATGGTAATTTATAGAAATTTGCCCGGGCGATTTTCCAGAATTTTCCAGTTCTACCAAATAAAAGGGCGACCCCATTTCTGAGGTCGCATTATATTACATATTGAATGCCCAGTATTCAAGAAGTTCCCCGTCTTCTGAGAAGTGGAATTCTGTGCCATTATATTTTGTGTCGTGAATTCTAACTAAAGTTCCGTTTTCACCGTCTGATTCTGAGGTAAAAAACTTACCCCACTTTTTGGCAAGTCCGGTGATTAAGTTTTTATCGCTCATACCATTTTCCTCCTTAGTTGTAATTAACAGTTTCCATTAATTTTCCATCTTTGGAAAAATGCCATTCAAGAACCGGAGTTCCCATTACATAGGCACTTACTACAGTTTTATCTCCATTTATTACCGTTCCAATACTTTCCTCTTCGCAGTATTTCATGCACTTTTCATAATCAGTCATATTAATTCCTCCCGCCTTATCGGCTTATTTGTTTCTTTCACTATATATATTATAGCATAGTTCCATAATAAATACTATTCGCAAAATACACAAATCTTTCGCCGCGAAACTGTGCACCATTTTCTACCAAATTGCCCGGGCGTTTTTCCATATATTTCCATTTCTTCCAATGCCGAAAAATTTTTTTAAAAAAGTGTTGACAAACATCATAAACTGTGGTATAATATAAACATAGGGTAAAGGAAACGCCGATACCCGCTAAGATACGGAGGTAATAATTATGACAAGTAAAATGGTAAACGCAAACTTCACAAGACCAATCACTCAGCAGATTTATGACGCAATTACAAAATTTAACTCAATCTCAGAAGCTACACATAGCTCAATTGAAGTTCTTGATTGGAAAGAAAAGGAGAATCAGGTAACAATCAAGATTACTGAAAACAATGTGTCAGAAATTATGACAGATACACGTGAGGCAATACACTTTGCCGTGAAATTAGTTCTTTGTGCGGCATTTTTAATGGAACAGCGGAAAAATACGCCAAACATTGCAGAGATAAAAGACTAAGATAAATACAAATATGGTAGAACTTGGCGGCGGAAACGTCGCCACTCTTTTTGTGGTATAAATGGTAAATATTGGAAATTTGCCCGGGCGTTTTTCCATAAATTACCAATTAAAAAATTTTTTAAAAACACTTGACATTTACGGCGGGATATGATATAATATAAACATAAGGTAAAGGAAACACCGATACCACAAAGAAAATGGAGGAATGTTATATGTTACCATCAAGAGAAGAATATGCAACAATGTTAGGTGAAAATTTATCAGAAGCTGACTGTGTAAGACTCTTTTGTCTTCACAAGGATGACCTGTTAGACGGCAACTATGACTGGAACTACAACCTTGAATACAGCTACAATGAATATTGTAATGAGCTTGAATACGAAGAGGAAGTTCTTGGTAAGGAGGAATAATTATGGTAATAATAGAAACTGGATGGTTTAATCATCAGACTAAGGAAATTGAAACATCAAGAGTAGAACTAAAAGGGCAGACTCTTGACACTATTTTCCATTTAATCTATGATAGCATATTCCGAATTGTTGGCGATTTAGATGAGTGGAATGATTTTGTAAGATTTGGAGATATTTACGATTCCGATTTTGACCATTATGATAATCCGGAAGTTGATTCTCATGAATGGTATTGCTACATGGAGGGAAAAATACAGACACTAAAACTCCATACAGAAGAATATAAAAGAATAGTAAACTACTGGGAGAAATTTTTGGCAGCGGAAGAATAATCCATGGGCGGCATTTATTGCCGCTCTTTTGTTTACTCCATAATTACCATATTTTACCAATTTGCCCGGGCGTTTTTCCATAAAATACCATAAAAAATTTTTAGAAAAACTATTGACATTCTCTTTAAAATGTAGTATAATAAGAATATAGAAAAGGGGAGTTAATATGAAAAAGATTTTAACAGTTATTTGTGTAATAATACTTGTATGGATTTTAGCATCTATCATAGATGTAAATCTCCATAATTTAACAACACAGCAGTATGCGAGCTGGAATATCTTTCCGGCACTTTTAAGGAGGGCTTAATATGTATGGTTTCATTTTTGGCGTAAAGGTTTCTAACAGTTTAGAAAAAGCCGACTGGATTAAGGAATACTTTCCCGGCTTTTGGTATGAAAAACCAAATTCATCACAAGCCTTTTTAGGCGTTCCACTGGTAATGTTCGGAGAAGACGATAAAGATCCATTTAACAAAATGCACCAGTGCTTATTTTCATTTGACGAACTCAATGCACTTATTAATGAAAATTCTCAGAGTGAAGATATGGACGTTTTCAACTCTTTACTAAAGGAACTAAGACGAGCAAATCCATATTGTGGATTTTTACCACAAATCTACTTTATGGCAGATATTTGACATTTTCACACCTCCATTGTTTGTTTCTATAAAAAGGAAAAGGTTGGATATAATTTCCAGCCTTTTTCTTCTGCCGCGAAAATGGTAAGATTTGGAAATTTGCCCGGGCGTTTTGGTAAAATTTACCATTTGAGGATAAAAAAAGAAAACGGACTTAATGTCCGCTTTCCCAAATTGTGCATCTTCCAGTTTGTGGGTTCATTACCACTTCAAAACCACTGGAATAATCTTCACATTCATAGTAAATATGGATTTTTGTTTTTTTGCGTGTTGTGTATTCATATTTACGGCACACATCATCACCTATCCAGTCTATTTCCCAGTAGATGACATCTTCTCCATTTTCTTCCGCAAAACTTTCCATCCACTGGGAATCAAAAGTTACTGTAGGTGCTTTTGCATATTTAACCGCAACATCAATTTCAATAATAAGTGACCATATTATAACAAGTGTGAATAATACCAATAATATTTTTTCTATCCATGTTATTTTAGTATCCATAATAACTACCATCCTTTCTATATTTATATTATATCACATTTCGCCGCGATTGTCAAGCATAATTTTTATGGTATTTTCTACCAACTTGCCCGGACGTTTTTCCATAAATTTCCAATAAAAAATTTTTTAAAAAGGTATTGACTTTTATACCCCGTTGTGGTATAATATAATTACAGGGTAAAAGAAACAACCACTTGAAAGGACTTGATTTTATGGATTTAAGAATTAAACATACTTACGACTTAATCAATGCTTTTAAAGCAGTTATCAATGATGACAATAGCCATACACCCGATGATGTCACGAGAGCTTGGGATGTCATTGACAATCTTGCTGATGATTACATGGAAGAACCGGACGGCTCACCGGAATATTACGCAGACCTGTTCCGCAAAAACTATGAACCTATCATTGAAGCTATGGAAAGATTTGAGGATGATGACCACATTTTAGAACTCACTGCTGGTTGCGTATGGATTAAACTTCGCAGAATATGTGAGAGTGTAGAATGGGATTTAAAGGAAGAACTCAATGTAATCGAATTTAAAAACCGCTTAACAAAGAAATTATCTTAATACCATATATACCTCCATGGGAACCGCTCAGAAATGGGCGGTTTCCTTTTGTGGTAATACTGGAAAATTGTGGAAAAGTGCCCGGGCGTTTTTCCAAAAAATACCAAAAAATTTTTTTCAAAAAGGTGTTGACATTTGCGGCGGGATATGATATAATAAGAGTATAGAAAAGGACAGGTTCAAGTCCCTAAAACCGGAAGGAATAATAACTATGAAAAATTACAACTACTCAGACATGAACAAACTCGTAAAGACAGTATTCGCAGATTTTGGCGCCTACAAGGAAAAGCATCCAAATCTTTCCTTTAGCTTCGATGATAACTGTGACGTGACGGAGGAAGCTGTGACAAGCGTGCTGATTCGCACAAGCAAAAACGGTGATGTAAAAGTATTCACAGCTAAGTGCAACAGCAATGACATTTATGACATGAACATTGGCTACATACTGGTTGCACTGAGAGCCATGGGCGTGCAGTACACGCCGAAGGCTTTTAACAAAGTATGGTTTAGAGCAGGTTTCCTTATGCCGGCTGAAAAATTTATCTATGAAAACAGGGTATACACGACTGAATATCTTGATGATGACGGTTTTATCGTTGCCACAGATGAAAAAGGAAGAACTTACCACATTAAGCATACCGTTTATGTTAATCCAGTAATGTAAGAAATTGCCACCCTTCGGGGTGGTTTTCTTATATTCCATAATTGGTAGATTTTGGAAATTTGCCCGGGCGTTTTTCCAGAAAATACCAATAAAAATTTTTTAAAAAGTGTTGACAAGTGCCGCAAAGTGTGGTATAATATAATTACAGTAAAGGACAGGTTCAAGTCCCTAAAACCGGAAAGGAATTTAACTATGATAATTTGTAACAACAAAAGACAGTTTGACCAGTGGGTTGATGACAAGATAACAAGTCTTGACAACTTTATGAGCTCAATGACATCAAAATACCGTAAAGATTCTGACGGGAAAGCACGTGGCGCGATTCGTGGTATTGAATGGAAGTTGGGAACATCTGTTGTTTATGGCAATTTTATCATCACAGTAAAAGAAAACGGTGATACAATAATTTACAATACGAGAACCCGCAGAAGAGGAGAAGCACGTCTTAATAATCTTAACGACATTAGGGATTATAAACTCGGACTTGCTCTCGCTTGGGCACGATATACGGGAAAAGAAATACCAATGATTAGAACTACAATTAAGGTATGTAATTTAAAGGTAGGCGATGTGGTTAATCTTGGCAAGAACGATAACTTCATAGTGTTGTCAATAGTACCAAATATAGGAGATAGTAGAGATGTAGCCGTTACATTAATGTCATGGAATGGAACAAAAAAGTCGTTCTACCATAGCACCGCAAATGTGGTAATGAAACATAGATTCGCTTTAATAGACGTAGTAGACCATACAAATCTTTAACAGTTCTGCCGCTCAGAAATGGGCGGCAGTTCTTTTATGCCATTAATGGAAAATTTTACCAAATCGCCCGGGCGTTTTACCAGAAATTGGTAGTTCTACCACATTTCGCCGCGAAAAATATTTTTAAAAATTTTTCAAAAAAAGTATTGACAACTGTCTTATTCTATGCTATAATATATACATAAGGTGAGGGATAAAGAAAACCCCCTTAAAACAATCTAAAGTCAGGTTAAAAGACTTAAAAACCGGAAGGACTATTACCATGAAAAGAACATCAAACATCACATTAAAGGCACTTGAAATCTCTGCACTTCGTAAACATTCAGAAGTCTTTTTAAAGACAAAGAAGTCAATGGCAGATATTAACAAAAATATCAAGGAAGCTATGACTGAGCTGAACGCTATCAATGAGGAAGATTTTGACACACTGGCTAAGCTCTGTTATGACATCAGCTGTTCAGCTAAGAAGGCGAAGGCAGTAAAGAGAAATGAAACCTATTTAGGTGAATACGAATCTATGCTTGCTGGAAATATGGAGGCTGGAAAGTGGTATTCTAAGGGGAATTTACTTGATTTTCTTGAATTTAGTATGGACTATAGTAAAAAAGACCATAATTTTGACAGCAAAGCTCTCCGACATACTCACGTTTTTGAAGTGTGCATTGATAGACTTGTAAATGCCGGAAAAATTATGACACAGTATAGCGCTGAATATGGTATGATTTACTCATTAATTGAAGATTTTTAATCTCATGGGTTTCTGAGGGATTTCCCACCAAAAAGTCCCATCCCAATATTTCCATACCTCCTATGGTTGTTTCTTAAAAGTTTGGACGGTTTTTACCGTCCATTCTTTTTTATCCATAAATAGAAAAATTTTCCAGTTTGCCCGGGCGTTTTACCAACATTTTCCATATTTACCATAAAAATATTTTTAAATTTTTTTAGAAAAAGTGTTGACAAATACCCGCCGATATGATATAATATAATTACAGGGTAAGGGAAACGACCTAAACCCTAAGAAAATTAATTACTATCGTCAGGTAATAAGACGTTAAAACCGGAAAGGATATTTACCATGTTTAGAAATTCAAACCCTAAAGAAGTAGAACGCTTTTCACCTTATGCTTATAGAGCTTCAGTAGAACTCAATGACGAAGCTATGAAGGCAGACGTTTGCCAGGAACTGGTAAAGGTAAAAAAAGCTACAGAAGCTATGGCACAGATGGACATCGACGACATCAATAATGTCGAAGACGCTGTGGAAGATATTGTCAGCGCAGTTAGAGCTGTTAAGAGAGCTAAAACTCGTGTGGCAAGAAATAACTATCGTAAGACAAAGTACGAAGTTTACATGAACGCCCTTATCGAAAATACAGAAGTCGGTAGCATGTACATCTTGTCAAGTCTTATGAATAGCTTAGCGTCCCATGTAAGATACACACATCGTATAGGTTTCGACCCCGACATGTTTAGGACTGTAATGGATAAACTGGTTGAAAATGGTGTTTTTAAGGTAGCATACTTCAATTATAGAGTAGTATTTACAAGGGAGATGTAATCATGGCAGAGATAAAAAAAGGAATGACGGTTGTCAAAAAGGGTAAGCATTATCTTTTAACAAGGGAGGAGGCGATTGCCTACCTCACCGCCCTTAATGAACGTGCGAAGGCAAGAAAACAGGCAAAAATTGATATGGGATTTACAAAGTAATAAATCTAAAGTCGCTCAGAAATGGGCGGCTTTTCCATTTACCATTGAGATGGTAATTTTTACCAATCTGCCCGGGCGTTTTTCCATTAAATACCATAAAAATTTTTTTAAAAGGTATTGACATTGCCGCGATTTCGTGCTATAATATATACATAAGATAAAACAACAAAGGACAGGTTCAAGTCCTAAAAACCGGAAGGATATTTACTATGAAAAATTTTACTATTTGGGCACTCTCACAGTTTGACTCACTTGTAAACGCACTGGCAAAGAATTCCAGGGTACAGGAAGATTTCAAGGTAGACGACGCAAGCGGTAATAGCTGTAATGCTGAATTTATTACTGATTTACTTGAAGATTTGGAAACTGGCGCCAATTATGCACAAATGGATAATATAAGTCTTGGCAACTTTTGCTTCATTTATGACAAAAAGACTCGTAAGACAAGTATCATTAATATTCGTAGTAATAAGTTTGTTACCACTTATTGCAGTCTAAATGATTTCATGAGTGCAAAGGTTGGTTTTGGCGTATGTTGGGCAAAGTACAATAATGTGGAACGCCCTAAGTTTCCAGTAAAGAAGAGATTAAGTGAACTTAAACCGCACGATATTTTCAGGTTATATACCGATCGCAAGTATGAATTTGTTGGCACAACAAGCGATGGAAAGTATATAGGTTATGACAGCAAAGATACAGGCAAGAAATTCTATTCATTCCTTGAAGGCGATTGTACTGTTTGGGAATAATAGGTTTAAAGTCGCTCTCGAAAGAGGGCGGCTTTTCGCTTATACCAAAACTGGAAAATTTTACCAAATCGCCCGGGCGTTTTTCCATAAATTACCAATCTTACCATATTTCGCCGCGAAAAATATTTTTAAAAATCTATTGACAAACGTCTTAAACTATGGTATAATAAGAACATAGAAAAGGACAGGTCAAAAGTCCATAAAACCGGAAAGGATAACCAATATGGAAAAATATGAAATTACTTTCGCAGACAAGACAAAAAGTAGTTATAGTTCACCTCATGAGTATGTAGCTATCAGAATGTTTGACTCTTTAATGAGCAAAGAGCAGAGATGGTTAACCTACTGTTCATTAAAACGCTTTTCAAGAGGTTTTATCAACTCTATTTCTGTTGATGGAATGACATTAAGGAGGGTTAAATAATGACTAAATACATATCAGAATTAAACAATGGAGATTCATTCCATCAGGGCGCTTGTGATTACCTTTTTATAGGAAAAACAACTTATAAAGGTATAGAAAGTTATGTCGGTTGTAATCAAGATACCGGTGTTTTTGTAGGTTTTCCCGCTGACCAGTTGGTAAATGTCCCACGTCCTAAGCCAGTAAGAACCGATTTTTGGTACAAGAAGAAATTTATGGAACTGGTTTATCGTACCATGGAACATCATAAAGTTGAAGTTATGTTTAATAAAGTTTGTTCTCACTTAAATGACATTATTCAAGAAGGAAGTGGTGGCAGATATGGCGCAGGCGCAACACTGGAATTAAGTGGAGAATTCTGCCGTAGTAATTACATTATGACAGCCAATTACAAAATTTGGGATGGCGTTACAATAATGCTTATAAATACCGTAACTGGTAAATCTGTAAGTTGTAAGCACATCGACCCCGATAAGGTAAATAGAAACAACGTACACCTTATTATCTTTGACCTTTACAAAAAGTATATGAATCAGTAAAATCGTGCCGCTCAGAAATGGGCGGCATTTTCACATACCATAATTGGTAAATTATGGCGTTTCGCCCGGGCGACTTTCCAAAATCTTCCATTTCTTCCATATAAAACTTTTTAAAAAATTTTTCTAAAACACTTGACAATCACATAAATCTATGCTATAATATATACATAAGGTGAAGGGAAACAGGAAACGAAAATTCACCGAGTAAGAATTTAAATTATCAATGTCAGGTTCAAGACGTTAAAACCGGAAGGAAGTTATTATTATGACACTTAGAGCTTTTTATTCAGAGGTAGCCGCAAATGCAACAATTTCAGCAGAAGCTAAGGAAATTGCTGGAAAGTACCTTGCTAAGTTTGCGGAGGAAGATAAGGAAAAGGATTCCAAGAGAGCCGCAAATGTGGCACTTGGCGAGGAAATTATTGCCAAGATGGAAAAGGGTAAGAAGTATCTTAACTCCGACATTGTGGCAATGTTTGGAGGCAAGTACAATTCAAGCAAGATTGGTTATGTCCTTAGAGAAATCTTAAAGGATAAGGTAGTGGCAGACGATTCCAGTCCAAAGCAGTATTCATTAAAGTGATACCAAAACTGCCACAGTTTGGAAGTCGCTCTCGAAAGAGGGCGGCTTTCATTTTAACCCATTACTGGAAAATTTTTCCATTTCGCCCGGGCACTTTGCCAGATTTTTCCAATTCTTCCATAAAAAACTTTTTTAAATTTTTTAGAAAAACTATTGACATTCTAATAAATCTATGTTATAATATATACATAAGGTGAGGGGATAAAGAAAACCCCTTAAAAACAATTTAAGTCACGTTATAAGACTATAAAACGGAAAGGAATTTTAATTATGACACTTAGAGCTTTTTATTCAGAGGTAGCCGCAAATGCAACAATTTCAGCAGAAGCTAAGGAAATTGCTGGAAAGTACCTTGCTAAGTTTGCGGAGGAAGATAAGGCAAAGGACAGCAAGC